ATGGAAACTCTGATGGAACCCATAGGCTGGAAAACTGAGGAAGGTGGTTCTCTAGATGACTTCTTCTGATAGTATAGATATCATTACACGGCTCAGAACACGAGCAAACATCCGCCGGCAGATTCCTTCTAGGAAGAGTGTTCAGGAGGGGAAACCCGATAGGCTAAGCGACCTCCTAGAAGAAGCTGCAAACACAATCGAAGCATTAAGGAAAGAAAATGAGTCTCATAGACAAACTGAAAAAGAATAGCACAATCAAGGAAACATCCGTACTCAGCGAATCAAAGTTCTTCGAGGACCAGGAGTTCGTGAGGACTAGCGTTCCTGCTTTCAACGTAGCACTTAGCGGAAGCCTTGACGGTGGCTACTCTTCGGGGTTGACTGTTATCGCAGGTCCTTCCAAGCACTTCAAGACCAGCTTTACGCTTCTGGCAATTAAGGCATTCCTCGACAAACACAAGGACGGGGTAGTGCTGTTCTATGACTCTGAGTTTGGATCTCCCCAGTCCTACTTCGAGAGCTTCGGTATTGATGTTTCAAGAGTTGTTCACACCCCAGTAGCTAACATCGAGGAATTGAAGTTCGATATTATGAAGCAGCTTGAGGAGATCAAGCGTGGAGACAAGATCTTCATCGCCCTAGACTCTGCTGGTAACATCGCTTCCAAGAAAGAAGTTGAAGACGCCCTCGAAGGAAAGTCCGTTGCGGATATGTCGAGAGCAAAACAACTAAAGTCCCTGTTCAGGATGGTGACTCCCGTACTGACTATCAAGCAGTTGCCTTTCTGGGTTATCAACCACACATATCAGACACAGGAAATGTTCTCCAAGACTGTTGTGTCTGGCGGAACGGGTATCTACTACTCCGCAAACACTATCTTCGTCATCGGGCGTCAGCAAGAAAAAGACGGAGCAGATCTGGTTGGTTACAACTTCGTCATCAACATTGAAAAGTCTCGCTTCACTCGCGAGAAGGCAAAGATACCGATTACTGTAACTCACGAGCACGGTATCAACAAGTACTCTGGTCTGTTGGATATGGCTCTCGAGAGTGGTCACGTTATGAAACCTTCCAACGGTTGGTACTCTAGAGTCAATCTTGAAACTGGCGAGATTGAGGACAAGAAGTATCGCCTGAAGGACACCTTCAATGAATCATTCTGGGGTCCTGTACTTAAGGACAAGACATTCAAGGACTGGGTAGAGAAGACCTACAAAGTGGCTTCTGGTTCAATCATGTCCGATACGGAATTGGACGAAGTGATTGAAAGCATTGAAGATTGAGATGAGACCTGTAGAGTTTAACGTAGAGGAGATCGAAATCAACGATGCTCCTCGGTACGTCATTACTCTGGATGACTTCCCCGCAACCAAGTTCATTGTTGGGGAAGTCAAAATCACAGAGAATGAAGTTGAAGAAAACGCAAAGATAAGTTATACTTATGAAGTACTAAAGGGTCCTGACTCTCCTGAACTCTCATTGAGGATAGGGGACTTTCTAGTTCATTGTCTATCAAACGGTCTTAGAAACTTACCCATTGCTTTCATCGGCGGAACATGAATCTAGAAGAACAAATCATCAGTGGCTTCGTTTTTAGTGAGGAGTTTTGTAGAAAGGTCCTCCCTTTTACGAAGCCAATCTACTTTGAAGACCACTCAAACCAAATCATAGTTTCCACTATTCAGGAGTACTTCAACAAGTACAACAAGGTCATCACAAAGGACATTCTTGAAGTAGAGGTTCTGGCTAGAAAAGATTTGTCTCAGAATGATGCCAAATTCATTCCTGCCTTTGTTCAGTCCCTGGAAAACAAAGATACAAATGCCGAGTGGCTTGTCAACCAAGCGGAGTCTTACTATCAGAAGCGAGCAGTCTACTTAGCTATTCTTGATAGTATCGAAATCATAGACGGCAAGAATGGTAAATTGAGCGAGGATGCAATCCCTTCTCTTCTTCAGGAAGCCTTGTCTGTTACTTTCGATATGAACGTTGGGCATGACTACCTGGAGAATGCCGAGGAACGTTTCGACTCCTATCACTCGAAAGAAGAAGGCATACCCTTCGATATTGATCTACTGAATGAGATTACAGACGGCGTTGGTCTTCGTAAGAAAACTCTAACTTGTATCGCAGCTCAAACCGGCGGTGGTAAGTCCATTCTTATGTGCCACATAGCAGCAAACGCCCTGAAGCAAGGTAAGAATGTTCTTTACGTCACTGCTGAAATGAGCGAGGAGAAGATAGCCCAGAGAATCGACGCCAACATGATGAACACCCCTGTTAACGAGCTCAAGGATGTACCTCATGACATCTTCATTAACAGGATTGAAAAGATCAAAGCAAAGACAGAAGGAAAACTGATTGTCAAGGAGTACCCCACCTCTACAGCTCACGCCGGGCATATCAGGGCTCTTATTGAGGAACTGAAAGCCAAGAAGAACTTCAAGCCAGACCTAATCTGCATCGACTACCTGAATATCTTCACATCACAGAGAGTCAGGAACGCCCAAGCCAACTCCTACACTATCATGAAAAGTGTTGCGGAGGAACTAAGGGCTTTGATGATAGAGAATGACTGCCCTGGGGTAACTGCTACTCAGCTTAACCGAGGAGGCATAGGAACCTCTGATGTGGACATGACAGATACTTCTGAGTCCATGGGTATCGTACACGCTCTTGACCTCTACTTGGCTTTGATTAGGACTGAGGAGCTTGATGACCTTGGCCAGGCAATGATAAAGCAGCTCAAGAATAGATACGGCGATGTGTCTAGGTATAGAACCTTTGTTGTCGGAATGGATGCTGCTAGGATGAAGTTCCATAACGTTGAGCAAGCTGCTCAACAAGGGTTTGCCAGGGGCAAAACAAACGAAGATGACGATACCCCTGCGTTTGACAAGTCCAGTTTTGGTAAGAGGATAAAGGCAGACGGACTCAAGTTCTAAAGACAAAACCCCATAAATAGTCAATACATTTATGGGGTTTTTATGTTTCAAAATTTCAAAGACTATTCATACGCAAAGTATCTTTCCGAGGCCGTAGGGCAAGGAGGGAGAGACTATGAAGTCACTATCAACGATCGCCTGAAGAAACACGGGAAAGCAGACAAGGACGCCAAAGTGGCCGGGTCTTCTGCTGACGCCCCTGATGCGAAGTTCCACCACAATGGTAAGGAACACAACCTAGAAATCAAGGCCGATCACAAAGCCATGTTCGGGCAAATCGAACTTCATCATGACGGTGAAAGATGGCATATTTCCCCCAAGGCAGCAAAGAAGTATCCCCACACAGCAGAAGCTATTCATGCCACGGGTTTCCTTGAGAAAGTAAACAAGCAGTGGGATAAGCCCACCGGAGACTATGATAAGGATCTGCAGAAGGGTAACGTTTACCATATGCACCCAGATGCTGATCCAATCAAGGCTCATTACGGCAAGGACAGAAAGACCAACTATATCCAAATTGGTGGAGGGCATGGTTTCTACCACACCGGCCATGACGAGGGCAAGTTGGGTTCACCGGAACTTCATGGAAAAACTCAACTAAGAGCCAGAATGAAGTACAGAGGCACCGACAAAAACGGCAAGAAGAAATACGGTGCTCTAATCGTTATGGGTCTCAAGGATGCGGATAAGTCACATCATGACTTGGATGTTGATCCAAAGGAGAAACCATAAATGGCGGCTCAACAAGGGTTTGTGTATGAGGAAAACGCCACAAAGTTCCTCAAGAAATTTGACCTGTCTGACGGAATAACTGCTGGCGCTTCACACACCAGGCCTGACCTGATGCTAACCGTAAGAGGTAAGCAAGCTGGGTGTGAACTAAAGATATCACCAACTGCTGGCGGCTCCCTTGTTATCAAGGCCTATGCTAGATCCAAGCCACATTGGAGGTTTGGAGAGATTGAGCACGACGAAACAGAAAAGCAGTTTCTGGCAGATTTGGCAAAGTTCTCTGGTGTTCTACAAAAGATCAACGACAAGTGGACCATGCCTGTTTATAACGTCTCTGATAGAACGCCTGAATGGGAAAGACAAATGCTAGGCATTCCCTTAAGAGATCGCTATGACATGGACCTCAAGACGTGTCCTGACATAAAGATGGAGCTGCCCTCAAACTCCATGACTAGGTATTATAACCTGAAAAGCACCTATTACATCAACGTAGGTACTCATGGGTTTTATCTGTTGGGAAGTCAAGACCCTCTTGGGTTGAATCAAAGAATGGCTAAGCTGGGACAACCTTTGATCCCCAGGTTTGAGGATGTGTGTAGGATCACGGCTCGTGTTCGTTGCCAATCCAAGGGCGTCACAAAGGCTGACGCCGAGGAAAAATCCAAAGGAAGGATTGGTGCTCAGGGATACCAGTTTACGTTTACCATCGAATTTGCTCTGCCTAAGAACTCTTCCCCCTACAACATAGCACCCATAGATGGTAAGACAGTCAACATTATAGAAAACAAAGCAGAGTTCAAATGCCTAATGTAAGATCTCTTAAGTCCTATATGAATGAGGCTGCTGCCAATACCCATATGCAGCACCTAGAACAGCTAGTCTTTGACCTGGGTGTTGAAGGCACACGCAAGGCAATCATGTTCCTGAGAGACGTTAGGGATATGCTAAGCCAAGGCAACGACAACAAGAAGACCGTAACCACAGTGAAATGGGACGGGGCGCCAGCTGTCTTTGCTGGTATCAACCCCGAAAACGGAAAGTTCTTCATAGCCAAGAAAGGCTTGTTTAACAAGAACCCCAAGCTATACTACAGTCATGAGGACATAGACTCCGATACCTCAGGCGACCTAGCAGACAAGCTAAAAGTGGCTTTCACGGAGTGTAAGAAGCTGGGGATAAAGAGTGGTGTTTACCAGGGAGACATCATGTTCACCCGTAATGACTTGAAAAGCCAGACTATAGATGGCACCAAGTACATTACCTTTCATCCCAACACAATACTCTACGCCGTCCCCCTAAACTCTGCGCTAGGCAAGAGGATACTAGGTAGCAACATAGGAATCGTTTGGCACACAACCTACGAAGGCGACTCAATACAAAATCTGAGTGCTAGCTTTGGTAAGAACATAACGTCAAAGTTTCGTAAGTCATCTTCCTCATGGATGGAAGATGCTACGTTCAAGGATGTGACAGGCGCAGCAACATTCACACCTGAAGAGAGAAAAACGTTTGACGCAATGCTAGCTAACATAGGCAGAGCGTTTCAAAAGATGCCCTCTCAGACACTCAACGCCATACATAAGGACCCAGACCTCCTTATGCTTGTTCACACCTATGACAACAGCAAGGTAAGAGCAGGAGAGAAGATTACAAACGTAGAAGCTCACGTAGATGGTCTTTACAAGTTCATAGATGATCGCTTTACTAAGGAAGCATCTGGAATGAAAACACAGGCAGGTAAAGACAGAACAGATGCTCGTCGCACTAAGATACTAAACTTCTTCCTTGTGCACCCAAAGAGAGAAATTATCGCCTTGTTTGAACTCTCCAAGATGATTGCAGAGGCAAAGCTATATCTCATCAAGAAGATGAACCAGGCAAACAACATAGGTACATTCCTCAAAACTAAGAGCGGATTTAGAGTAACATCACCTGAGGGGTTTGTTGCTATATCAGACCATGGAGCCATCAAGCTGGTTGATCGCTATGAGTTTTCATTGGCAAACTTCGACCCTATGTTCATGAAAGGTTGGCAGAGATGATTAGCTTGCAAGATTACATAACAGAGCAATCCAAGTCAAAGTACGCCATAAAGAAAACCGAAGTGTCTGACACAAGAGGAAGAATAAAGTCTGCCTACAACGTAGTTGATACCAAGGACGGATACATATACGATACGTTTGACCTTAGGCGTGACGCCAAGGCATGGATAGAAAGAGCGGAGAAGAGCAAATGACATCATTCAAAGAATACCAATCATTGGAAGAATCTTACAAAAAGAAATATGATGCTGCTCCCGACGACGTGAAAGAAGTAGCGGACCATATATCCATGCTGAAAAAGCAACCTACAGATTCTCTGAAAAGAATGGCTAATCAACAATTTAGAGTACACTCAGCAAAGTCAAAGCAAGAGTATATCGGTATGTTGTTGAGATCTAAGTTCGGGAATAAAAAACTTGAAGCACATGATAAACATTTCTTCAACGAGTCTGAAGAGAATAAAGATCCTTGCTGGAAGGGATACAAACAACTCGGCATGAAGAAAAAGAATGGCAAGGAAGTGCCCAACTGCATACCAGAAGAAATGCAACTTGGTGACGGGTTCATCTTCGAAGATGGGACTGAGGGTGAGATTATTTTCATCTACGAAGAGGAAGGCAAACCCCTAAACAAACCCATGAAGGGCGACGTTAAGAAGTCCAAAGTCTACGTCAAGAACGAAAAAGGCAATGTTGTCAAAGTAGAGTTTGGCGACAAGAACATGAGCATCAAGAAGCACATTCCTGAGCGTAGGAAGTCCTTTAGGGCTAGACACAACTGCGATAACCCAGGTCCAAAGACGAAGGCAAGATACTGGAGCTGCAAGGCATGGTAAGCTTCAAGGAATACTACACAGGCCAGATTCAGAACAAGGGCAACTACCTCTCCATAGGCGTTGACAACCCTGAGATATATGAGCTGACGATAACACCAAACCTGAGGCCTGCAGAAGGCGTAGAAGTGCCTGCAGAAAAGAAACACATCACCTTGATGTATTCTCCGGATAGTAACCTTGACCCTTTTCTATTGGGCGAAATGGTTAAAATGAGCTTCACTGGTTCCTGCCATGGTATAGTTTCTGGTTATGCTTGCTTCGATGACTTACCGAAGGATGGCGAAAGAGACGAAGCAAAGGCTACCATTGTGGCAAAGATAGAATCTGAGACCCTGAGAAACATACACGAGTACCTCAAGGGAATGGGTTGCAATCACACATACCCTGACTTTTCCCCACACATTAGCTTGTGGTATGGTGCCCCAAAACGAGAAGCCGAGGAGATAGTCGAAGTCCTGAACTTCACTAGGAATAGCGCAAAGGTGTATTTGTCTGGTATAAAATCAAACGTCATTATTAAGAACTGGGCTGACACTCTCAAGGAAGCATCATATGAGGGGAACGTAGGCGCCATGGAAATGGTTAAATTCTTCTCTATAGCGACAACGGAAGAGAAGGTAAAACTTAAGGCTCTAGTCTCTGCAGGTAAGAACAAAGAAGCATGGGAAATGATACAGAGCAAGTTGAATATCAAGCTTCACAAGTCAATCCTGGGAAACCATAAATAATAAACACTACATCAATGGGATATATGAAACCTATACTAGAAGCCAAGAGCAAGACTATTGTCCTAGCCTGGGGCAGGATGAACCCACCTACGATAGGGCATGGGGTTCTGGTAAAGGCCGTCGAAGTGCTGTCAAAGAAGTACTCTGCGGATCATGTCATATATCTGACCAAGACACAAGACCCCAAAAAGAATCCCTTGAATGTTAACCAAAAGGTTAAGTTCGCAAGGATGGCTTTCAAGGGCGTCAACATTCAGCCCGCTACAGATAGCATTAGAACTATCATGGAAGCCGCCAGGGCCCTAAACACCAAATACTCCAAACTCATAGTCGTAGCAGGTTCGGATAGAGTTCTGGAGTATAAGACACTCCTGGACAAGTACAACGGCAAGGACTACAACTTCGATTCGATACTCGTAGTGTCTGCGGGTGAAAGAGACCCAGACGCCGACGGCACCGCTGGGATGTCCGCATCCAAAATGAGAAAGGCAGCAGAGGATAATAACTTCACTGCGTTCCTTTCTGGTGTTCCTAAGACAATATCAAACGCATCAGCAAAGATGATGTTCAATGACCTAAGGGCCGCAATGAACATCATAGAAGGAACCGAAGCGAGAGAAGAGTACGTTAAGAACGAGTTGTTCTGTATTGGCGACATAGTAACGCACGGAATCCTCGAGAGGACTGTTACGTTCAGGGGATCAAACTATGTCATTCTAGACAACCAGGAAAAGGTCTGGCTCAAGGACATCATCCCAACAGAAAAAGTAAACGAGGCAGTCGTGGTAAAGCAACAAGAAAAGATAAGAGCAGCTAGAATCATTGCCATGGCTCTGGGGTTTGAGGAAGCGGAGACAAAGACAGATCCTGTAATGATAGTCAATTCAGCACTCAGGTTGTCAAAGAGAAAAGTCCTAAACAAGGAAGCAAAGGATATCCTAAGAAGGATGTTGGATCTTGCCAGGAAGATGGAAATATCCTTTGATGAAAACCTAGCGAAGAGTCTAACAGAGGGCGAAGTTCCTGAGCTTGATCTACCTAAGGAAGACGAAACTCATCACTTAATGCACCTAAGTACCCTACCTTCTGATAAGTCAAAAAGGTACGCTAGAATAAGAAAGATACACTACAAGGCTCATGAGTCGATAGAGGATGAGGAACTTGACTCCATAGTTCTTGAAGTTACTGATGACTTCATATCCGACGAAGCCTACGATGATGACGACTTTGTTATACTTGACGAAAACGATCAGGAAGTAGAAGTCGAAAATTTTGAAGGACTCAACGAAGTACTTTCCAGAATAGCTAGAATGAGAGCAAAGGTCAAGATGGCTAGGACAAAAGCCAAGAGAGAACGAGGAGCAAGAATAGCTCTAAGTCGAAGAAGCGACGGTAAGGTAGCTAGCAAAAGAGCACGTCGCCTGGCTATTCAAGCTCTAAAGAAGAGGCTAGCTAAAAAGGATCTAAGTAAGCTGACTGTTAGCGAAAAGGAAAAGCTAGAAAAGAGGCTGGAACGTATGAAGCCAGTCATTGCTAGACTCGCAGTAAAGATGTTGCCTAAAGTAAGGCAGTTCGAAAAAGATAGACTCTCTAAGGATTAAAAAATGGAAGACATCAACGAAAACGACAGAGTAGAAAAAGAGAACGAACTCAAGGACATCAAGGATAGAATTGAGTACCTCAATAAAGTCTATTCCAGAGCCAAAGACGAAACTATGAAGACTTCAATCAAGAAGTCCATGGCTAAACTCGCAGCAAGAAGAACTGTCCTAGCTAGAAAGATGAACGAGGCACAAAAGCCTGACTTCATCGATGCTGACAAAGATGGTAACGAAAAAGAGCCAATGAAGAAAGCAGTAAAGGACAAAGTTAAGAACTCCATCACACTGCCCGACGACGTTAGACTTGAAAGTGCATCTGTTGACGAAGTTAAAGGCAACCATAGACCAGGTTGGATGCTTAGAGCAGATCCAGCCCTAGCCAAGAAGGTCAAGGAAGTCGTAAAGAAGAACAAGGAGAAGAACAAACTCCTTGGTAAGAAAGTGTCTGAAGACTCTGAACAGATTGATGAGTTGTCAGTAGATAAGATGCTGAAGTATTCTGATGCAGCAGAAAAAGACAGAGAACGCCTAAACGATAAGTGGTCTGCTGGGACTGCATCTAAGAAAGAAAAGCAAAGAGTCCTAGGCAGAGAAGAAGGCGAAGCTAGAGCAGCAAACAAAGTAAAAAAGAAAACAGGTAAGTACCCTGACCAACATGGTGTATTGTCCAGGATTAGGTACTCAATTACTAAAGAAGAAACAGAGATTGAAGAGTCTGCTTTTGTTGTGACTTGGTCAGACCTCGACTATAAGGTTTCCACAAAGAAGTTCATGAAAAGTAAAAACGACTCCCCCGATAAGGCAGAGCGCGATGCTCGTGAATTTGCTAAGAAGCTCGAGAAGCAAAATAATATCCGCACTGTCAAGGTTAGGGCAATCAATGAAGAAGAACAGATTGAAGAACTCTACAGAGACACTGTTCGAAGCTACATGAAGAAAGCTCATCAGGACGAACAAAACCCTGACCACCCTAAGAAGGAAAAGAGAGCTGCTGGTGTTAAGAAGGCCCTAAATCGCCTGAATAGCAGACCAGATTATGGGTTAACAGCCGACCAAAAGAAGTCAGCCGCACAGGCTAGAGCAATGGGATATGGTCGTGGTAGGGGTCATTACATGGGTGACTCTATTGAACACTCAGAAGGCGAATCTATTGAGGAACTATCCAGCGAGAAGCTAGGCGAATACAAGAAGAAGGCATCGGCCGATGCGACCGCTGCTGATGCCAAGGGCGACTTCAAGAAGGGTGATAAGCGTTACTCTGGTATCATCAAAGCAACCAAGAAGCAGTTTGCCAATGACATAAAGAAGCATGCCAATGAGGAAGTTGAAACAGTAACTGAGCAAAAGCATCGTGTTGCAGTAACGGTATCGGAACCAGACCACCCTGCTGTGTCAATGCGTAAGGCGACCAAGCAAAAGTTTGTTCGTGTTACCGCAGCAGACGAAAAGACCGCCGTAGAAAAAGCGAAGGCTCACTACAAGAAGTCCGGATACAAAGTGCACGGAGCAGAACACGCAGGGATGGTTAACGAAACACATCTGAAGCCAGGTACTAAGATTAAGGACGGCAAGGAAGAGCTCACCGTCCAGAAGCCCGTAGGCGATGACAAATATGTTGTCAAAGCCAAGGAACCCAAGTAACATTTCTCTTCAACTAAATAAAACAAGTCCAACAAAGGAAGACTATGAAATCCTATAATCAACTCATCGAAAGCCTGCTAGAAGCATGGCCAGGTACTCCCGAATACAACAAAAAGCACGGCGCCGCAAAGGGCATGACCGGTGCTACTAGGGGAGCTAGGCACGACATCGAAAAGAAAGATGGCGTGACTAAAGTCACTAGACGTTACAACAAAGATGGTGAAAGCGAAGAGCCAGCGAACCGTGAAACCGGCGGCGCGCCTGTTAAGCGTGGGCGTGGTCGTCCACCTGGCAAGTATGGCTCCTACAAGAAGAAGGTAAAGGAAAGCCTCGATATTATCGACTCCATGGAAACCGAAGAAGAAGTCATGTCCTTCCTCGAAAGCCTGGATCATGAAGATCTCATGGATGTTCTTGACGCCATGAACGAAAGTGACGAAGAGGATGATGATGATGAAGAGGCTGTCGAAGAAGGTGTAAAGAGCGCACCTAGAGGTAGCGCAATGCTCTACAAGGCAGGCAAGAAAGCAGTAAGCAACATCAAGAAGAAGGAAGCTGAAGAAAAGCCAGCGCCTAAGACTGAGTCAGTTGAAACTCAACCAATAGCAGAAGGGCTTAGCGTAGATTCTCTCGCTTCCTTCATCACCAAGCAAATCAAGGAGTAAAGAGAATGGCACTATGGGGTAAAACAGACGCTACACCGTCTAGACCAAACTGGCTTAAGGCTGCTGACTACCCAGCAGGCACGCAGTTTCTTTTCGTAGACAGAGAAGAAGCTGCTCTGGAAGCAAACAAGAAGAAGGGAATCAAGGGCCCAGGCTGGTATGTTCTCAAGACACACAAGGACTCATCCGGCAAGAAGCGCTGGAAAGCAGAGCTTATCGTTGCGATGAGCGTGCCTGTGGCAACATCAGGAGACGCAGCAGATGATCTGTTTGTGCCTGACGTAAACGTGGAAGTAACTATCACTGTTCAGCCTACCGACCAGACTGCAGTGGCCGGAGCAGCAACTTTTGCAACCACAGCAACCATTGCTCCTTCCGGTACTCTCGCTTACCAGTGGCAATATCAGCCAGCTGCTGAAACTGGTGCTTGGGTTGACGTACCTGGAGCAACTTCTGCTTCTCTAGCTCTCACCGCAAGAACAGTTGCAAACAACGGCGACAAGTACAGAGTAGAAGTTTCGGGCTCTGGAGCTGCTCCTGTTACCTCTGACGTAGCAGTACTCACCGTCTCCGCTTAATCAGGGCTTTTCGTTATGGTTTTGAGTGAAGAAAACTTTCTTCTCTATGCTATGAATAACTATTCAGTTCCGTCATGCCCCACGGTAGACGAATTTGAGGATGACTTAAGGGTGTTTACATACATCAAGAAGCATCTAGCTAGAGAAGATGTAAAAGTTCACCTTCTTCTAAACCATATCATCATAGCCTTCAACTGTTTCGGTGACGCGGCCCTTGGGATGATGTTCTACAAAGTAGACAAAATTTACTGGGGCAAGCTGATAACCTTTCTGTTGTTCATAGACAGGATGCCAGACACAATACCTGAGTTTGGCATCTTTCTTTCTGACTTCGCGATAGACCAGAAAATACTACAAGAGCTTAACCAACTATGATAGATTCCCTTATAGCCTTTAGAGTGCTCTATATGCTAGTAACGCCGTTCAAGGAAACAGAGGCGTTCAAGTTGGGCATCATAGATGAGCAGGGAAAGCGCCTCAAAAATCTGGCCGACCTAAAAACCCAGAAAGAGAAGGACGCCTACAATATGTTGGTGCGACTGGTGTTTAACCTGAAGAGGCTTCTAGCGCAACTCCCAGGGGGAGACAACAGACTAAAAAGTTTCGCCGCAGCATACTTCCTTGTTAGAGAAAACATCAACAACGAATCCATAACAGACGAAGAGCTTGATGATTCGTTCCAGAGACTTATTGAGAGTGATGTTACCCTAGTCGAGGAAACCATAGACATAAAGAACTTCCTGGCTTTGTTTGAGGATGCTCCTGTGAACTCAACAGGCCCAGCAGTATCCAGCGACGAGCCTGTGATACGAGGTAGAAAGTTCAAGAGGCTCGAAAAGAGACCGAGTATCATCGAGCCCAAAGAGAATGAAGTGATATTCATAGAAGATGAAGGAGTGCTCCTACATGAACATAATGCTTATACTGTCCGTTATTAAGAACTTTGGCTCCCTGATTTTTGAATACTGGAGATTCTGGGTTCCCGCCGTATTTGTAGCTATAGGCGCCTACTTTGGACATAGCCATACAGAAAAGTCATGGGAAGCTAAGTTCTCAAAGCTAGAGAAAGAAGCTGCTGAACTCAGGGAACAAAACCTAGTCATACAGGCCAAGTCTGAGCAGATAACCGTGGTTGAAGTGACTAAGTATGTTGACAGAGTGAGAGTAGTTAAAGAAAGAGCCGAGGAGATTATCCGTGAAGTACCTATATACGTTACACAAGAAGCTGATGCTGCCTGCACTATTCCTGATGGTTTTGTCTGGCTGCACAACGCCGCCGCAACAAACAACCCAGTTGAAGTTCCCGACGCCGCCAGAAGTGTTAATGAGAACACCACCGGAGTTGAGCTCTCTACCGTTGCAGAAACAGTAGCACAGAACTATGGTACATACCATGAAGTTGTAGAGCAACTCAAGGCTCTGCAATCATGGATACGGGAACAAGAAAAGCTTCACAACGAGTAAGTTCGTTCCTATACCTGAAAAGCCATGAACAGTAATGTTTGTGGCTTTCTCTTTCTGTATAATCCCTGTTGATTATCATCCAGTACACGGTTAGTTTACGACGCGTCAAGCATTCAGTCAACACTTTTTCAACAGTTTGACAAAATTCTTTTTGGTGTTAGACTTAAGATTGTTGTAACCTAACCTACATCATGCTACACATTGAACTACCCTATGCTTCCCGCATAGGCACTTACCTTAAGAACTTCAAGCAGAAGTCCCAGTACCTTTGGAACTTCTCCTGTCCTATCTGTGGCGATATGTCCAAGGGCAAACAAAAAGCCCGAGCCTACATTTATAGACCAGGGGGAGCCAACCATCTGAACGTTAAGTGCCACCATTGTGGGCATAGCTCATCTCTTGGTTCCTTTTTGAAGTTGCAGTTCCCTGCTATCTACAAGGAGTTTGCCTACGAAAGGTACAAAGCCACAAACGTGCCTCATGTACCCCACACTGACTTTCTTGATAAAGAGAAAGTAAAGGTAGATGCTCCACTCACAGATGCCGCTGTGGATGATTTGTTGAGGTGTGATAAACTTCCTTCAACTCATGAAGTTGTTGAACTCCTGAGGCATCGAAAGATTCCCATGGATAGGTGGCATCTGCTGTACTACACACCTAGCTTTGTTAAGTACACAAACAATCTTCTGCCTGGCAAGATCAAGGATATGGAAGAGCATCCAAGGCTAATCATACCTTACTTTGACAACCATGGGAAGATGTTTGCCTATAGCGCAAGAGCTCTAGACGACCATCCCCTGAGGTATTTTACCATAAAACTTGACGACAGGGAGAGAGTTTATGGGCTTGACCGCATAAATAACAAACTCGGTAAAATTTATGCCGTGGAGGGACCTTTGGATAGTCTCTTTCTCCCCAACTGTATTGCTGTCTCAGGTTCTAACTTTGACTGCGACACAACAAGGGCTCTGAAGAGCGTCCTGACTTTGATCCCAGATAACGAACCAAGATCAAGGGAAGTGTGCAAGCTAATCAACAAGCACATCAAACTTGGTTATAGGGTCTGTCTTCTTCCTCATAGGATAAAGACAAAGGACATCAATGAGCACATTATGAGTGGAATGAGTAAAGAAGAATTGATCGATCTCATTGATTCCAACACATTTCAAGGAGCCACGGCTATGCTGAGGTTTTCTCATTGGAATCTAGTAGAAAAACAACAAAGGAAAACATATGGAACTAAAGAAGCATCTTTTGCCTATTGAAGATTGTCCAGAGCCTACTGTCTTTGCTGACAAGCAGCTCTCGATATTTTGGACACATAGCGAGGTGAAAGTAGAAAAAGACATTCAGGATATCCTGGTGAACTTCACAGAGGCAGAGAAACACGGTGTCATTACCACCCTAAAATTGTTCTCGCTGTACGAGACTCACGCAGGTGATGAGTACTGGGGTGGTAGGTACAAGAAAATATTTGACGGCGCGGAATTCCACAGAATGGCTTCTGTGTTTGCTATGTTTGAGTTGGCAATACACGCTCCCTTCTACAACAAGATCAACGAACTCCTACACATCAACACACCTGAGTTCTATCTGTCTTACCAGGAAAGCGACACCCTCAAGGACCGCATGAAGCACATTGGCGAAATCATTGACGACAAGAGTGACTTGGTGTCTCTTGGTATGTTCTCCATGGTCGAAGGTGTAGTTCTGTATTCCTCTTTCGCATATCTGAAACACTTCCAGTCCCAAGGTAAGAACAAGATTCTGAACTTGGTGCGTGGAATCAACTTCTCTCTTAGAGACGAAAATCTCCACTCCCTCGCCGGTGCTTGGAGCTTCAAACATAAAGCCAAGGAAGTAAGCAAGGATTACCTCGAGAACTACGTTAAGCCACGTATCATTGCTGGCGCTGAACTCCTTCTAAAGCACGAAATTGAAATCATCAAGATGACCTTCTCCAAGGGAAAGATTGATGGTATCACTGAACACCAGCTTGAGAACTTTGTGAAGTCAAGAATAAATGAGTGCATGAAGGAACTTGGATTTGAAAAGCTCTACGACGTCAAGTATAATCCAATTGGTGAATGGTTCTACAAGGCAATCAATGACTATAGCTTCAATGACTTCTTCTCGGGCGTGGGCAATCAGTACCATAGAAACTGGGATGAGTCTGGATTTATTTGGAAAAAGGCAGAAGAGGTACTGGCAGCATGAGCGAAAACATCTACACAAAACTGAGCGAGGAACGAAAGCGTCTCCAGGAAGAAGGCAAGGTTCCTATGTGGTACACCACTGGTGGATACCAGATGTTCAAGGAACGTTATGAGTATGAAACCAACGGCGAATCTGTACTCGGCCAGTTCAAGAGAATTGCAAGGACTGCCGCTGCTCACCTAGTAGGTACGAAGTACGAAACACAAGCAGAGGGCAAGTTTTTTGAACTACTGTGGAAGGGCTGGCTCTCTCCATCTACTCCTGTGTTGGCAAATATGGGGACGAGTCGAGGCCTGCCCGTCTCCTGTTCTGGAAGCGTAGTGGGTGACAGTATCCATGGCTTCTACTCGAACAGACTCGAGACGGCAATGCTCACGAAGATGGGCTTTGGTACTAGCTCATACCTCGGTGGTATTCGACCAAGAGGTTCCAAGATCAGCGTCGGCGGTAAGGCGTCTGGCGTTGTACCTGTGTTTAAGGGCCATGTCAATGATATGCGTGATGTTGCTCAAGGAACTGCTCGTAGAGGAGCCTGGGCGGGCTATCTTGAACTTGACCACGGTGACTTTGATGAGCTTGCTGACTTCATCCTCGCTGAGCCAGACGACGCCAACGTGGGTTGGATCATACCCAACCGAGTTATTGAAGCCCTTGAGAATGGCGACGCAGAAATGCAGCGTAGGTTCGCCAAGGCCCTGAAGATAAAGATGGTTGTTGGTAAGGGTTACTTCTGCTTCATTGACAAGATCAATGAAAAGAGACCTTTGATGTACAAGGAACTTGGTCTGGACGTTAAGGCTTCCAACCTTTGTGATGAGATTACCTTGTTTGCCGACGAAGATCATACCTTCACTTGCGTTCTATCCTCGATGAACGTTGCAAAGTACGATGAGTGGAAAGATACCGACGCTGTGTTCTGGGCAACAATCTTCCTTGACTGTGTGGCGTCGGAACTCATCGAAAAAGCAAAAGACATTCCGGGTCTGGAGAAAGCAGTTCGTTTCACACAAAAGGGTAGAGCTCTTGGTCTTGGTCAATGTGGCTTCCATACCTATCTGCAGGAAAACATGGTGAGCTTTGAGAGCTTCCAGGCTCAGATGCTGAACATGAGAATCTCCGGGCAGATTTGGGACCAATCTCTAGAGGCATCTAGGGACATGGCAGTGGAGTTGGGGGAACCGGAATGGTGTAAGGGGCATGGTCTTCGCAATACTCACCGCATCGCTATTGCTCCAACCAAGTCAACTGCTCTGATTATGGGAGGCATTTCGGAAGGCATCAACCCAGACCCAGCAATGAGCTTTACGCAACAGACCGCCGCTGGTGATGTGGATAGACTCAATCCCGCTCTTCTGAACCTGATGAAGAAGAAAGGCGTCTACTCCAAGAAGCACGTTGCAGAGATTACTGCTGCTCAAGGTTCTGTTCAAAAGGTGTCCTGGTTGTCTGAAGAAGAAAAGGCTGTATTCAGAACTGCCTTTGAGATAAACCAAAAGACAATCATCCGCATGGCTTCTACCAGAAGCAGGTATGTTGACCAGTGGCAGTCCCTAAACCTGTTCTTCGCTGCCGACGAAGATCCTGCTTGGATTGCTGAGGTTCACTCCGAGGCATTCAGAGACCCAAATATCCTAGGTCTCTACTATATCTACACTCAAGCAGGTGTCCAGGCATCAAAAGGTGAGTGCGAGGCTTGTCAATAGTCTTAAGGTATTGGCTTTTTGTTAGCTAGTCGAATCCAGCCAGAACTTTTCATATGTTCTAAGTCCTCTGGCTGGATTCGACTTCGTTCTTTTGTGATTGTGTTTGCTACCCAAATCTTACCCTTACCTATAGACTCCGGTGTCCTAGATGCTAGCATCTTTGCCACAACTCTTTTGTCCTTCATAGGATTTGACTCAGTGAATCTCTTTGATTGGCGTGGGTTCCTTTTCCCTTTGTTTGGTGCAACCCTTCCTTTTAGTGACTTACCAACTTTTGCTTTAGTCACTGGGTTGTGCATTGGGTTGTATTGTCTCATTCTCTCTGCTGAGTCGGGGCGCTTCTTCCCGTACATTGAATTCATTTTACCTTTTGAGTTGTATCCTCTAAACCCGTTTACTACTGCATACCATAGGTTAGTGTATAAAGGATTCCTCACTACATTCAATGTGTGGTGCAAATAGTTCTCTCGTTTGGTTGCTTCTTCTCTAGATGAGTAGGTAGAAAGGACTTTCGTTTCAAAGAGTTCGGGGTGGTGTTTTAGTTCTTTCTTCCATATCTTCCCGTATTGTTTCGAGCCAACAGAGCCATGGTAGCCTCGCTCAACCTTTTCTACGGATGATGAGCCAATATAGAATGGGGGAAGCTTGTTACCCCTGTAGATGGTGAGGTAAACGCAATAAATACTATTGCTGGACATATAGTCTCCTTAGATTGTTTTGATGTCTAGAGTGGGTAGGAATTCCCGTTCCGTGACCCACATCTATTTAGTAGAGCTGAATTCAACTTCCACTAAATACCCAGGACTAAACAACCTGGGTATTTTTATGGCAACAAGAAAAATAGAGTGCGATAGCTGTGACTTCATCGGCACCTTAAGATATAACGAAGACGAGTTCCTGAAGAATGACATTTCATTCTGCCCTGTGTGTGGGTCTGACATCACAGAGGATGAGGAATATGATACAGAGGATGATGAATGACTTGGAAATACAAAGGTCAGGAACTCACTGAGATACCAGAAAAAGCAGTTGGGTTTGTTTACGTTATCGTTTCGAAGAACACTGGCAAGTCATACTTTGGTAAAAAGATATTCCACTTCACCAGAACAAAGACAGACTCCACAGGTAAGCGCAAGAAGGTTAAGAGCGAAAGCGATTGGAAGGACTACTTTGGCTCATCCAAAGCTCTTCAAGATGATGTTGCTGCTTTTGGTAAGGACGCCTTTAGTAGAGAGATACTTCATATTTGCTACAACAAAGGTACTATGTCATATCTTGAACTTAGGGAACAGATGGACCATAGAGTTCTTGAACGCCCAGACCACTTCTATAACGACGCCGTGCTAGCAAGAATCAAGAGAAGCCATGTAAAGTTGACTTGAACGTCAGAATCTCATATACTTAGAGAGTGAGTAAAGAAAGGTTGTTATGGACTACACTCTCGAAGAAAACCAAAACTCTCTAAGGAACTCTCTGCGTGAAAAAACTTTGTTGGTTACTTTCCAAAAGCTCAACGGTGAATTCAGGGACATGGAGTGCACACTCAAACCAGATGTTGCTGTCGGCACCGGAGGTTCGAAAGAACCCAAAGAAGGGAAGACACGCCCAACTACCAGCCTTGCTGTGTATGACGTCAACAAAAAGGCCTGGCGCAGTTTCCGCTGGGACTCAATCGTAAAGGTATCTTAAATCATGAATATGCAAGACCCAAAAGTTAAGGCAGCAGTAAGAGCTGCGCTTGGTGAGATTAGCGCGAGCATGACTCGCATTGAAGCAGAACGTGACCTCATTAAGGAAACAGTAAAGACTTTGGCTGATGAGCATGGTCTTTCCAAGAAGGCCCTAAACAAGGCTGCTCGTGTTTACCACAAGCAGACCTTCATGAAGGAGCAGGAAGAACAAGACGAGTTCAACACTTTGTACGAAACAGTCGTAGGGACTGAATAAAAATCAACCCGCTTCGGCGGGTTTTTAGTCTTGAAATTTATTCCAGAAGGCGTTACAATATAGGATAACGTAAAGGATTGCACTAATGGCTAGACAGTCTACAGCAGAACAGCGTCATGAGTATGTTGCTCGTCAACGTAGTTTTGACCCTAAGATCACGTCAGAGAACTACACTCAGGACTTGATACACTTCATGAACTACCACAATCGAAACACCGACAACCGAACCATTCGGAAGTGGGCTGTCGAGTTTGTGGCTGTTCATGCCCCCAAGTCTAAGATTGATCTGGACCAACCTTCTGACTTTGAGCTGAAGAGTATTGGTGTGATTGGGCGGGCCCTAGCTAAGGGATACCCCATTACCCCAGAACACAAGCAGAAAATGCTCGAAGAGCTCCATGTCCTTGAGTTGAAGTACCAGAAGAAACCCAAGGTAAAGGTAGCAACAAAGGTAGCAGCCAAGCCTGTTGTTGAAGATAAGAACGCAATCCTTATATCCAAACACAAGGCAGAGATTGACGCAGAAATTGATGCTTGGGCTCAGGGAAAGTTGGACTTCTCTGCTAAGGCATATTTGGAATCCAACAATGTTCCTGGCCCTGTTGCCAAAGCTATTGGGAGCCTATATGTTCCCCTTATGAAGGAACTTCAAGCAGCCGTAGATGGTGATGACGAACAGTTGGTTGAAGGTTATCGAAACTTTGGTAAAGTGAGGCTGAAGCGCTTCGTTAAGTTCGTACAGTCAATCATTTCTGACTGCGCTCAGCAGGTTGTTACTGTCAAGGTTCGAAAGCCCCGAGTTCGCAAGGAAAAGCCCGCGTCTGTTCAAGTAGCGAAGCTGAAGTATATGAAGTCCTTCACGGAGTTGAAATTGACTTCAGAGAATCCCGAACGTATAATCGGGGCAGAGCAGGTTTATTTGTATGACACCGAGAAGCGAAAGCTCTTCGTGTATGGAGCCGAGACAGGCCAGAAGCTGGGCGTTCGTGGGACGACAATCACTGGGTTCAGCGTAGAGCATTCCTCTGTAAAGCTACTTCGTAAACCCGAAGTGTTTATGGCTGGGTCTCTGGCTCGTAGAGCCATCGCTACAGCATACAAGGCCCTGACTACCAAGGCACATCCCGTAAACGGTCGTGTCAATGACAAAATGATTATCTTGAAAGTGTTTTGATGCCAATTCTAGTAGACTTTAGCCAGGTAGCAATATCAGGCATCTTCGCTTTCCAAAAGGACTTGGAAACAGGCTCCGATGAAAAGATTGTCAACTTGATTCGCCATGTTGTTCTTACCTCCCTTGTCTCCAACAAGCGTAAATTTGGACCTACCTATGGCAACATGATCATCTGCGCTGATGGTAGGAACTATTGGCGAAAGAAGGTGTTTCCCTTGTATAAAGGCAAAAGGGCTCAGGGTAGAGAGGAAAGCAAAATCAATTGGGGCTTGGTGTTCGACACTATCAGTTCACTGCGTGATGATCTCAAGGAACACTTTCCCTACAAGGTTGTAGTTACCGAAGGCGCAGAGGCAGATGACGTCATCGGCGTCCTTACTGAATACTTCCAGGAAAACGAGCTCATTGAGCAGGGGCTCGAGACTGAACCACAAAAGATTCTCATCCTCTCTTCTGACCAGGACAACCTTCAACTTCAGAAGTATCGAGGTGTAAGTCAATGGAGCCCCATGCAGAAGAAGGCAGTGAAGCCTGCTTTGTCAGCCCAGAAAAGCCTGATTGACAAAATCTGCATGGGTGATACAGGAGACGGCATACCAAACATCATGTCAGCAGACAACTGCTTGATGGAAGGCATACGTCAAAGCCCTTTCAAGAAAGCTCGCCTTGAGGAGTTCTATAAGTTGGGAATTGATGCTTGTAAGAACGATACAGAAAGAGCTAGGTTCCAGCGTAACGAAATGCTTGTCTCGTATGAGAAGATTCCCCAGGAAATACGGGAAAGAATCATCCATACATACCTAACACATGAACCTACGGTTAGCAAAAAGAAGATCATGGACTACTTGATCTCCCATCGTTGCAAAAACCTACTTGATGACATTGAGTCTTTTTGAGGAAAATATGACCCCATACGTTACTGAAATTTTGAAGAAGATCAACGACGAGCCTGAGCTCCTAGCAAAGGAGTATAGAACCAACTACGCCGTTGCAAACATCCTTGGTTACTCTTTTGATAAGAGAGCAAAGTTTTTGCTCCCCGAAGGAACTCCTCCTTTCAAAAGAGACTCTGCTCCTTTGGGTATGAGCCCAGCCACACTGTATCAGCAAGTAAAGAAGTTCTATATCTTCACTAACCCAGATCTTAACCAAGTTAGGCGCGAGCAGCTTTTCATCCAGCTACTCGAGAGCGTACACCCAACCGAAGCAGAACTTATGATCCTTGTGAAGGACCAAAAGTTAGATGATCTATATCCCAACATCACCGCAGATTTGGTAGTGAAGGCAGGTATAGTCAAAGAAGAAAATGCCTTTCGTCGGGAAAACCAAGTCAAGGTTATTCAGGGAGAAGAAGGAAGAACCTATGTGGTCTCAGTCCTTGATGTTACCCAACCAAAAGACAAACTCGGACCTCCGCCAGGGGTTCCTGAAAAACGTGGTAGAGGTCGCCCGAAAGGTTCTACAAAGAAAGCAAAAGTAGAAGGCAATGAGTCCCAAGCATAAGAAACTCTACATGGACATGGCGAAGTTGGTTGCTCAGCAATCATACGCCGAGAGAGCCAAAGTAGGCGCCGTTGCCGTGAAGGAACATAGAGTTCTTTCCATAGGATACAATGGCACTACTCCTGGCTCCTCAAATGTTTGTGAGGGGCACAATGATGACGGGTCAACCTATACTTTGGACAGCGTCATTCACGCAGAGAAAAACCTGATCTATAAGATGGCACGAGATGGGCAGTCAGCCAAAGAGGCGGATCTCTTTGTTACGATCGCTCCTTGTTATCCATGTAGTCTTGGCATCGTGGCTAGTGGCTTCAAGAAGGTTTACTTTGGGAAGTTCTATAGGGACTCCAGGGGTATCGACGAGCTGATAAAATGTGGTGTTGAGGTGGAGCGACTAGATGAGTGAAGAATTCGTTCTTGAAAATGCAGGCATGCTAGTGCCAGAAGTGGTGAATGTCTTTGTTGGTCAGCATGAGTTTGACGGGGACACTTGGTACGTGGCTACACTTCAGTTTGTTGTCAGCTTAGAAGATGGTGTGTTCTTCTTCATCCCAACCTTCATAAGGAACAAAGATAAGATTCAAACAATCAAAGACGTGTCTAAGCTAGTCTTTAGGACCCATGGGGTGCTTGGCAAGTATGCTCAGGTTTTCTCAAAGAGTTTTGACAACATTGTAGAAGAAGTAAACCTTGACCATCTCTTCCCGTCAAGGGAATCCTTCTACGAAGTTGAACAGGACGACATGGGTGGTGCTACTCCGTTCGAAGAAGAAGTGAAAAAAAGCAAAATATTTTTGCACTAGGCACCAATTTTGGTGTAGAGACGACTATATACTGTATGACACAAAAATCCTTTACCACCGCGAAGCAGACAACCAATTGGCATAGTGATGCCATGCAAGTCTCCTACCGCCCCCTTATCGAGGGTAGAGTATCGTAGGGTTTTAGATGCAACACAAGTTCATACTAAGACCCTGCACTTCGCAGGGTTTCTTGTTTGTGCTTGACGTTTAATCCTAGGACTGTTATACTGTGATTTGTGTAGCAGAAGTCGCCGAAAGGCACTGAAGCAAAAGGTGTTGAAATTTAATCGTTTTGGCACTATAATAGAGATATAAGAAGGCAAGTTGATCGAGGCTTGTCGGTAGTTCGTTAACAAAGTGCTGTTTAGGCTGATGACGGCAATCGTCAGATAGTCTGATTCTCCTCTCATCGACCAACGTTGCCGCGGAACTAAGATGAGTCCTCTAAGGTGCTGGGTGCCTGCACGCCAGCCCATATAGGGGTTGCCAGAGGGCCTGAGTTCGAATCCAGGTAGAGGTTTAAGGAGACATCAGCCTAAACAGGTTTACTTTTAATCGGTTGTGTGCTACAATAGCATATGACGGTGCAGAAAGTACCAACGCTCATTAACAATTCATAGTCATACTAGAAACTTAGCGGTTTCCAGCAGGAAGTCTTCTCGGGAGAGACGATACGCTAAGTTGATGGTATTCTCCAGACACGCTCGCGTAAGCTATGCCTCTGTCGGAGAAGCCATATTGAACTGTACTAGATTTCTTTCAGCATTCGGGCTCCACGGACCAACGGGTGTTAGATTACTTTTAGTGTGGTTCAATATGGTATAGGTTATAGTTTAGATGCAGCACACAGAGATAAGGGGTGATTCCTGGATGTATGTGTGGCGCTCGGAGGTAGTACTACCGAGTGTCAAATCCGTTTAGACTGTCGGTTCGAGTCCGACACCATATTGAAACACATTGAGAGACATAGCCGGCGTAAGACCCGGAAGTATGGTGGTTATCCAGTGTGGTTCAATATGGTAAGTAGAGTGTAGAGTTCGTGTTATCTCTACTCGAAACTAATGACCTTTGTGAACGGGGTAACCCAGCAGTAGCGGCGTCAATCCGGATAAGCAGGCTGCAAGATTCTTGAAAAGTAGGTGGTATAACGGGGTCTCACAAAGGTTCCATATTGAAACACATCGATCGGGTACAATGACCGACGCTACGACAAAATGTCTAGTGATGCGGATAAGAGAGCTTCTGTGTGTTTCAATATGGTAAGTGCGCAGGCTGATGCGCTGATGGTGTTTGGAGATGGTGACCCAACACCTTAGGTAACCCACCAAGCCGAGGCTTCAGCACGGCTACCATAAACCTACCCGGTTAGCTCAAAGGCAGAGCAATCGACTGATAATCGATAGACACTGGATCGTTACCAGTACTGGGTACCATATTGAAGTACACTAGCCTGACTGAAACGGGCATCGAGGAGCAGGGTTGCCAAGAGTGGTTCGAATCCACCATCCTCAATTTCAGTAGTGTGCTTCAATATGGTAACGGGTTAACCGAAACCTAGAACCAAGTAAAGTTGACCGATGGTTAATTTGAACAGTTCGTCGAATATGTTCCGTGATGCAGCTGGTGTGGCAACTTGGCCTTCAACCAAGTGAGAGGGGATCGAAACCCCTACGGAACTCCAAACAATGCTGCTATCGTCTATCGGTTAGGACGCTGCCCTTTCAAGGCGGAAAGCGGGGTTCGATTCCCCGTAGCAGTACCAGATATTGGAGTGAATGGAACAATGGTGTTCTAGCCGGCTGTAACCCGGTGGCCTCTGGCAGGTAGGTTCGATCCCTACTCACTCCACCAAATAAGCGGGGTATGGCATGGTGCTTCTAAAAGGAGTCATGACCTCGAGGAGAATGTGGTTCGATACCACGCCCTGCACCAAGTTTCGGAGACAGAAACTTACCACTTGTGCAACCGGCCAGTACGTTCGGTCAATGTTCAAAGGTAAGCGGATAACGTGGACGGCATATGGCTCATGGCTGTATGTAGGCGGTCTCCAGTTATAGAAGAATCAAGCGGAAAGCAAGAGCCGCAAAGTAAACAGCGTTCATCAGGCCATCTCGGTGAATCTTAGAAAGGCTGGGGTAAGAGTCCCCACATGGAGATGTGCAGAAATTCTTGGTCTCAAAGTGTTCATGGACGCACACGGCACTGTCACTGCCGAAGAAGGGGATCGTTACCCCTTGGGACCGCCAGATATTGCTCCTGTAGTTCAATGGTAGAACAAGCCCTTGGTATGGGCTAGACGAGAGATCGAAACTTTCCAGGAGCACCAGATAGATGCGGGTGTAGCTCAGAGGCAGAGCAGTTCGTTGCCAACGAACAGGACGAGATTTCAAAATTCTTCACCCGCTCCAAATAGCAAAGAAACTTCTTTGCTCCGTACAAGCAAACACGGTGTGGGCAGAGGACTGTTAATCCTTGAAGCTTGGTTCGATTCCAAGGTACGGAGCAAAGAAGTTTTAAGGGCAGCGTAATGTCCTGTGGTGGTTCGCCACTACGAAGAATAAGTCCTGTGAAGGACCCAAAGGAGGTATTCCTACATAACTCCGCTAGAGATAGTTCATTTACGCAAGCCTGCTCACTACCGCGAGGTAGCGTTCCTTGATAAGACCGGGGGACGTAACTATGAAGCTGGTGTATGGGAAAGAACTGGAGCCGACCAGCCGCAAGGAACTGGGGTTCGAGAAAAGTAACAGGTGGTGCTGACTTCCATGCAAAACCAACCAGCCAATAGGTATGAGAAAGGGTAGTGTTCGTGTCCGAGGTTTTGCAGCCAAGGGCTAGAATGCAGTATGAGTGGTTAGTGGGCTGTGCCTTCTGGGCAGGAACACCGATCGCAGAGTACGACTGAGTAGCTCGCAAGGCAAAAGGTACGTGGTGTGTTGTATTGTGTAGATCAAAAATTTACGCAGCAACTGGAGCAGCACATCGCAGTAGGTTTCAAGTAGCACAATGGTAGTGCAGTTCCCTGTTAAGGAATAGGCTGTTGGTTCGAATCCAACCTTATACAAAAAGCAAAGACTGCTCCGGTCGTATGTGAAAGACATCTAATACTTGAGTCGAAAGATAATCAAGTCAGACGTAGCTCGCAAGGCGAAATCTGTTTATGCAGGATGTTTCGTAAAGTGTTAGCGCACTTGAATGGCTCGCAAGGTCAACGGGAAGGAAAGCGTAGAATAGCATATGACGACAAGACTAATGCCTGTCTCTAAACGGCGATGTTGGTAGCATACTGTGATACTCCGAAAGAGGTCTCAGTGGAAGTCAGAAGAAGGTAAGCTCGCAAGGCCTACTATAATGTCTGAAGTGTTGCCCGGTAAGTGTGTATTCTCAGCACTCCACTATGCTAAAGAGCATTGGTAAGATTCGTGTACTGATAAGATTGGTGAAAGTCCAGCTACAGTGTTCTTCAGTATAGAAAGATTCATGGGGGCAGCAGAGGGCTGCGGCGGATCCTTGCAAGATTCGTGTCTAGATCGGTTCGATACCGACGGCCTCCACCAAGATAATGCAGGTAAGGTGTTTACGGATACACGCGAGTCTTCCAAACTTGAATAGACCAGATCGTTACTGGCTACCTGCTCCAAACAATGCCTGGTTAGCTCAGCGGTAGAGCTCCTGCCTTACAAGCAGGCTGTCGGCGGTTCAATCCCGTCACCAGGTACCAAGAGTACTCCTCTAACAGTTTGCACAATTGGTAGAGGGAAGGGCGGGTGCAACTGCCCGAGAGAATAATAGATGAGTAAAGATAATCTCGGTGTAGCTTAGTCCGGCTTAAAGCGCCTGCTTTGGGAGCAGGAGATCGTGAGTTCGAATCCCACTACCGAGACCATATTCAAACTCTTTGAAGGAGCAGACCGGCGCACAACTCCGCGGTAAGTGATAGTGGCCTTAGCGTGCAGCAGAGAGTTTGAATATGGTGTTCAGATAAGACCAGGAGGTTCGATCCCTCGCTGGCTCGGCGATAGTATCAAGGGGTTGGCTTCCTAAGGTGGGGTGGCGCTGATACCATATATGTAAGTTTTGTTGGGGAGTGGCGAAAATGGCTAGACGCACCAGACTTTGACTCTGGCGGTTGTAATGACCGTGTAGGTTCGACCCCTACCTCCTCAGCCAAAAGATTAATCCACTGTAGGCTTGGCGCCCGGGACCTTGCGCGCACCCCGAAGAGACGGTTCGATTCCGTCCGATTGGCTAACCTGGTTCGATTCCAGGACAGTGGGCCTATAATGGAGAAGTGGCGAAATGGTAGCCGCAACAGTTTGCTAAACTGTCGTTCTAAAGGGCGTGGAGGTTCGAGTCCTCTCTTCTCCGCCATTCATGCCTCCTTAGCTCAACTGGAAAGAGTACTCGGCTACGAACTGAGAGGTTGAGGGTTCAAATCCTTCAGGAGGCGCCATATAACCTGGGTGTATTGTCAGAGGCAGACGGCTGGCTTTGGAAGCTAGAGGACGGGATCTCGGAATTCCCCACCCAGACCATTTTACTTTTAATCGTGAGTATGCTATACTAGATACTTACAAAGACAAGCCCTTTTAATCATAATGGCAGTGGACTGGTTTTGTAATCCAGGGGTGGCGGTTCGATTCCGTCAAGGGGCACCAAATTTTAACGGAGAAAGAAATGAAACCTGGTAAACAACCAGTGTTTTCCTGAACCACCCAAGTATGGTCCCGGAAAGCACTCTAAAGACAATCTTTACTTGAGCTTTCCCTCGCTGGCGTTAATGGTTAGCGTACCGGACTCTTAATCCGTGAGGTCTCAGTTCGAATCTGAGGCGAGGGACCATATTTGGGGGTGTAACTCAGAGGCAGAGTAACCGGCTTTTACCCGGTGAGTCGAGATTTCGAAATTCTCCACCCCTACCATATACAAATACACTAGTTGCCGAATTTGAGTGGCATTTGAACAATCGCAGTAATCAATCTGTATTGGCTAGTGTGTTTCTATATGGTATAACGCAAACGAAACTACCCTCGGAAAACTGCCCACCTAGGTAACGGCAGAGTTGTTGAGTAGTGGGGCTCTTTGTGTCGGCTGTGAGATGGCGTACCATTCCATATAAAAACGCACTCTACCTTGCTCCTGTCTGGAACGGCTGTACGGGGGTAGGAGAACAGACCAGTTTGAGTGTGTTTCTATATGGTAGTGTTTCCAAGAGGCTTTGCATCATCAAAGTGTCAAGCGGGAGGCTCACAGTAATGTGAGAGCGGCTAGATGCTCATACCGAATATACTCCGCAAGGTATGGGAAAAGGTGATACCATATACAAACACACTGGTGAAAGACGCTAAATCGGAACTCCGCGTATTCTCATAAGTCATTCCGAGGTCAGTGTGTTTCTATATGGTGATTGACTGATCATCAGTCTCCGTAGTCGGGAGTAATTAACCCGATGACCCGTGGTGATGGAAACGGTAAACATAGGTCCCTAATAGGGCCGGTGGAAATAGACGCCACTTGCAGGTTCGAGTCCTGCCCACAATGGGTCGCTATATTGAAACGCATAGGCGTGTACGGGACGCTGTTTAAGACCTGAGAGGGCGCACGTTGTACTGTGTGTTTCAATATAGGAAATTTGGGATCGTGAAGGGAATTGGCATACCTTGTTGAATGAGAGTCAACAGACTACGAGTTCGAATCTCGTCGATCCCACCAAATTGATGCGCTTGTAGCTTAATGGTAAAGCAGTCGACTCATAATCGATCGAGTGGGGGTTCAATTCCCTCCGGGCGCACCAAGTATATCCCGCTCAAGCTAACCAGGTGGAAGCGCGGCGCTGAAAACGCTGAGGGTCTGGATCGTTACCAGAGGGCGGGGCCAAGAAACTCACCATTGCACACGGTGTATAATAGGATAAGTGGTGTGCAACATTTTGTGCGCGTGGCTGAACGACTTAGGCGGTGGATTGCAAATCCACTTCAAGCAGGTTTGACTCCTGCCGCGTACTCCAAATTATATACCAGTAAGACAACGGCAGTCGGCAGGTCTCCAAAACCTTGCAGTGAGGGTTCGAATCCTTCCTGGTATGCCATTTATGCAGCGTTTAGTGTAGTGGAAGCACCCGAGTCTGTGACACTCGTAGGAACGGATCGTATCCGTAACGTCTGCCCAACTTCGGTGATATGCTATAGAAGGATGTAGGCCGGTTTCATAAGCCGAGAAGGTTGGATCGTTACCAACTATCACCACCAGGAATAATGCGCTGGTAGCCCAATTGGCAGAGGCAATGGCCTTAGAAGCCATCGAGTGAGGGTTCGAATCCCTCCCGGCGCACCACATACATACAAGATGAAAAAAGAACACGTCCTTCACATCTTAGAGTCTTATCCCCACGTTAGGGATAGGATAGACTTCCTTTGGTCAAACAAGGATGCCTTGAACAACTATTTGTCCACCTTGTTGATGGACGAGAGAAGGGACAGCAGGAAAGGATTTCCTGAGCCTGTAGCTAGTATGATCTATGAATTGTTTACCGAGACCATGGAACCCACACATGGATTTGTTGATACTGCTTGGCTCGTTGATACTAGCCATAAGGCAAAGCTACCAAGAAACTGGTAACGGAGAGTGATGCATGATGGTGATTGCCCTCGCTTGGAAAGCGAGTGGTTCGAGAAATCGGATACGGTTCGATACCGTCGCTCTCCTCCAAGCCCCTTTAGCCCAATTGGAAGAGGCGAGAGATTCAAAACCTCTGTAGTGACAGTTCGAATCTGTCAAGGGGCACCACTAGATTTTTATTCGTGACTGTGCTATAATAGATACATAGACAGTTAGGAGATGGTATGTTGAAGGAACTGGTTTTTGATATTAAGGAAGAGCTCGAACTGGGAGTTTCTTCTAATGTTGAAATCTCAGAAAAGTACGGAGTACCTGTCTCCTTTGTAGAACAGATTTGGAACTCCATTATGGAGGAACGTGAACTAGGATAATCTGCCCGTCGTATAACGGATAATACAGCGGTCTTCTACACCGTGAATGTGGGTTCGATTCCTGCCGGGCAGGCCAATATAATGCGTCCATAGCTCAGTGAATAGAGCAGCTGCGTCCTAAGCAGTGGGTCGGAGGTTTGAATCCTTCTGGGCGCGCCAAATGTTGCGGGTTGGAGAAGTGGTATCTCGGGAGTCTCATAAGCTCCAGGTCCCTGGTTCGATTCCAGGACTCCGCTACCAATAAGACTGATGGAAAGACATCTATGGTATGTGATTGAGTGTGTAGACGTTCTGGGGGTCATACCCTTCCCTGGAAGCTGGACAAGACGTAACCAGCAAAGATTTTGGGGTGTAGCGCCTTGGAGGCAAAACGGCCTTGAACACCGTGCCATCGCTGATACCGGTGATCGTTCGATTCGATTACGCCCCGCCATAAAACGAAAGTATATCATGCCTTGGATTCAGAACGTAGCATTGAGTGATATCAAAAGAGGTTTGCACTTTGATGCAGGTCCCAACTCGATGCTCATCCAAATCGTTGACCCCGACATGGAATTCCCTCAACCTCTAAAGGATTTCAGGGAAGTTCATCAGTTCAAATTTCTGGACATAGAAAAAGATGGGATGACCAACGACGGGTCTGGAACAATGATCGACATGTCTGGCTTTGCTGTCACTCAGAAAGACGCCGACACTTTGGTTGGGCTGCTTCAGAAAGCATTGGAGAAAAACACCAATGTCATTGTTCACTGTCACGCAGGCATTTGCCGAAGTGGCGCAGTGGCTGAGATAGGCGTTATGCTTGGTTTTCAGGATACTGAGGTTTTTCGGAGCCCAAATCTTTTGGTCAAACACAAAATGATGAAGACTCTGGGCTGGGCCTACGACGAGAACGAACCCCACAGTATCAACTTCAAGCCTCTCGAGGAAGACTGGTCCAATGACAACGAAAAGGTTTTCATGTTGTCAGAAGCCAAAAGAAAGTTCAGGGAACTGCACGAAGGTGACATATGAAGAATCGCTACATCGAAGCCCTCATCGAGAAAAGTAAGCGTTACGCCAAGAAAGCAAAGAACGATAGCCGTTGGAATCATAAGCTAGGTCTAAAGATCTATCACGTTTATGATGACGAGAGGGAATACACTTGGTGGGATGATGTTGCTTTTATGCACGGCTCCCACCAAGTGGTTGTTTGGTTGGTTCATCCAAGGCTTGAGTACTCGGACAAAAATAGCGACATCGCTTACAACTCCTTCAAGAACGAAAGAAAAGACGAAGACGATATTTTCGCCAACTCCGTTCCTGTCTACAAGTACCTAGGCAAGAACAAGAAGAGAAAGAAAATTGTGGCATGGGAATCCAAGTTCGAAGACAACGACCGTACATTCTTTGACAAATGGAAAGAAGAAGAGGAACGTCTGAAACGAGAAGGTGACTACGTCCAGACCTGCTCCATGACTGTTAAGCAGTATGGTTACTGCCGAGGCGTTTCCCTGGTTGCTCCATTCGAGGTCAAGAAGCCCGAGGACTTTGTTCCTGTCAGGGACTTTGTTGTGGCGTGCTTCAACGACCCTTCCTTGTTCCAAAAGACTTTCGGGGATTACACTTACAGCAGAGAAGACTGGGTTCGAGAAAACTCTTGAAATTTATTCAACTTCGTGCTACAATAAGGCATCCGTTGTTAGAAATCAAGGAAAGAAAATGAGTATCCTGGAACGCGAAGAACTGCTCCAAACGTATTCGGACATCTACAAGGATGTCTATGGTGTGCGTCCCCGGGATGTCGCGTTCGGCACCAACAAGGAAATCATTGATGAGATACGAGCCCTCGAGCAGTCCTTGATTGCAGTCATGGAAGAGGAACACACTCTTGAAACTCGCCGCTTGGTGTCACTCACAGCGAAGATCAAGGAAGAAATGCTCAAGGGTTCTTCCTTCGAAGAGGTGATTGAATCTCTGATGGAAAAGCATCGCGCCATGGGCGACGAAGAACACCTGGAGTATAACCTCGGTGTCCGTTTTGGTTCCATCAAAACCCTCCGTGGTCTGCACAAAGAAAACAAACTATGAAAATCGCCTTTGCCAGTGATCTCCATATGGAGTTCAATCACTCTACTCGTTTGGTGAATGATGTAGAAGCAGACGTTCTACTTCTCGCTGGCGACATCCTAATTGGCGACAAGATGCACAAGGACCACTATCAGGGTTTCTTGGCTGATCTGGCAAGCAAATTTCCTCGCATCTACGCAGTCGCAGGTAATCATGAATTCTATGGTGGCTACTTCAACAAGACGTTGCCAAAACTGAAAGAAGAATACGCCAAGCACGGAATCACATTCCTCAATGATGAGGTTGTTGACTTGGGCGACGTTACCTTGTTTGGTGGGACTTTGTGGACCAACCTCAACAAGGGCTGCCCGTTGACCAACTGGTCCGTTGGGCAGTACATGAATGACTACCAAGCCATCACATACGATGACAAGGTTGTCAACATCTACCGCAAGCTTCGTCCCGTGGACACAAAGAACAGACACTCAATCACTCTCGAGGCCCTGAAGAAGGAAGCCGAGAAAGGCAAACCCATGGTTGTGATGACTCATCACGCTCCATCTTTTCGATCTGTGCCTGCTAAGTTCCAGGACGACTTTGAGATGAACGGGGGTTATGCCTCGGACCTGTCGGACTTCATGTGCTATAACCCCAACATCAAAGTTTGGGTTCATGGGCATATGCACGAGCCAGTGGATTACATGGTGTGTGAAACTAGAGTTTTGGCGAATCCCAAGGGTTACCCAAATGAAACCTACACTGAAGCCTTCCCCTTCAAACTGAAGACGTTTGATGTATGAACCTACTGATCGGCTCGAGGGCTATAGCCTACCACGATCCGTCTTTTTCGCTTAAGAAAGACGCTGATTGGGATGTTGTATCTCCCCACCCAATAGAAGGGACAGAACACCACAGGCTTGACTTCCTAAACAATGCAGACATTGAGCAGTTCGCAACAGACAACGTAATCAAGTTTAATGGTTCTGAGCTCAGGGTAGTTTCCATGAAGGGTCTGGCTCTGATTAAGAGAAGCCATCTGTGGAGAGATCTGGGGTTCCAAAAGCATATCACTCACTACCACAAGTTCTTGAAACATCACGCCATTGAGATTACGGAAAAAGACAAGGATTTTCTCGATGTTAGGATGGAACTCTCAAGAAGGGAGTTCAGTCAACACATTATCAGTCTGAAGAAGTCCAAGGACGAGTTCTTCGATGATGCAGTGGTTAAGGTCTTTGACCATGACTATATTCATACCTTGGTCGCCTTTACGGAAAAGCCAATGTATGTTAGAATGTTAGAGGACGGTGAACAGGTATTCTGCTCGAAAGAAAAGTGGGAAAAGTTCACAGTTGAAGAGAAGAACTTTTGTGTGGCAGAGGAGGCCTACACAATTGCAATCGAGAGATTCATGGTGCCTAAAGATTGGAAGTACCCTTCCAAGATGGCATTCATGAAGTCCCTCGATAAGGTATGCACCACTCTTTGCTCTGGGTGGTTTAGAGATTGGGCGATAGATCATTACCCTGAGGTTCTATCGCTCCATAGTGAAACAAAGTTCTCAGGTATCAAAGAGGTTTTGACATGACTACATTTTTCGAAGAATTGAAATCTATACTGGAAACTTCAGAAGATAGCTTCGAGGGCTATGACGCTGAATACAACAATCTACAGGAAGCTTTCTTTTATGACGAAGGCATCACTGAACGATACAACCCAAACTGCATGAAGTTGTTCGATGACGCAAACATCAAGTTCAGGTTGATGGACAGTTATGGTGGCGAAGGTCAGGGAGATGACTTTTGGTCTGTGTATGAATTCAAACGTGGGGATGAGGTGTGCTATATCAAACTTTATGGCTGGTATGCTTCCTATGAAGGAGCCACTTTCCAGGATATGTTTGAGGTACACCCCAAGCAAGTGACTGTAACCCAGTGGGGTTGATGTGTTCCCCTTGAGCTAAATATAGCATCAGGGGGAAACATGAAACACAAAACTCACATTGCCTATTACTACGGTAGAAAAAAAGACAACCCAAAAGCAAGATGGCTTGATAGAGTCATCTGCTTTTTCACAAACTCAAAGTACTCACACGTCGAGCTTGTCTATGACTTTAGCGAAGTATCGAAGATTGGTTTGTCATGGAGCTCTTCGCCCAGGGATGGCGGTGTTAGGGCAACAAGCATAGACTATGGTTCTGGTAGATGGGAAGTCTATGAGGTTATGACGGACTTCACTGAAGATGAGATTGTTGCTTGGTGCAACAGACAGAACGGTAAGAAATACGATTGGTTTGGTGCCATTGGCTCCCAGTTCAGCTTCATAAGACATAACCCAAAGAAGTGGTTCTGTGTGTCTTTCATAGGTGCTTGTCTGATGATCCCAAAATCAGAAAAGATGACGCCCCAGGAATTGTTCGACTACTATGGTATCTACCAGCGACGAGTACTGTAAACTCTACTCGAAGAACAAAGGCTGGCACGATCCAGCCTTTTTTGTGGCTCCTAAGTCATTGATTTTATTGACTCCAAGACGTGCGATTTCAGCTAGATTCATCTAAACGGGTACTGGCACACAAAACACCAACGCAACGCCCCTGTCGTCTATCTGGCGGATGTTGACATTTAATCATAGAACTCTTATACTAGAGACTTAGTAACAAAGGAAATCAGATGACTGAACTTTTTGCTTGGGTCTCCATGGACGGCATGTGGAACGACATGATTCTGGTTTTGTGCCTATTCATCATGGTGGGCATTATCTTTATGGTTTTCAACAAGGAGTAAAAATGGCAATCAACTATACCCCTCGCCCCCACAAACGCAAAGTCGTGGAGGTACAGAATCGTGCGGTGTTTGACAAACCCGTACAAAAGCAACGCCAGCCCATCTACAAAGTAGAAAGCCTGGGCGTTTGCATCGAGTTCACTGACCGCCTGAACTCGGCACTGGAAGCCTATAAAGAAGGCGCAAAACCCAAGGTGATGTGGAAAATGGACCACGGCGTCATCACCAAACTCTACCAAGAATACATCTAAGGAAAAACCATGGCACGGCAAATCACCATCGACATCGAAACACTGAAGTCATACATCGAATCACAATCTGCGGAAACAAAGATTTACTTTGGTGCGGACTCCGAGCGTGTGAATGTTGATGGGGTTTGGATGGTCGACTACTTGCTTATCGTGGCTGTCCATATAGACGGAAAGCACGGAGCAAAAGTGTTCGGTGAGGTACAAAGGGAGCGAGACTATGATCGCAACCTAGATCGACCAAAGATGCGTTTGATGACAGAGGTGATGAAAATCGCCGAACTGTACTTGAAGGTGTCCGAAGCTGTCGATCTCGAGAAGCGACACGTTGAGCTTCACTTGGATATCAACCCCTTGGAAATCCATGGAAGCTCCTGCGCCCTTGGTGAAGCTGTTGGATACATCAAGGGGGTTTGTGGTCTTGACCCTGTGGTTAAGCCAAACTCCTGGGCAGCTTCTATCTGTGCGGATCGCTTAAAGACTCTTTGAGCTGTCTGATGATTTGGAGAGGATGCTCTCCAATTCGTTAATCTTGGAGTTCGCGGTTCTTAATTGAGCCATGAGCTCCAAGTTTTGCGTGTGGATGACAGATATTTGTATTCTGGCGCTGGAAAGCTCAGTAGACAAAAGCTCTATCTGTTCTATCAATGATTTGATTTGAAGGTCATGCACCGAACTCTCAGTTTTCTCCTTCTCTAGACCTACTCTTTTGAAGTACAGCCATGTAGAAACAGCCAGAGCTGTAAAAGAGAAGACCACGCTGAAGGCTCCCGGAAGCCCAGAAGCAAGACCCAATATACCTGCCATTTCCATTTAACCCCCTGCGAACACGTTATGGGAACCGGCTGCCACCGATGTGCAACCAGTGATGGCATCTCCAATTCTCCCACAACCTAGCCCATTTATAAAAACCGTTGAGCTTCCTGTCGTAATCGGCGCTGCATGAGGCGGGCACGGAACACCAGGAAGTAAGTGAGTGGTGTTTAAGTCCGACTGTCTGGAGATCGGTATGTTATTGGCAAAAACGTCGGGGCTTCCTTGAGCCCTAACCATACCTGAACAATGGGGAACGTCGGCATCGCCTATTCTAGTGACTGCGGGCACGTTCCTTCTCCAAAAGTTTTTGAAGTTTGTCGTTCCATGACTCCATCTCCTCATGTTGCTCATGAGTATGAGGACCTTCTGGGTAGTCTGGAGCAAACTCTATAAGGTGATCAAAGTCGTCTGGGAGTTCTTCTATGGTTTCAGAGATGATGAGTTCAGAACCTTTGAGGACGACGAACCTTGACATTTATTCCTTTTCCTGTTAGACTTTGTGTACATCTTATTTATGTTGCCAGCGAGGCTTAGAATGTCCAAGAAGCAAGGATTTGAAATCAAAGTAAAAAACCTCAAGGAAAGAAACTTCCTAGTGGTGTTGGCAATCAAACGCAAGGCGGGTAAACACAAAGACAAGCGAAAGAATGAAAAGCGAAAACACAAGCAAATCCACTCAGACGTCTGGGTTGATTGAGGAATCTATACTCCAAAAGATGGAAACGATGTTCGGGGACAGAATACCCGACTTTGAACAGTTCCCTAAAACTTTTCTATACATGGCAAAACTCGCCAAATATGAACTCTCCTTGGAGAAGAAAGAGCAATCAAAATGAACTTCGAAGCCTACACCGTAAACTACGATAGCGTACTCCAGGGACCGTGCTCTAGTGTACTAAGAGACATGATATCAACCATCAAGGAGCAGGAGTACTTCTCACCCGGCGAGTACATTAGCAAAATGAGCGATGATGATCTTAATGAAGTCATCACTCTGGCGGAGGCATTTGAATCGGACGTTGAAGCGGCGTGTCAAATTCTTCTTCTGGCTATCACTGCTTACTCAGCCGAAGGTGGTCTCCTGCAGAGCGAAGAAGAAGGACGGCGAATCTCCTCGGCATTTGTGGCTTTCATTGTGTCTGAGAAGCTGAAACGAAACGGTGCTGCAGACTGCATTTATGAAAATTGGACACTCTTTGAAGAAGGTATGGATGCAGAAATCCTGAAGCTTCGAGGAGACCCTGGTGATATGATGGATATGCTATGAACATCGAATCCCTTTATGAAGCAAACAAAGATTTGGTAGTGAGGAAGGAAACTTCCAACCCAGACCTCTTTGTCATGAAGTACAGGCGATCTGTCTTCTTCAAATCTCTTTGGAATGATTTCCTGAGGGAATGTCGGGGGCTTGTGGTTGATAGTGACTGGAACATAGTTTCCCTGCCATTTAAGAAAATCCACAACTATGGCATAGAAGAAGACGCGCCTTTCATTAAGGACGACGAGCTCGTGTTTGCCTCGAGAAAAGTGAACGGCTTTATGATAGCCTGTACTTGGTATAAAGATGACCTACTTTGGAGCACCACAGGATCTTTGGATTCTGACTTTATTGGGTACGCCAAGGAGATATTTGAAAGCTGGAGCGAATCTCAAAAGACTACCTTCAAGTGCATTGTCGAGGAGGGGGCAGGGGGAACATTCATGTTTGAGTGTGTCCACAAGAAAGACCCACATATCATCGAAGAGCCTGAAGGCCTGCATTTTATAGGTTACCGTTTGCACGACTTCAATCGTGAAGCAGAACTTGCCAACACATCAGTCGAGAAGATGATATGGCATGGTACACCTGTTTTGATTGTAGACGCTCAATATTACAGGTTTGGTCACTTGAAGGAAATAGTCAAGAACTGTAAGCATGAGGGGTTCGTTCTCTGTACTAACGATGAGCAATGGACAAAGATAAAGTCTCCTCATTACTTGACTAAGAAGTTCTTCATGAGGGGCAACTGGGAAAAGTTCCTCAGATTCGATAAGGAATCTATTGACGAGGAGTTCTATGGCTTGCATCATTGGATACAGGAAGTAGAGCGCGAAAGGTTCTTTGAGCTTGATGAAATGGCTCGAAGAGAATACATAGAAAGGTGGTTCGAGGAAAACGGACCTACAAAGTAAAATGAACAACGTATTTTTCACATCAGACAACCACTTCTATCATAAGAACATTCAGAAGTTCTGTCCCAACACTAGGTTTGGGGAAACCGTTCTACATATGAATGAGCTCATGATCGAGGCCCACAACAATCGAGTTCGCCAAAACGACACAGTCTACTTCCTAGGAGACTTTAGCTTTGGTAATGCCGAGGAAACCAAGAGCATCGTTCGTAGGTTGAACGGACAGAAACACCTAATCCTTGGCAACCACGATAAAGTGATCCGAGGAGACAAATCCATTCAGTCCATGTTCGTCACTGTTCAGGACTACAAGAAAATCAGCGTGGATAAGATCGCCATTGTTCTGTTCCATTATCCAATGAGGGAGTGGCAGCATATGCATGATGGCTCATACCACCTTTTTGGGCACGTTCATGGGGGACTTATGACGAAACCACATGGTCGCTCCATGGATGTAGGTATAGATACTCGCTGTCCGGCGGATATGGCTCCCTGGTCCTTTGAAGAAATACATCGAGAACTTCGCAACAAAGAAGTCCTCAAACATCACGGAGATTGACATGAAATCAGTTAAGGTTGTAGGTAAGAACGGAATCAGTGCTAGGGTTGTGGCTGACTCCATAAACGATATTGGCAATAGGATGGTAACTATGGAGCTTGAGTACCCGAGGTTTATCCTTGCGGAACTCAATACACATAGGATGTTGAGCAAGAACACAGCCTCTAGCCGTGCTATCCCTGTTGAAGCCATGCACAAGCAGATACTTGAAAACATGGCTGTTCCTGTTTATTGGGGTAAGAACAAACCTGGGATGACTGCCGTTGAAGAGCTGGGGCAGGATGAAATCCTAAAATCTCAGATTGCATGGGGTTTGGCTGCGTCAAACGCAATTGATTCCGCAAAGGCCCTGGCAGAACTTGGTAATCATAAGCAGGTAGTGAACCGGGTTACTGAGCCATTCATGATGGTTCGTTCTGTTGTGAGTGGCACTGAGTGGGACAACTTCCTTTGGCTCAGGGATCATGACGATGCGCAACCAGAAATTCATGAGCTTGCGAAGTGCGTCAGGGATGCTAGGCATCATTCTACTCCTCAACATCTCGCACCCGGGGAATGGCACTTGCCCTACGTCGAAAGGCGCGAAGGTAAATATTGGTCAGAGGGCATCGAAGTCACGCTAGATGAAGCAATGAAGATTTCCGTTAGCTGTTGCGCTCAGGTATCCTATCGAAAGAACGATACTAGCGTTGAGAAAGCACAAAAGATTTTCGATATGCTGAATCTTACTCCAGGAAACAGACAAGCCCATGCTTCCCCTACAGAGCATCAGGCAACCCCCATGGAGAATCCAAGATTCTACCTCCACGAGGCTTTCGAGAAGGGAGTCTCCCATGTGGATATGGAAGGAAATCTGTGGAGTGGAAACCTCAAGGGTTGGGTTCAGTACAGAAAGATTAAGGGATTTTAATGGAAAAAGGTCTTATCATTATCAGGGGGTTGCCTGGGTCCGGCAAGTCTACCTTAGCGAAGCATATTCTCCGTGATGTTGAAAATTCTGCTCACTTTGAGGCTGACCAGTTCATGGTAAACGATAAAGGTGAGTATGAGTTTCTAGCCTCGAGGCTTCACTATGCTCACTCCAAGTGCTTCGTCAGTGTTACGGAATCCCTTGATGCTGGTAAGTTGGTTGTGGTTTCTAATACCTTTACCACTTTCAAGGAAATGAAACCATATGTTGACTATTGTCGGGAAAACAACCACGCCTTGAAGGTCTTCAGGATGACTAGCCACTTTGGTAGCATTCATAACGTACCTGAGAATAAAATGCAAGAGATGCGTGACCGATTCCAGGTCTTTGCTGGAGAGGTTCTTCACCCTTGACATTTAATCTGGCTTCTGTTACACTTGTTTTCTGTGTTTGAAACTCCCTAAATGCCTGAAATTTAAGCACTTTTAGGGCGCAACAAAGTTTGAATTTTATTCAAGACTGTGCTATAATAGAAACATAGCGAAACAAGTTAAACAGGAGTTGAAGATGAAACACGGTGTATATGCAGCAGGTAAGCGTTTTGAAGTTTACATCAATGGCGAGATGGTCAAGCGCGCAAACCTGAAGATGCACGCAGAAAACTTCTTCGCAAAGACTGTTGGTAAGGCTGCAGTGTCCATCGAAAAGACGGAGAACCGCTTCCATGTCAACAAGCGCTTCGAGTTCCTGAACAAGACTGTCAAGATGGTCGCCAAAGGTCTCCAGGCTTCCGCTGTAGTTTCTGGCAGTGGCGGTCTTGGCAAGTCCTTCTCCGTGAAGAAGGCACTCATTGAAAGTGGTCTGAAGGACATTTCCACTATCGTAGCAGAGAGCGAAGAAGGCTCTAACATCCGTCGGGCCCGTAGCTTCGTGATCGTTAAGGGCTACAGCACTGCCAAGGGTCTGTATCGCACCCTGTTCGAGAACAACGATACTGTGATTGTGTTCGACGACTGCGACAGCGTTCTGAAGGATCCCGTTGCACTGAACTTGCTCAAAGGCGCCCTGGATTCCTATGACACTCGCATTATTTCCTGGAACGCAGATATGCGTGACGAAGATCTGCCTCGCTCGTTTATCTTTACTGGTCGCGTGGTGTTCATCTCCAACATGAGCGAAGACAAGATTGACCAGGCTATCCGTAGCCGTAGCGCAGTGATCGACCTGTCGATGACTCTGCAGGAAGTGGTTGACCGCATGGCGGTTATGATCAAAGAAGATGAGTTCCTGCCCATGTTCGATATGTCGATCAAGAAGGACGCCCTGAAGTTCATTGACAACAACAAGGAGAAGATGAGCGAAGTTAACCTCCGCACCCTGATCACCGTAGCAAAAGTTCGGGCAGCTGACGAAGATGGCACCTGGGCAGAGCACGCCGAGTACCTGACCTGCAAGTAAGCACTAACCAAAAGGAAACGAAGATGATCGAATACAAATTCAACCCCGCCGAGCTCCAACAACTCAAGGGCATTTACGATAGCGAAAACGAACTGATCGGCGGACCGGAGTTTGCCTATAAGAAGTTCCACCGAATGAACGAGCGTTTGGTTGTTACCCGTCAAGCAGTGGAGGAGTTCTCCGAAGCTTTTGAGAAACAATATAACCAACACTTCGGCGAAACTTATTGGGTCTAAGCACTCAATACAGTTCAAGTCCCTTCGGGGACTTCAACCATGAATAGACGAAATGCAAATGAACCTATATAATACTCACATAGACATATTTTTAGACAAGGAGCCCTATGTCAAAGGCAAAGATTAAAGTCTCGGAGCTGTTCTCCTCAATTCAAGGCGAAGGTAGGTACGCAGGAGTGCCTTCTATCTTTCTCAGGAGCTTTGGTTGTAACTTTCGGTGCAAGTCCTTTGGCTTGACTCACGGAACAAAGTTTGACGGTCCAAACCCTGAAGTTCAACAAATCATCAACGATATTGAAAAGTACAGGGGTAAGAAGTTTACTGAACTTCCCTTGGTTAATACTGGGTGTGACACTTACGCGGCGGTCTATCCTGAGTTCAAGGACTTTAGCCCCATGATGTCTGTATATGAGATCACAGACAAAATTGAAGAGCTCTTGGATGTTAAGGTATTCAGTCGTGACTTTCATCTGATACTGACAGGCGGAGAACCTCTACTCCCTGGATGGCAAAAAGCATATTCTGAATTGATCGACCAGATTCACGATAGGGGTTTGGCTGAGAGTCTATATATCACTGTCGAGACTAACGGCACTCAGATTCTAGGAGAAAACGTTTTTGATAAGACAAAAGCAAACATGCACTTTAGCGTTTCTCCAAAGCTCATGGCTTCTGGGGAAAGCATCGAGGACGCCATCAAGCCAGAAGCAATCGAGAGCTATCTGAAAGTGGGTGAAGTTGACCTGAAGTTCGTAGTGGACGACGAGGAATCTGTTCTTGAAGTCATCGATGTTATGATGACTGGTTATGAGAACATACCTTTTGACCGCGTCAGTGTTTACCTGATGCCCGAAGGCGGGACGAACGAAGCTTACGCCAAGAACCAACGTAAGGTGGCAGACTTGGCAATGAAGTATGGATTTAGGTTCTCTCCTAGGCTCCAGTGCATTATCTACGGTAACGAATGGAATACATAATGAACCAACCAATCACTTACAAATACACCAGTACCAAGGAGTACGTCGATGCCTTCCCCTGCGCCTATCGCCAGTGGAGAGCGGACAGCCACTGCAACACTATCCATGGTTATGCGTTTAGCATGAAGTTCTACTTCGGCACGAACGACCTTGATGTTCGCAACTGGGTGGCGGACTACGGCGGGTTGAAGGAACTGAAGAAGGTCCTGGAATCTCAGTTCGATCACACTCTTATCGTAGCACAAGATGACCCAGAGATGGAGACATTCAAACTTCTAGAGCAGAAGGGTATGGCAAAGATTGTTGTCCTGCCTAGACTGGGTTGTGAGTCCCTGGCTGATATGCTCTACAAATACGTCAATGGAGTCTACATCCCTGATATGTGGGGTCCTGGAGAAGCACAACGCCTGTGGTGCTACAAAGTTGAAGTCCGCGAGACTCAGGCAAACATGGCATTCAGGGAAGGTCATCGTGAGTGGAACGAGAACCTTTTTGACTGAACCTAAATAAACAATCACCACAACAAGGAACAAATATGAAAACAGATGCAAAGCTCGGAGAAAAAGTAAACGCCTACCTGATCGCCAAGGGCGTAGAGACTCCTGTAGTCAAGAACGCCTATAGCGATATGCCAAAGGATCATAAGATCTCCTATATCGAGAATTACTTCACGGCTATCATGGAAGTACTTGGTCTCGACCTGCAGGATGACTCCCTGGTCGATACACCAAAGCGTGTAGCAAAGATGTACGTCAATGAGATCTTCCAAGGTCTTGACTACGCCAACTTCCCCAAGTGCACGACAGTTGATAACAAGATGAACTACGATGAGATGGTTGTCGAAAAGGACATCATCGCAATCAGTTCCTGCGAACATCACTTCGTTACCATCGACCAGAAGGTGTCCATCGCCTACATTCCCAAGCACAAGGTATTGGGTCTAAGCAAGCTGAACCGTATCGCCAAGTTCTTCGCACAACGTCCCCAGATTCAGGAACGCTATGCTGAGCAGCTCTTCTATGCCCTCGAGTGTATCCTTGAGACAGACAACATCGCTATTGTTGTTCGTGGTAAGCATTACTGCGTAGCACAACGTGGCGTGGAGGACACTTCCTCCTATACAATCACTTCCAAACTTGGTGGTGGATTCAAGAATGATCCTGCCCTGCGTAAGGAATTCATGGACTTGGTGCGAGGCTAAATGAAAGTCTTTAAGAAGAGAATCGGATTCCTGATCTCTTCTCAACATCTCATACCCCATGGCGGAATCGGACAGTTCGCCAAGGGGTTTGTTGAGATGGCTGGGAGGTTGGATTGGGTAGTAGACATAATCATGGATGCGCCACCTTTGCCCGGCGCCTCTGAGTTTGTGGGTTACTTGAAGTCTATCCCAAATGTAAACTTCAAGAGCTTAGTCCCTCCTTCCAACGACTTTGTGGCTCACCAAAAGATTCATTCTTTCAGTGAATCTCTGAACTTTGAGAAAGTGATGAAGTTCAGAGATTCACTAATGAAGGCAATGCAGTCTTCTTTGTATGACGCTCTGGTAATCAATACGCCCGAGGCCCTTTTCTCAACCTATGCTTTGGGGATACAGGACTACATCAAGATAGTCTTTTATACCCACAACGAGAACTTGGTTTTCAGAAACAACACATTCAAGGGTGTGTTCAATGACAACTATGATCCAATGATTGAGTCCTTCATGAGACTCCCAGGTATCTTTGTTGGTACTCAGTCTTCCAGGAACAATGCGGAGCTAAAGGAAGCAGGTCTCACTAGAACAGCGTGGTTGCCAATGCCTATCCCTGAAAGAAGTCTATTGGATTCCTCAGACGGTTTAAAGAAAGAAGGTTGCCTGTTCATCGGAAGATGGGAGGAAAGAAAAAACCCCAAGGCGTTTGTGAAGGCAATCAAGGACTCTGGTCTAATGGCTAAGGTCATGACTAATGAGAACGGAGCCAAGAAGTTCGAAGAGGAGTTCAAGAAAGAAGGCATCGAGAACTTCGTAATCAAGAAGAGTATCATAGGCGAAGATAAGGTCAACTTCATCAAATCGGCGAAGGTATTCTATATGCCGTCAAAGTCCGAGAGCTTTGGTTTTGCTCTGATGGAAGCCCTGTGTCATTGCCATTGCGTTGTGGAGGATTACGACTGGGTCTACAACTTCAAAACAGATTTGTTGAGCATTGAAAGGGTTGGTTCTTCTAAAGTAGGTCTTAGGTTGAGGAACCTACACTACTCAGAAGAAGGAACGGAGAAGGGGATCAAATATGTTAGGTCTCTTGACTCGGCTTCTGATCTGATGTGGAGAGACTTCATTGAACAGCCCCATGGGTTGACGTCCAACTCTTCTTCCGCTAAAATCAACGAGCAAGACGACTTCTTTGTTGATGCTTTCATTGATAAGACGCTGGGTAGGTTTGCATCTACTGAGGACTTGATATCAATCTATGGCAACAGGAAGAAGTTCAACAATTTCCAAACACTAACAAGAACCTTCCTTACCAAATCCGAAGAGATGGTAGTAAAGGAAGAAGAGGACAACTTAGATGCTTTCTTCGGATAAGAAAATAGAATACATCGCCTCAGGTACTAGCTACATGAGGCTTCATTCGCCACGCAATGCCGGTGACCCCGTTAATGGGCCATTCATCTCTGAACTTCTGTCGAAGATTGCAAAATCCTCGCCTAACCATGAGTTTGGTTTGTTATTCAATGGATTCACTGAGCAATCCTTTGGTCCGAGGTTTAGGAAACTAGATGGGTACCATAGCATTCATGCTGACAGTGGTGGTCTTCAGATTATCACTCAAGGCAAGGCTGTAACGGACGAAATCAAGGACGATATCTATAGGAACCAATGCGCTTCTGCAGACTTTGGTATGTGCTTTGATGAAATACCAATCGGCACTCAGGGTAAGACGTCTGGCAGGAACGATGTGACTAATCGTTGGTTCAAACCCGACGAGATGGAACATTACGCCAAGCTCACCGGGAAGAACATCGCCAGGCAGATTCACGTCTATAGAGAGCAAAAGTCCGAGTGCAAGCCTATTCTTATCGCTCAAGGAAACTGTTATGACACTTACATGAAGTGGGTTGACATTGTCCTTGAACAAATCCCCTATGAAGATAAGGGAGAGGTTACGGCAGTGGCTATGGGTGCTGCTGCTCTTGGTACAGGCACGTTGGAAGATATCGAAAGAGCTTTCATATTCTCCCAACTGCAAATGGAAAAGAAACATCTCCACGTCCTGGGTGTAGGCTCAGCCAAGAGGATGCTACCCTACTTGATATTCAAACAATCTGGTCTGTATGACGAATCTCTAACTATGTCATACGATAGCACAACTCACACCAGTGGTGTTGAGCTTGGGCTTTACTACACCAAGAACAGGAAACAGGTAGCTTTTGATAGAAAGATGTCGAAGTTCTACGAAGCGACATTTGAGGACATCAGCACAATATGCGACATGGCTGGCCTTGATGCCCATAAGTTCCACAAGATTATGAACACAGGGTACACAAAGTATATTGATCAGGGTGGAGAGGACTTTGACTTCCTTAGGGCAAGGACTGCCTTTACTGTCAAATCAATAATGAACTACATTGAGCACGTTGACTGGATGATGGAGAGCAGAGAGAATATGCTTCAACTAGCCATCGATGCTGAATTTTACAATCCGGCGAAGGCTCTGTATAATGTGAAGAGCAAAGGCGACTTTGACATCTGGCTAGGACACTTCTCCAGAAGGGTGAAAAGCAAGAGAGTTCAAAGCGGCAAACCAACCGACCTAGAGGACTTTTTCTGATGAACCATTATGTAGGCATAAAGAAATCCTTCATCACCGTAAGAACGGAATTTGAAGGGTTTCACTTCTACCCCAATGCGGGAACTATCGACCCAAGGATCAAGTTCCTTGAATCTGAGCATCGCCATATGTTCAAGGTTGAGGTTACGATCTCCGTGAACCACCACGATCGTGAGCTGGAGTTCTTCCTTGTAAAGTGGGACCTTCAGGAGTTCATTAAGGGCGGTAACCAAAATCACAAATCATGTGAGATGATTGCCGACGGAATTCTTTCCCATCTGATCTCCAAGTATGGGCCTTTGCGAGAATACACGATTAGGGTAAGCGAGGACGGGGAATCCGATGGCATCATTACTTGGGTGCCGGACCTCAGAAACACCATTGGAGAATAAATGCAGAACCTCTTCATAGTTCCTATAGAACCCATTGAGACTCGCTATACAAAGCACTGGTATCAATTTGTACCCACTCTGTTCGCCAAGAACTGTCCTAACTTCAACGTAAAGACGGTTGAGGTTCTGTTCTCAACTTGTGAAAACACGCCCGGTGCTTTCCTAAACTTCACAGCTACTATCGACTTCAAGTCCCGGCAATCTGCTCTCATTGCAGAGATGTTCAGCAGGGGAGAAGTCAAATCTGGAGACGTGTTTCTTTACATGGACTACTGGAACCCAACTGTGAATAACACCAAGTACATGGCTGAGTTGATGGGTATTGATGTGAAGATCATAGGTATTGCTCACGCTGGTTACTGGGATCCCGCTGACCTTCTGCCCAACAAGTCAAAAGACAAGAGATGGGGATGGACAATGGAGGAAACCTTTGCAAAGGCGTATGACAAGATACTTTTTGCAACTCCTTTCTCTGAACGCCTTTACTCCTGGTCTATTCACAAAGCCAGTACCTTATCCACGGGGTTTCCCATGGAGTACTATGATGAGGTGTTCACTCCTTATTGGGAACTGGAAAATGCTCCGCCGAAAGAGAACATCGTGGTTTTCCCCCACAGAAAGTCCCCAGAGAAGAACCTGAACTTGTTCTATGCCCTAGCAGAAAGGCTTCCATCTTACAAGTTCATCGTGGCAATGGATGTCTGTGAAACAAAGTTTGAATACCACAACCTTCTTTACAGATCCAAGCTAGCGTTCTCTGCTTCTATGCAGGAGACACTTGGCATCAGTATAGGCATAGAAGCGCCGAGAGCTGGCTGTGAAGTTTTGGTTCCCAAGAGACTGTCATATGAAGTTATGCACTTTGATGGTTCGTTCTATCCTTCTGAAGTCGCCTATGGGTATGAACCAGAAATGAAGCCTTCAAATGTTGAGTACTTGGCTGATCTCATAACTGAGAAGATGACAACATTCAACATTTACAATGCCAAGAAAATTCATGATGCCAACCTAAGGGACTTCTTCACGGGAACCAAGATGTATGAATTCTTGAATGGGTTGACTAGAAACCGTTGATGTTATATCATAAGGTATGACGAGAATCAACTCAAACATACCACCCAAGGAGCTCAAACGAGCTCACCTCATAGCAGAGCTTAGGGAGATTACCATGGTGCCGGCGGCACTTAGGCGCTCCCTCCGCACAAAGACAGAGTCCTCCATACTAGGATCAATACCTGGTAAGTTCACTCTAAACTCTGGCCACGTGAAGTTCTTCTATGACAAGCAGAAGTTCCTCATAACGAGGTTCAATGCTCTTTGTGATGAGATGGAAAGGCGAGGGTATAAGCCAGACAGGACGCGAGTAGTTTCCTTTAACGGTCTTCCCTCTACTTTCTACAGTGATTGGCAGTCCTCCGAAGATGATGACAACCTTGTGAGGCAGCGCATTGCCCTGAGAATCTCACAAAAGCCACATCTATACGAGGACTAGAAATTTATTCGTTGATGTGTTAGACTATGGTTTTAGGAGATAAAAGATGTTGAAGGCGATAGTAGCTTTCCTGGTCTTGACGGCAGTCCTGTTCTTCTCAATCGAGAAGATTCGGGACATGACATACCGTGAGCGTTGGTCCGTAACTAAGACGGCTGTATATGCCATGATACTTTCTCTAGTCTCTGTTTCTTTGTTGGTTGGTTTCGTAATTCTTTTCTAAAGGACTTGAAGTGAAAATTCGTTTTGGTTTTGTAGCTCTGCTTTCCGCCGCTGTCCTCTCCGTAGGCTGCACTCGTATTGAAACTGGTACGGTGGGTGTCCGAATCGGCTTTGACAAGCAAGTCAAGGCTGATGAACTTGTTCCTGGTTCTTGGAATCAGGTTGTAGTCGGTGATGTACTCACCTTCCCAGTAAAGGACGTTCAGGTTGATGTTTCGAACTTGACTCCCCTGGCATCCGACAACAGCACCTTGCAGGACTTTGACCTCGCAGTTATCTATTCGATCAACCCTTCGAGTGTGGCTGAGATTTGGATTGAAAAGAACCGAGGGTTCCATACAGTGGCTGAAGATCGAGAAGGCGATATCTACTTGATGTATAATTACATTCACCAAGTAGCTCGAAACGCCGCTTACAAGAGTGCCCGAAAGTATAAGAGCCTCGAGATGAACGACAATCGAGCCCAAATGGAAGTCGAGATTCGTGAGCAGATGATTGCGTCCCTAGCAGAAGAAAAACTGGATGGTGCCATCAACGTAAGCCAAGTTCTAATCCGTAACGTCATGCCAGATCGTAAGATTGTGGACAGCGCAAACGAGTTGGTTCGAAGCCAAAATGAGATGCTCAAGAAAGAAGTCGAAGTTAAAACCGCGAAGCTTGAGGCTGAACGCATCGCTGCCCTGAACGCAAACTCCGGAGCAGTGGAGTATATGCAAGCCATGGCTATGATCAACATCTCCGAAGGTATCCGAGACGGCAAAGTTCAGACTATCGTAGTGCCTAGCAACTTTACGGCCCTGATGGCTCCATCTAAGTAAAAGAGACGCGGGAGGAAACTCCCGCGGTTTATCATGGAAAAATTCTTCTCTAACATCCAAAGAGCTTTTGAATACGACTTAAGCGTTTCTCTAATGTTATCTTTCGTCGCGTTGGGTATCCTCTCCTTTGCGATGATTGTGTTGAGTATGGTTTTCTACCCCTGGCAAACCGTAGCAGTGATATTCGCTTTGGCGATTGCTAGGGTAATCAAAGCAGGATTAAAGGGAAAATGAAACTCTTTCTTTTTGAGTATGAAACCCCCACTAAGGAAGGCAAAACGCACTTCTGGGTTCCCGCCGAGACTTCTGAACTGGCATGCGCGAAGGTTCTCAGGTTTGAGGGAATAAAAGTCAAGAAAGACGAGCAAGGAATGCCCGTCATGGTTAAGGAAGATGGCAAACATCTTAGCCAAGACTGGATTTGAGCTCAAATTCTCCCCTAAATGCACTCCTAAGTCGTTGATTTTATTGACCCCAAGACGTGCGATTTTGCCCTAGAACCCCTTAACGGGTACTGGCACACAAAACACCAACGCAACACCCCTGTCGTCTATCTACCAAACATTGACATTTAAACCCTTCTCTAGTAGAATACAGAAAACAACCCTGGAATCACAATGAGCATTTTTCTGAAGCGCGGCGAGAACTTTTTCGTTACAACCCACAACGCATTGAACATGCACGATGCGCTCCCTGTTGGGAACTACACCGTTGATATGGATGCGATGACTAAGGAGTTCTTCCTTAAGCCCATCGAGGCGTTCAAGCCCGTGGGTAAACTGTACGGTGAAACCCAAAAGCATACCGACAGAATCTTGACTACATTTGATTCCCGTGCTGCATCTACTGGTGTTTTGCTTGCTGGAGAAAAGGGTAGCGGCAAGAGTCTCTTGGCCAAGAACCTCTCCATACAAGGTATCTCCAAAGGAATTCCAACCATCGTTATCAACAATGCTTGGTGTGGTGATTCCTTCAACAAGTTCATCCAGCAAATCAACCAACCTGCGATTGTCATCTTTGATGAGTTCGAGAAGGTTTATGACAAAGATGACCAGGAACTTCTTTTGACTCTCCTGGACGGCGTCTACCCAAGCAAGAAGCTCTTTGTGTTGACTTGCAACGACACCTACCGTGTGAACAGCCACATGAAGAATCGCCCTGGGCGCATCTTCTACATGATAGAGTATGAAGGGCTGGACAAGGCATTCATCAGGGAATACTGCGAGGACAATCTCATCTACAAAAACTTCACCGAGGAGATTCTGAGGCTGTCTGCGGTGTTTGACACATTCAACTTCGATATGCTCAAGGCCATGGTTGAGGAAGTGAACCGATACAACGAGTCGCCCAAAACTCTGGTTTCCATGCTGAACACCAAACCCACCGGGAACAGCGACAGCTCCTTCACTATCGTTATGATAAAGCATAACGGAAATAATATCAGCATCAGCCAACTCCACAAGGACTTCCTGGAAATCGAGGACATCAACCCATTCAACGAAGGGTTCAGCTTCAGCTTCCGTGTTAAGAACGACAAGAAGTCAAAGAAGAAAGAACAAACTCCCCAGGCATTGGGCATCGACGAGGAAGATGCTGAGTACATTTGGTGTCACGCCTCCTATGAGGTTGAGGAACTCACTTCTGTTGACTTTGACAAGGGATACTTGAAGTTCGAGAAAACCAACGGCGACTACCTGATCCTCCAGAGGAAGGAACGCAAGAAATTCAACTGGGCAGCTTTTTGAGGTAATTATGCAGGATCAAGAAAAACTCATCAAAAGACTTGAAGCGCAGATAGAGGAACTATCAAGGCGAATCAGGTATTTGGAAAACAATCTCCTTCCTATAGGTCCTATAGGTACGCAACCAAATGCGCCGCGCTGGCCAGAGATCAACCCCTCCGGACCTCTAGCACCAAAACCCCCACGTTGGCCAGAAATCAACCCCTCCGGACCTCTAGCACCAAAACCCCCACGTTGGCCAGAGATCAACCCCTTCAAGCCGGTGGAGCCAAAACCACCGCAAAATTTTTGGCTCTGTCCCGCCTGTGGGCAAGGACCTAACCATGCTTGTGGTTCTGTTTCGTGTCCAAGGAATATGAATAAGGTCTCTCAATGAATACCATATGGGAAAGGTACAGGCAGCTGGAAAAAGAGAGGCGTGAGTTCCATAGCCAAGCCACTGAACAGTATGACAAGAATGTCTACTTACCTGCGAAGCTCGCCCTCCAAAGGGAGTGTGGAGAAAGCGAAGAAGGTCACAGATTTGGTTCCTCACACGACAACGGAATAGGTTGGAGCTGGTCATACTGCTCAAAGTGCGGGGGTCGGTACAACATAGAAGGGCCTGAAGTCAGTTGAAATTTATTCAGCCTTGTGCTATACTAAGGCATAGCACAAGGAGTTGTTTATGGGCTACAAGGTTTTGGGATTGACGGAAGAGCTGTTCAAGGGATTTGAGCCCCGCAAGGGTCTCGAAGGTCCTTTTTTGGTCGGCGGAAAGGTTCTGTATTACGATCCCAAAGAAGGCGCCTATTACGATCCGACCTCTGATTTCTACCTGACTAACGAAGAGTATTTTGCTCTAGAAAAGGACCCCAAATGACTATGCCCGCTGGCAAATATTACATTGGCGATCTGTGCTATGTTTTGCACGATGCTTGGGACGAGTTCTGTGAAATTACAATCAAAGGAAATGAATGTCTTGATGGCGAATTCACTCTGAAAGACGGGCGCCGTTTTGCTACCTACCGAACCGCCTGGGGAGACGGCGAATACCCAGTTTCCACTGGCGGTTCGGTAGGTGTAGATGCAGGCCTAATTGGTTGCATTTTGGTGGACCAAATTCGAGACGATAGCGTTTTTGATGAAGAGCATATGATGAGTCTCGGCGTTATAGTCGAATTCAAACATGACTTCGAAACCTATTCTCGAGGAGGCGTGATAACCTTCGGTCGTGTCTCTATTGATACAGAATGATAACTGTACTTGGCGCCAATGGTTATATTGGCAAGAGAATCGTTAGGAGTCTGGAGAAATACACAGACAGGCCTATAATCAAAGTAGATCCATCATTTGGTGGTGTTTACGATGGATATAGGTCTCCTCCGTCTTTGGGCAACTATGGTACGATAATCAACGCTTCCGGTCCAGGCGCATCTCCGGGATGTTCATTAGAAGAATACACGGAAGCAAAGGAATTGTGTCGTTCCTTTAGGGCACAATTGAATTGTGATAGGTTCATCCATATCTCCTCTATTGCTGCTGCTAAGGGAGCAGAATCTCCCTACAGTTGGACGAAACTGGGAATGGAGAATATAGTCAAATCTCGCCCAAATTTCGCTATACTAAGGATTCATAATGTGGCGGGGGAGTTTGATGATAAAGACACTCGTCTCATTCCATCTTTGATCAATAGCTTCTATTCCCGTAGATCTTTTGAATTGAAAGTCTCTGGTCATTCGAGGCTGGATTTCATAAGCGTGAATGATGTGGGAGATGCTATTGCTCAGGCAGCCCTAACAGGGATTCAAGGAACTTATGAAATAGGTTCCGGAACCACCTATTCCATTTACGATGTGATTAGGGAAGTGCAAAAACTCAATACCCTAAACAATATCATCGTAAACCAAACCAGTGATAAGATAGTTCCATTCGTCGGCTATTCTCATCGACTGATAGGTAGTCCAAAAGATTCCCTAAAGCAGATTATCGAATCATATGATAAAAGCAACAAAGATAGATTTGGAACCAGGTAATCGAATGATTCGAATAGGTTTTGGGATGAACAACTATAGGTGGTTCTTTAGAATCGACCTTTGGTCCAGGGCATATAGAGTCACAAGTGCTTGAAATTTATTCAGCTCTGTGCTATACTAAGGCATAGCACAAGGAGTTGTAGATGAAAAAGGAATATTTGGTTTCCTTGAAACTTTGTGATTACGACAAGCAAAAGAAGAAGCTGACACTTTCCAGTGAGTACTTTGGCAAGCCTCCTTCTTTTGAAGTTGAGAGCCACGTCACTGGAGCCAGAGTAAAGTTCATCCCAGTACAGCCAGGAGACCCTTTGTTCTGTCAGGACCAATGGGACGGAATGCAGATGATATACCGCCCCGTTTTTGATATGAAGACCGTCGACCACATGGTTATCTTTGACACATTCTAAGCGCATGAAAACTTTCCTCGCCATCGTCGGCGCCTTCCACCTTAGTATGCACATTCTCGGTTCCATAGGCTCCCTTGACTACCACGTTTGCATCAAGCCTGTTGGGCAGTGCGAGGGGTTCAACGTACCAGGACACGTGAACAACAAATGACAATTCAAAAAGTGATAATACCTATGTTTAAGGTGTATTGGATGGGTCCTAAGTTTGGGACCAATGAAGAAATGGCCTACTACAAAGATGTAGGATCTCTAAATGAGGCTTTGACTATGTGCAAGGACTTGCGTGATATGGGTCGTTCCTTTGTCACGATGGTTTCAGAAGATCCCAATATGGTCGGCAAGGCTGGCGTGTCTGGGGTTGTTGACGGAATTCTCCCTGACGGGGAGAAGTATCATTGGACCAAAGAAGATCGAGTTGGCGCAGCTCGACATCGTTAAATCATGAATCAAGATTGCCCCTACCCAAACGTAGACCCTGAAGATTTTGCCTCTGAATTCGCTTTCCATATGGACTCCATGACCCGATTTGGGTTGAATGGTAAGAGTGAAATCGCAGAGCAGCTCGCCTGGAGAGACCGGAAAATCAAGGAACTAGAGCAGAAGCTCATGTTCATTCATTCAAAGGACACATATGACTGAAGTAGATCGAATCATGGAGTTGGCAGAGCACGCCTGCGCGACCTTCGGGCCACCGCGGTGGAAAGAGCACGATGCGGCAATGGATGCCCTCCGCGCCGCCATAGAGCAGGCGCTGAGTGCGCGGGTGTCGGTGACGTGGGATGGCAATTGCGTACTAGGTCATTGTGGGTCGCCAGCCGGGTGTGAAACGTCTAATTGCTGTCGCGCCAATATAACATCCAAGCCTCAAGACCAGCACCTGACACGCATCTTGGCTGAATGCTACCAAGTCATTGGGGTACTTGCGCAAGAGGCAGGTCGGTTCGATGACGAGTCTGTAATCAAGGCGCTTGATAATGCCAGCGCCGCAGAATTGGTTCATGAAGATGTTCTTCCGTTTCCCTGCAAGAAATTCTCACCCCAGCCCCCAGCCCAAGAGGCGCGGGTGCCTGTGCAGTATCTGGCTAACGGCACACGGTTCAAACTGAGCTTAGATGATGCTGGCAGGGTCAATTGCTTTTGGAACTGGAAAGAGCTTGACGGGCGGTGGGTTGCGCTCGTGGCAGCAGAGGACGACCAGCATCTGAGTGCCAGCGCACCCGAGCCCCCAGCCCAAGAAGTCAAAGTAAGCTGGACGACGTCCAAGTGGCAACACGACTGCGCTGCACTGCTGCAAAACGATGTGGAGCTTTGGGTTTCCCACTGCCCGCACTGCGGAAAACCAGCGACAGCCGCACCCCAGCCCCCAGCCCAAGAGGCGCGGGTGCCAGTCGCCAGTAAGGGTTCGCTGCGCGACATGATGATTGATGCCCTGCTCAACGCCGCACCCCAGCCCACAGCCCAGCGGGAGTGGGTGGGGTTTGAATACAGCGAGATATATGACGCTGCTTTGCAGGCTGGTGTACAGATGGGTGCCGCGCAAATGATCTATCACATCATCGAAGCCAAGCTCCGCGAGAAGAACGGGGGTGCAGCATGACCCCGCCGAAGCTCACAGAAGAAAAGATAGATGAGGTGTGTGACGCAATTATGCAGAAGCACAGCTACAACTGCGGAATGTACATTGCCCACTCCATAGCCGACCTACGCGACCAGCAGTGGCGGGAGATGCTGGCGGGACAGGAACCAGTGTATCAAGTTTGCGTACTGAATCCTCTAGATCCATCTCTTTCCTGGGTTGATGTCGACAAAGATCTTTATGAAAAACTACTGATTGAACCCCATCTTGGTTCCCGTATGGTCTACACTAAACCCATCCCTCTCCCAAAACCTTTGGAAGCCAAACCCACATACCACCCCTGCACCAATATCCTGATTGAAGGGTTGAAAGAGCTCCCTGGCGGCGAAGCAGTTCTGGCTAAATGGGATGCCGCCAGGACAAAGATAGACGTCACTAAGGAAACAAGGAACGACGATGAATAAATTAGAACAGATAATGGGTTTGGTTGACAACTATGCCGAGCTACGTCATACCCAAGGGTCCAAAGCATACAACACCAAAACTGCCGAGATGTATGAGTCTCTGAGAGAGTCTATAGAGCAGGCCTTGGTTTCAGGGAAGTATGAATGGAACGACTGCCTTCGCATAGCTAACGAACCGGAAGTAGATGAGGCTCTTCAACTATTTGCTGAAGGCGAAACAACAGAAGACCAAGCTGTTTGTGTTGTGAGGGAAGTACTAATCGCCGCAGAACAGAAATGCGCCCTTGAGCTGCTTGAAGTTTTTAAAGATGCTCCGTATGTTCAAGCGCAAGGTTGTCTTGGTGGCAAAGTCGCAACCGTCAATAAAGGATAAATCATGATACCCCAGAAACCAACAAGTAAAGAAATCAGGGCACTTTACGAAACCGCAAAGTCTAACTGGCAGACTTGGGAGCAATTTAGCAACGCCTTAGTTGACCTACGAGACCAGCAATGGAAAGATCTGCTGTCGAGCACAGAGCCATATGGCTGGGTAAGCCAACATACAACCAAAGGTCCTTATGAATGGCAATTCAGCAAAGAGCGGGCCGGTATATACCCAGACACTGCAATCAGCATCCTCCCGGTTTTTCTATACCCAAATAGAGCAGTCTTTGATGTCCTTCATAAAGCAAGGGATGCCATCAACGCATTGCTAGCTATAGATTCCCACACCATACTCTCTGAAGAGGACGCAGACAAAATTGACAAGGACCTCAGAGAAGCGGCAGAGGCTTGCATGAGCGCGATACCCAAGAAAGACTAAACCTCTTGAAATTTAATCCTTGTTGTGCTATACTAGACACATAGCACAACAAGGATTTGTCATGAACAAAGTTAAGAAGTTCACCAAAGGCACTAGGTTTCGGGTCATAAGCGGTCGGACTTGTTTCTATACGACAGCCGGAATGATTCGAGCCGGTGTTGGTGATTTCATGGATTTCAACAAGGCCCTTCAAGAAAGCCTCAAATCCCTGGAGGATGCACGAAAGTATGGCGGCCCTATCATGGGAGCCTGTGTTGGTCATTCTGGTTTCTGGAATGGATTCGACATACAGCTGAACATGGCTCAAAACCCCTAAGGAGATAATTATGCCTGTGTTCTTTCATCAAATGAAAGTGATTGATTGCTACGATTGGGACGAACTCGTAGTTCAAACTTACGGTCGACCCTATTGCCTACAGCAGCAAAATGGTTGCATGGAACGAGGTTCAATCGAAATTAGCGTTCCGTGTGAACCAGAAGATTTTGAAAACGACACGATTCCAGAAGTCGTTAATGGTGATGAAATGGGCGTTTCTTTCAATGCCTGGCTAGAAAGAGACCCCAAACAACCCCCTAAAATGCCCCAACCGAATCTAGAAGATTTCTACACAGAGATTTTCTGGCATAGGAACTTCTACCCGAATCTCGAAACACTGGCGAATGATCTAAACAGGAGAGGCATCCTCCCTGCCGGTGACTACCTCATCAAAATCGACTGGTAGACATTTATTCAAGCCTGCCGTATAATAGAGACATAGCGAAACAAGAGGTACACGAAATGGTGAATGTAACGACATTGGTGGTAGGCGACGTAGTTGGTGTGGTTTGCAATCAGGGCTACTCCCAGGGCCTCTATGAGGTAATCAAAACCACCAAGACCCGTGTTACAGTTTCACGGATTGGCGACTCTTACATTCGGACTTTCGTGGCTTCGAAGAACATCGAGGACACCAGCTTCTACAAAAAGCACCCTGGCTGGAGCCCTTATATCGTCTCTCAGGAACAAATCTTCGAGAGCGAGAAGAAGAAACTCATCGAAAACCAAATTCACGCTCTCTGGGGGACTGTTCAGGAGTGCGCAAAATCCCGGGATCTCGAAAACCTCGAGATCGCTCTCGAAGCTCTCAAGAACGCCAAGGCAGTAAAGGAATCGGCATAATGATTACAGTCAACATGATTAGCGCCCTTAAAGTACAGTTCATCAAACCCATCTTCGAAGACGACTTCGTCGAAAAAGGTATGATTGCCTGGTTGACGGACATTGAGTGGGACGCCAAAACTGATTGTTACCAGCTCTACTTTGACTTCAAGGAGTTCGAGGAATATAACGAGAAGTACTTCAAGGAATCTTTCTACCCCAACATCCATACAGCGTCCCTGACACAGGAACAACTTAGGGGTCGCAATGGAAGCCCCCTGAGCGGCAACCGTGATATGTTCACAGCCAAGGAAGCCGGCCAGTATTCACCGAAGTACTCTGTGTATCTCAGTATCGAGAGTGATGTTCGTGACGACGAGAAGTTCGCAGTGGAAATCAAGAAGTACCTGAGGGAAGTATGAACAAAAGAATTGAAAAACTGAAGCAGCAGGCCATGGTTGTTGAGAGAAGCCATGGTGCTTTTGGTGAACCAGAAAATTTCATACGTCTGGATGCGGACAAGTTCGCCGAACTGATCGTCAAGGAATGCTCTTCCATCAACTTCCGGGGAGCTATTGGATGCTCTATTGACGATGACGTGGCGATCAGCAAGCTAATCATGGATCACTTTGGTGTGAAGACCTAAGGAAAAGTAATGAAAAAAGATAAAGAAACTGAGTATAAGGTAATCGGTTCGAAAGTGCAAGACGAATGTTTCTATAGTGTTCTGGATGGGAAAACACCCCAGGAAGTCAAGGAACATATGGATTACCTCATAGAAAGATTCAGTGGTCGAAATGTTTACTTCGTTGTGGACTACTATGGATATGATGGCGGAAAGGAACTAGAGCTCTGGGAGAGCCGTCTCGAGACTGAAAAGGAATACAAGAAGCGCATGGCGGCACTTGCTATCCGCCGGGCCCGGGAGGATTCCGAAAAAGAAAAGAAAGAGGAAAAGGAACGCACAGAGTATGAACGCCTGAAGAAGAAGTTTGAGAAGAAAGGAACTTCATGATGGATTCATACGAAGAATTCAAGAAAAGAGTTGCTTTCCTGAAATCCTCTGTTGAAAAGTCGAAAAAGGCTCTCGACGAAGCAGAAGATGATCTGAATGAGCTCCTTATTGACTGCCCTTGCGTTGAAAGAGAAGACAAGGAAACGTATTACTCAGGGAGCTACTATGATAAGGCGTTCACAAAGTACTGGTCTCAATGCAAAGTCTGTGGGAAGACTAGGACAATCAAGGAGGTTACTCATTCCCATTATGGGTAGGAGACACAATGATTAGTGAAAAGAAAAGTCTTGAAATCGCCAACATCTGCTACGCCAACGTGTCTGCGGGGTTTGCCATGTTCTCCAACCCCAAGAACCGTGGACCCAATTTCACATGGCGCAAGTGGATTGAGCATTGCGAAGAAGATGCGGACCTATGGATGATGATCCATAACGTCAAGGGAAATGAGAAAACCGTTAAAGAAACCGCCCGAAGATTTTCCCGGGAGATTGCGGAGAGATTGGTTTCCCTGTCCATAAGTTAAAATTCTGAAAGGAATCAAAATGATCAAGTTCAAAACAAAGTCAACGTTCTTCGGTGGTCTCCCCGTGAGGCTTATGACTACCTATGGTGGAGAGACGGTAAACACCATCAACTACAATGCAGACAATATGTGCAATGCCTTAGGTATAATGCTTAGGGGTCTAATGGTAATCATATTTGGTGTGGCTGTCTCTGCCTTTCTTCTGGCAGTAATCGCTTCGCCTATTTTGGTGTGGCTTACATGGATGGCAGTCAATATGACATACATCCAACCCTCAGAATGGCTCATGGTGTCTTTCTTTATCATGGCTATAGGGGCAATTGCATTCGTATCAATCCTACTCCTTGAAAAAATCAAGTCCATGGCGTCCCCAGACAAACTAGACCGGGACAGCAATGCCTACAAGATGTATAGGGCTTACCGGGAAAAGTATTGCGTGGGGGTGGAGTTCGAATGAAAGTAGTAGTTTGGAAAAGCCACGGTGACATTGAGGTTTATGCCTCTGACACGGTTGAGCAGATTGAGTATGTCCTGGACGTGGTTATGGAGATTCTCGAACAGATTGGTTTGACTCATCTCTCCCTCTCCTGCAGAAACCATCTCAAGAATCATCCCGGGGACTTCAAACAAGCAGAAAAGGTACTCAAAAATATATTCTATGACGTTATTGGATCCTATGACGAATTCGAAGATATCTTTATCACTGAGGTAAGGAACTCATGAGTAGGGAGTTCATCGACAGCCAGGTGCTTTACTATAGAAGCATCCTGAACTGTGGCCCTTCCCGGGACTGGAGCCTAATACTTGGGCTCTACCACCGGTATCTTTCTCTCCAGAAACAGGCCTAGATTTTTATTCAAGGTTCCTTTATAATAGAGACATAGCGAAACAAGGAGTAGAAAATGTCTAAGTTCGAGGAAGTCTACCGAAAGATCTCTGACCGTAGGAACTACATCGAGCCCAAGTACCCCAGAATGGACAACTGGGCAGTAGATCGATATGAGCGGGAGGACGGCATGTTCGCAAGCATGGCAGACTCGGGCTATACTCGTCGAGTTGGCAAGATGGTTGACGGCAGGGTTATATGGTGCGTGACTGACCAATACACCAAACCCCTGGATTTCAGTGGAATTACCGAAGAAGAGTTCCTTTCACTCAAGGTATAAGATGTTCTATCAAGCAAAATACATCATTCATGACGATATGACCCCCGTTGTGTTCCCCGAAACGCTCGCTCATGTAGATGTGGCATACAATATGTTCGGTGGTAAGGAGAAGATCAGCGGCGCTGGGTTCTGTGTATATCATTCCTCAGAAGGTTGGATATGTTACGGCGAAAGCATTAGCCTGAAGATCAAGAGCAACGGTGATGCCGATGGGAAAATTCTGAACAAGATGTTGGGAGGGGCGAGACAATGATATCAGCAAAAGAAGCTCGGGAGTTATTCGATTACGCGGATAGGGAAGCAGAGACCTTCCTGAATGTCTCAATAGAACCTGCAATCATGGCGGCCGCCATGGAAGGTAAGAGCACAGTGTCTATTCTACTAGATGCCCAGGAAACTTGGAAGAGACTGGAAACCACGCCCCAAATGGGTCGAGTCCTGAACAAGCTCTATGCCCTCGGTTACAAAGCTACAGTGGCATACTACGGGGATCCGTATGTTCCGAGAGCCCTTGAGGAAGAGAAGGACCCCTTACTAGTAAGGAACTATGGGTATATCATCTCATGGTAGCCAGGTATTTCTGGCAGGAAGCCAGGGGCGTAAACGAAGATATAGAGCGTCATAGAAAAGAGGAGGCACATCTTTCCTTGAAGCTAGAGGAAGCAGAAAAGTCCCTCGAACTCAACCCCAATGATAAGTTCGCCGAAATGAGGGTTAGAACTTATAGGCACTTCCTGGGCTTGCTTGTCCAGTCGAAGGCCGAAGCTGTGTCGAAGCTCGGTAGGAAGTAGATTTTTATTCAAGATTCCGCTATAATATAGACATAGCAAGGAAAGAATATAGAGAATGACCCCCTACCAGATAAATCAAAAATACGAGATGCTCCTGGAAATCAAGAGTGGATACTTTGCAGGAACCAAACTGACGGAAGACCAGATGGAGCTCTCCGAAGAAGATGAGCAGTTCCTGGTAGAATACGCCCAGAGCAAGATCAATAAACTGATGAAGGACCCAATCTGCCGGAAGCTAATGGACCAATACTATGAGAGGCTATGGGCTCATCGTTTTGACTAAAGGAAAACAGAAATGAAGATCGAAGACATCCCCAATATTGACGCAGTCAATGCCCTTTATGCCCTGGAGCACTACGCAAGGGCAACACATAAGATGGGTAGGCTGACGGATGAACACCGAGCTCGCATTGACAAGTTCATCGAGAAAGTCAACCCCGTTATTGAAAAACTCGATGACGATGCAAGGGTCGAGGAAATGCTCGACTATCTGCTGACCAAACAAGGAGTCTAAAAAAATGGCCCGGGAAACTAAGGAACAGCGCCAGGAGCGTTTGAATGCAGAGCTTCTAGCCCAGGAAGCCGAGGCGGCAGCAACCTATACCCAGCGCCTTATGCAAACACTGGAGAGAGCCCAGAAGGCAAACTTCGAACTGACTGTTCGGGATGGAAAGTTCCAGCTGGAGGACCGGGATAATCGTTATGACGTGCTTCCCCCGCCCATGGGGCCTACCTATACTCGGGAAAACGAGCAGGCCCTGGCTACTCTTTTGTGGAGCGTTGGGCTCAAGGAATCTGTAATGGCAGAAGCCGAGCGTATGGAAATGGCTCGTACTGCTGCCCTGGGGAAACTTACCCAGGAAGAGCGAAAGCTACTGAAACTACTGTAACAGAAAGAGGAAATTGAAAATGGCTGCGTTTATCCTAATCATATTTGCTCACGTAGGGTCCATGGGTGATGGTAACTCCAATGCCCTGACTACGGCGGAGTTCACAACGAAAGCCCGATGCGAGGCAGCTGGTAAAGCAGCAGTCACCATGTCCCGGGGTACGGTGAAGAGTATTGACTTTGTCTGTGTTGAAAAATGAAAAACATCCTTAAGAATATGCCCCTGAGTGTTAAGGTCTCTTTTGCTTTCCTTGTCTTTCTGCTCAGTGTCTTGACCTATTTTGTCCCGGTTTTCGTGATTGGGCTTATCTTGGTTGTGGGGTTTATCGCAGCCGTCTTTAGAATCATTTGCTGGATGGAATTACTATGAACGAACTAATCACTTTCCTCACCACCCTCAGCTGGGTATGGTTGGGTTACTTTACTCTGAGTGCCCTTGTGGTGGTACTCACAAGCAATGGGCGTTTTGAGTTTCATCGATCCGCAATCTTCCTGACCCTCATCTCCATTGCCTTCCTGATCGCTTTCTGATATGTTCTTCTTCCTGATCTACTTCTACATGGTTTTTGTGGCGTTCATGCTCTTCTCCCTATAAGGGGCTCCCCCGGGACTCTTGAATTTTATTCAACCCTGTGCTATAATAGTAGCATACTAGGAGTTGAAGATGACCTACACAATAGCAAAGCACGAGGGACGATGGGTACACATCGTCAAGTTTGCCTCGAAGGTTTCCTTTAGCTCCGAAGAAGGTTGGTTCATGATCAACATGGACTGGGAGAAGGCGAACCGGAAACGGGAGCAGTTCAAGTGGATTCCTGCATCGACGAAGTTTGATGCAGTACGGGAAATGATAGGAGCATAAGATGACGACAGTAGCAGACATGATCAAGTGGATGCAGACCCTCCCCCAGGATGCCGAAGTTGAGTGTGGCGTTGAGTTCACCTCTGGATATAGTACCTACATGGGCTATGTTCCGGTGAGCATCCAGAACTGTGATGTTTATGACTATACTTCCGAGGAAGATCGGAAGAAGTATCCCAACATGGCAGGGAAAACGCTTGTTATGATCAGGGGTGAGTGAGTTGAATTTTATTCAAGATTCTGCTATACTGTAGGTATACTAGGAGTTGAAGATGGCAACGTATCAAACAGTGATGTCCGGTGTAGAGCAGAGCAAGAGCGGGAAGTGGTCCGTGAGCTTTGACAACTTCGTGACTGCCCGAGGAGAGACCTATCTTGGTAGTTCCTGTGCCTCTGCTCCGGTGTTCGCCACCAAGGAAGAAGCGGAGGCTGGTGGTGCCCGAGCCCTGAAGAAGCTCGAGGAGACGGGTCGTTTTCCCAATATGTGTGAGGCGTTCTGAGATGAACAAGCAGACCAAGAACCACCGTTACATTCCCATGGAAAAGTATGAGGAATGGCGAAAAGCCAACCGGGGAGTTAGGGTGTTCTTCCGGGGACCTCGATTCCTTCGCACTCCCTACCAAGTACGCCATGGCGCAGCGGATTGTCTCAAGGAAGACGCAACACACTTTGTGGTCTACTTCAACTCCTGAAAAGAGGTCAAAATGATGAACGAACGAATCAAGGAACTCGCCGAACAATCATACGTCGAAGTTCCTCACGAACGTGATTGGGACGCGACTTCAAAAATCTTTGATAAAGAAAAGTTCGCTGAGTTGATTGTCAAGGAATGCTTGGCTCTGTTGAATGGCGAGAAAGAATATTACTCAAATCCCGGGAAATATGAATCTCTTGAATACTACGAACGTATGAAGGCAAAAGCAGAAGCGTTAGAAGATGCTGGTTCTCTGATCAAATCACATTTCGGAGTTAAACAATGAACGAACGAATTCAAACACTGGCCTCTGAGGCTGAGGACTACGCCGATGACATTGTGGATCAAGGCGGTGAGTTCCATGAAGCTTACACTAAAAAGTTCGCCGAGTTGATCGTGCGGGAGTGTGCCAGCTTCATCGATTCTCGTCTGGAAACCAGCTGGAGCGGCGCTACTGACTGGGCAGACGGTGAAGATCTTATGACTCACTTCGGGATTGAATGATACAGTGGACGGTCCCATGGAGCCATACGTCCAGGACCAAGTGTATAGGTCTTTTAAGAGCGGCACCAGCTGGGGAGCTACCAGTACTCTCACCATTGATAATTCTTGAATTTTATTCAACTCTGCCTTATAATAGAGACATAGCGAAACAAGAGGTACACGAAATGAACAAAGTCAAGAACAACATCTCCTATGTCCTGAATCTCTTCCTTATCCCGTTACTGTGGGCCATGGTGTTCTTCCAGGAGATGCGCCGCGCGGCATACGAGACCAACTTGACTGTCAAGAATGCAATCCGTGAGAACAAGCGCCACCACGGAAAGGCTTGAATTTTATTCAACTTTGTGCTATAATAGAGACATAGTAAAGGAGTTGAAGATGGAACTGGTACTGAGCGCAACGTTTCTTCTGAAGGTTGTATTCTTTCTGTTTGGTGCAGGACTCCTGGGTGTTCTCTGTCTAAGCCCAATCAATGACCAACCCACTGGGGCTGTGCAAGTAGTGGTTTGGACGGTTTTGGTAGCCATCCTGTTTTCCCTGATGTTTGGGTTCATAACGATTAAGTTCACGCCTTGAATTTTATTCAACTCTGCCTTATAATAGAGACATAGCGAAACAAGGAAACAAGAGATGAAACTGACCGTAGGCGACCTCATTAAGAAGCTCGAAGCATTCCCCAAGGACCTCGAAGTTCACATCAACGACGAAGGCAATGGGAACTACTATGAAGAGGTCCTTGGAGTGTTCATCGGGAGGCTCCCGGATGCTAAATTTGATAACATAGGAACTGACCGAGTCATCATCGCAATCGACCAATACGAGTAACCCCATGGCAGTAGCAACTATCAAACTGGTCGCCCCTGAGTACTTCTCTGAGTTTTACTTCTCGAAGAACGCAGCAGACGTAGCGAAGAAGGCAATCAAGGAAGGCAAGTACCTAAATTATGGCTCCATGTCTATCCAGGGCAAGGAAGGGGAAGCCGTAGCAGAGGAAGTGTTTGACCTCACCAACAACCCTTCCCGGGAAGATGAACGAGCAGAGCTCTATGGTGATGCCCGAAGCGTATCTGTCGGGGATATCATCAACGTGGACGGAGTGGACTACCTCTGTATGCCCTCTGGCTGGAAAACTCTCTAAACAACTGAAAGACCTTACACATCATGAATTACATCTGTTTCAAACCCTCCGCAAAACTGTCCAAGTACGTTGTGGACGTGGACAATCGACGTATCATCAGTAAGCAACCCCGCTTCATGGGTCATGCTCTGAGCTGGCAAACTCGTCCCACTTGGCCTGAGTGCCGGGTCGCTCTCAAGGACGATACTGGTCGAGCTCGAGTACTGAAGTGGGAACAGATCTTGGAGATGCTCCAGACCTCCAAGACCCCTACCAAGAAGATCGTAGAGCAGAAGTCCGTTGAGCCGAAGCTGGAAAAGTTCCTGCTGGTCTGCAAGGAGCATGATTATGCCGATACCTTCTATGCCCACAGCGACGAGACCAATGATGAGGCCATTGCCAATGCAATCAACATCGCCAAGCAGGATGGTTGCATCGATGGCGATGAGGATCTGAAGGTAGTGGACCTGAACACGTTCAAGATCTATGATGTTGCTACGCGAAAGGTCCAGGTTACTGTAAAGAAATTTACCCTGGTGGGTTGAATTTTATTCAACTCCGTGTTATACTGTAGACATACAGAGAAGGAGTTGAAGATGGTTTTCGGGAAACGAATCAAGGTCACTATCACACTGAAGTCCGGTCATCGATTCTCCTTCAAGTGTGATGACTTCATCATAGAGAAGAACAAAGGGGTGATGTATAGCTACAAAGCAGAAGGGCTGGACAAGTCCCTAGGCAATGAACTGTTCTATCTAAACATCGAGAACATTGACCACATTAAGACCCAGAAGGTGTTCTTCTGAGTTTGAATTTTAACCACCTCTGTGCTATAATAGTAGCATACTAGGAGAAGAAGATGAGAAAAGGTGAGATGCTGGACAAGATGTTGGTACTTTGCACCAATGCCCATGCTGGGCAGTTTGACAAAGGCGGCAACCCCTACATCCTACATCCCCTTCGCGTGATGAGCTTTCTCAAGGAAGCAGACGAGGAGTTGCAGTGTATCGCTCTTGGCCACGATGTTATAGAGGACACCTCCGTAACTTACGCCGACCTCAGGGCTCTCGGGATCTCTGAGAGGGTGATCGCTGGTATCCGTGCTCTGACCAAACAACCCGGACAGACCTACGAAGAGTACAAAGAAGGCGTGTTTGCCAACGAAGATGCCATGAAGGTCAAACGATGCGACCTGAGACACAATAGCGATATCCGTCGCCTGAAGGGAGTCACTGAAAAGGACGTAGCTCGGATTGCCAAGTACATGAAGTTCTACAGTGAGATCAACGAGAGGCTGGCTTGAATTTTAATCCCCTCTGTGCTATAATAGTAGCATACTAGGAGAAGAAGATGGCAATGGTCAATGTAGCGAAGCGGGAAGAGAAGGAAGTAGCCAAGATTCGGAAGGCTGTTGAGAAGCTCACAAAGAACATTCCCCATGCGGAGCTCGATGACTTCAGCAAGGATGAGAAGGGTGTGTGGTGGATACAGGTCTCCTCTCCCATCGAAGTGGCAGATGACGTCGCTTCGATTGTCCTGCTGAAGAGTGATTACGCAGTACTGATGGGGCGGCAGGAGCACGAAGGGTCCTATGACTGGGCATCCGGTGTCTATAACAAGGACTGCTCTGTCGTGCAGTTCATCATCAAGTGAGAGCAAACAAATGAACAAGCAAGAAGTTTTCAACAAAGTCCATGCCCACATCATGACCCAAGGTGGTCCTGCCTATGCCCATGGCGAATGTAGGTATAGGAATGAATACAAACAGTCATGCGCCATCGGTTGCCTCATACCAGATGAACTCTACAACCCAATGATCGAAGGTGTTACTGTTCGGGGAGTCATAACTAATGGCGAAACTGAGGGCTCACGTGAATACAAGCTCAGGGAGATACTGGAGAAGGTTGTTGGTACTGATTGGGAAGAAATGAGCCAATTCCTCATACAACTCCAGGACGCTCATGATGATGACCTCGTTGAGGACATTGGTCAATGGCTCAGCCGTATGGAGAGAATCGCAAAGACCCACAATCTGGAGGTTCCCCATGCAAGTTAAGTTCGAGAAACAAAGAGTACTGGATGCCTGCTTCAAGTACCGTGAATTCCGAGCAGCACGCATACACGATAAGACTGAACAGTTGATCGAGAGCTGCATGAAGCCTCGGTTCTTCGGTCTACTCCGTCCCCGCACTAGAGCAGAAGCCGAGGCATTCGTAGAGAGTGAGATGCAAGATGAGCTGCGCTACTATGAGATCTACGCCGGTGCAGAGTACCAGAAGATCCTCGCCATCGAGTGCGCTTCTCGGTTCTCCTCAGAAGAGTTCGTCTACCTCGAAACCGACGAAGTTCAAGTTCTAGGATGGTTCCTGGTTGACGACAACAAACTTCCATCGTAAAATACAGTATCCATTCTCTCTATTAGGAATCAATCATGTCCAAGGCTCTCGGAATCATTCTAGGTATCCTCCTCGCTATACTCATTGCGCCTGCTCTAGGCGGAGGCATCGCAATGCTACTGAACCTACTCTACCCATCGATGTTCGCCTTCTTGAACGATGCGCTAGGCACTTCAGCATCCGCGTTCACCATAGGCGCTACCTTTACATGGATCGGTGGTATCATCGGCGGTGCGGTCACTGCTGCTCGCTCATAAACATCGCCATACATACTGTTTCCGCACATCATTCGTCAACCGTCTTATACGGAATTTCCTCCGCAATTTTCCTTCGATTTGAGTACATAATGAGCAAGAATATTTCTCTACAGGATCTTGAATTAGGTAATGTCGAAGATATCAAAGATGTCGAAGAGATCGAAGAGAGCGGGTGGCCAGAGAGTGATTTCGGTTCCGTTGCCGAGCTCCTTGACTACAGTATCGACGAGAGCTATCCCTCTGTCGTTATAGCTGGCATTACGTTCTCTCCCTCGGACATTCTTAAGAAACTTGATCCCGTTGCCTACAACATAATGCTCCGGGAATTTGAACAAGGTAAATCATGATTCTATCCATACTCGATTCCGTCTCCTCAGTTTCTTCTCGGAATGAGAAGATTCGCATCCTTTCTTCTCATCAAAGTAATGATGAATTGAAGAAGGTCTTTCTCTATGCCCTCAATCCCTACTACACATATGGCATTAAGAAGATACCAGACTATTCCCATGACTCCATAAAGTATTCTCTTTCCGATGCCTTTGGGTTGTTGGATCGTTTTCGTCGTCGGGAACTCACGGGCAATGCCGCCATTGATGCCCTTGTGGATATGCTCACCGGGCTATCCCAGGAAGATGCCATTGTCCTGAATCGTATCATCCTTAAGGATCTTCGGATCGGGGCTTCCGAGGGTGCTGCCTCCGTTGTATGGCCTGGTCTTATTCCGGATTTTCCCGTGATGAAGGCAACGGCTTTTGATGCCAAGTCCTCGCTCCGTATCGTTTATCCTGCCTACAGTCAGGTTAAGCTGGATGGTGCTCGCCTTGCTATCCGTGTTTGTGATGGTGTTGTTGAGTGTTTTTCCTCCTCGGGGCGACCAGTCGAGGTTCATGGGTCTTTTGATTATCTCGGGGCTCTCGGCTCAGATTTTGTCCTTGATGGTGAGCTCCTCTACAAGGATACATTCGGGAAGGTCGTCGATAGGAAGACCGGGAATGGCATTGTCAACAAGGCCATTAAGGGCACTATCTCTCCCCAGGAGGCAGGGGGTCTGCACTTCGTTGCCTTTGACCGTATTCCCCTTGAGAACTTCGATAGGGCCGAGACCTATAATTCTCCCTATAGGGATCGTCTCTCCCGATTGGCTGATCTCTCGCTATTCTTCCGCCATAATATTTCCCTGGTAAATACCCGGATCGTTAATTCCGAGAAGGAAGCCGTTGCCCACTTCCGGGAATTATTGTCCGAGGGATTCGAAGGAACTATCCTCAAGAATTATTCCTCGGTGTGGGAAAATAAAAGATCCAAGGATCAGATTAAATTCAAGGGTCTCCTGACCTGTGACCTCCGATGCGTTGGAATTGTTGAGGGGACTGGAAAATATGTCGGCAAGATGGGTGCCCTGCTCCTTGAATCAGCCGATGGTGAGCTGTCTGTATCCGTAGGCACTGGCTTCTCGGACCTTGACCGGGCTCAACCTCAGGAGTACTGGCTTGACAGAATTATTGAGACCGCATACAATGAGAGGATAAAACCCAAGACCGAAGGGTCCAAGCACAGTCTCTTCCTGCCGAGATACATGAGCGTGAGGCTCGACAAAACCAAGGCAGACACTCTAGCCAACATACCAGAAAAAGGAATAAAGGAATGACTTTCGTAGATAAAATCGTTGAGTTCAACATGATTGCCGGTACCGGGGGACGCTTTGATACCCGCAAGGTAGCTCTTTACATCGGACTCCAGCTCGAGGAAATGGCCGAGAAGATCTCATCCATACCCCATGGTGGGGAGTTGGGCAAACTCCAGACTTCCCTTGAATACCATTCCAAGCTCTTCAAGGAAGGTCGCTTTGATTTCCTGGTTGAGAATATAAACCAAGTAGAGGCCCTCGATGCCGATGTTGATCTCGCTGTCGTTGCCCTCGGTGGTGGTATTGCCCTCGGTGCGGATATCTCCGGTGCCTGTCATGAAGTAATGGACAGTAACCTATCCAAGAGCGTATTGGATGAGGATGGCAATAGAGTCATGCTCAAGGACGAGAATGGTAAGGTGATGAAGCCCGATACATTCTGGAAGCCCGAACTTAGGAAGTACCTACGATGAGAAATCGACCTGTCATATACCTTGACATGGACGGCGTGATTGCCGACTTTGAAAAGGCCTATACCAATATAGACGGTAAGTTCGAGAAGGACTATAAAAAGTTCCGACATGCCGTCTTGGAGAGGAAAATATTCGAGGAACTTGACTACATGGAAAATGGTCGAGAGCTTATTTTCTTCCTGGAGAGCCATGATATTCCAATCGAAATTCTTTCCTCGGTAGGCTCATCTGAAAAAGATATGGTTGAGGCTGGCTCGGTACAGAAAACTCGTTGGCTCCATGACCGGGGGTTATTTTATCCCCGGAACTTCGTGACTAAGTTCTCCCACAAGGCAGATTACTTTGCCCATAGTCTTTCTCTCCTGATTGATGATCGAGAGGATATCATCAGGGACTTTAGGCAGGCAGGGGGTATAGGTGTGCTATATAAGGCATCGGAGTTTGAGAAGATGAAAAAGGATATCTTCTGGGCCCTAAAGGGACTAGACTACAGAACAACCTATGCCAACCTATACATTTAAGAACAAAGAGACTGGGGAATTTGTTGAGCACGTCATGAAGATCTCAGAGCTCGACGAATTTAAGGCCCAACACCCAGAACTAGAAAGAGCCCTAGTGGACTCGCCTTCATTTGGTGACCCAGTAAGGTTAGGTCGAGTTAAGATAGACAATGGGTTTAGGGAAGTGCTACAGAAGGTAGCAGATGGAACACCAGGAGGTAGGGAGCTTAGAGACAACATCCGTTAGGCTATATACCTTGTGTCAAACTCAGGAGAAACGCCTAATGGCTTCCAAGAAAACCCCCCTGTCCCGACGAGAAGAAATATTTGAAGCCGATGAAGGCTCTACTACTCAGGGACAGACAAATAGAGTTTCCAATGCCCTTAAAATAAAGCTCGATCACCTGAAGGGTTTCGAGCCCCTTACTGACAATCAGAGAAAATTCTTTGATATGTATAAGAAGGGCGCATATTGTGTAGGTCTTTTTGGCTCCCCTGGAGTTGGAAAGACCTTTCTTTCTGTCTACAAGGCCCTGGAGGAAGTTCTGGATCGTGAGAATTCCTTCAGGCAAGTGGTTATTGTTCGTTCTGCTGTTCAGGTTAGGGACCAGGGTTTTGTGCCCGGTGACCTTGATGAGAAGATGGCAATCTATGAACAACCCTATAAGGAAATATGTCAGACCCTGTTCGGAAGAGCCGACGCATGGGATCGTCTAAAGGAGCAAGGCTATGCCAGGTTTATATCTACTACTGCCATTCGTGGTATTTCTATTGATGACGCGATTATAATCGTTGACGAATGCCAGTCCATGACATGGCATGAACTGTCTTCTGTTATCTCCCGCACAGGTCATAGATCCAAGATTATCTTTGTGGGCGACCTCAAGCAGAACGACCTTGTGAAGAACAAGCACGATGTGTCTGGTCTGGAGAAGTTCCTCCATGTTCTAAACAGCATGACGGAATATGAATACGTTGAGTTCACACCCAACGATATTGTTAGGAGTTCCCTTGTGAAGTCCTTCATCATTGCCTGCGACAGATTGGGGTATTGATATGATAGAGACTGATAAGCTAAAGGCCATCCTGCCTAACATCAGGGAACCAGCTCCTTGGTCCTATGAGCTATCCATGGTGCTGCCTTCCTATGATATCGACACCAAGGAGAGGATTGCTTCTTTCCTTGCTCAATGTGGCCATGAGTCTGCTCACTTGAATGTCCTTGTTGAGAACCTCAACTACAGCCAAGATGGTCTAAGGAAAGTCTTCCCCAAGTACTTCCCCGATGACAAGACGGCATTTAGGTATGCCCGCCAACCCGAATGGATTGCCTCGAGAGTCTATGCCAACAGGATGGGCAACGGTGGTGAGGCTTCCAAGGAAGGTTGGAAGTATAGAGGTCGGGGCATCATTCAGGTTACGGGCAAGAACAACTACAGGGCCTGTTCCGACTTCCTTTTTGGCGATGATCGCCTTTTGGAAACTCCTGAGTTGCTCTCCGAGAAACAATATGCCATAATGAGTGCATGTTGGTTCTGGCACTCCAACAAGCTAAATGACTTTGCTGGGGATGTTAGAAGGACAACAAGAATAGTGAACGGTGGGTTCAAGGGTCTAGACGACAGAACCAACATCTACAATAGAGCAATGAGAATTCTTTAATGCACCTACCAGTTGAACTCCCAAGGATTCAAAGACTAGACAATACTGAATTTGGTCGTCTATACCTTACACCTGAAAAGAACAAGTATCCTTCCGTGACAACTGTCTTTTCCGTTATTGATAACCCAGGCCTTGATGCTTGGAGGAAGGCAGTAGGAGCAGAGGAAGCCAAGAGAATAGGCGCGAGAGCAGCAAAGAGAGGAACCTTTGTTCACTCCATGACGGAGGCCTATCTCAAGGGAGAGGAACCAAGAGTAACACCCATAGACAAAATGCTCTATGGTTCAAACTGGAAAAGATTCAAACCCCTTGTTGACCGTATAGGTGATACCTATGCCATCGAGGGGCAACTATACAGCGACACTCTAATGACGGCGGGGACCGTCGATTGTGTTGGTATGTGGGAAGGCAAGCTGTCCATTATCGACTTCAAGACCTCGACTCGAAAGAAGAGACATGAGGACATTGATTCATACTGGATGCAATGTGCTGCTTATTCAAGAATGTGGTTCGAAAGAACTGGTCAAAAGATTGAGGACCTAGTGATACTGATGTCCGTAGAGGATGATGACTCCCTAGTATTCAATGATAAAGTATCCAACTGGCTTGACAAGTTCGTTGGTGTTCGTGTAAAATATAAGAGAACCTTTGGAGTCTAATATGCTCAAGAAAATAACAGCAGCCATACTGTTGACGGTATCATCCATGGCAATGGCAAATGAACCAATCTGTGCGCCTACGGATGATTTTGTTATCCTACTCTCCGAAAGGTTCAAGGAGAACATTGTTCTGGTGGGCCTGTCTGAGGAAAACGATGACCATATCATTAGTGTATGGTTCAACGCCGTGACAGGAACGATGACTGTTCTGAAGTCGTCAAGGTCTAAAGGAGTTTCGTGTGTTATTGAGTCGGGCATTAACGCTAAGTTCAAAGGTAGCGTTTAGTCTTCTTTTGTTAACCCCCGTTTACTCAACACCCCAGGTTATAGATAAGACCAAGGGTCAGATAGAATGTCTGGCCTTGAACATCTACTATGAAGCCCGGGGCGAGAGTCGAAAGGGAAGAGCAGCTGTTGGTCATGTCACAATGAACAGAGTTGAGCATAGGGCATACCCAAATGATGTTTGCTCCGTTGTCTACCAGAAATGGAAGTCAACTTGCCAATTCTCATGGGTGTGCAGCAAAAACCTACCTAGGATAAGACAGGAAATTTATGAGGACATCTACAAGCAAGCCGAGACAATCTATCATAGAGAGAAGGACACTGTCACAAGGGGAGCAACTCACTTCCACTCAACTTATGTCCAGCCTTCCTGGGCAGCAAGTAAAAGAATCACAGCCGAGATTGGCAGACACATTTTCTACAAGAAGTAACATGAGCAAAAACAATCAAGAAGACGACTTCCAGGAAGTTGGCATCATCAAAGCGATAGAGAAGAAGTCCTACATCTATGAGGTCCACCTTGACCAGGACATCTCTGAGCCCGAGAACTATAGAGAGCTCATCTCTGCCCTGTTCAATGCAGGCCCCGACGATAGGTTCCACGTCTACATCAATTCCTGTGGTGGCTACCTTTCAAGCTGTGGCGCTATTGTAGAGGGTATGAAGAACACTCAAGCTACCGTCTGTGCAATACTGGTGGGCAACACTCATAGCGCAGCTTCCATCATTACGATGTACTGCGATGAAGTCCTTGTACTTGACTATGCTTCGATGATGGTTCACACTGCTCAATATGGCACCTATGGCTTTGTTGGTAACGTGAAAGCCCATTCAGACTTTGAACACAAACAAAGCATCCGAATCCTGAATGAGGCTTACAGTGGCTTCCTAACAGAGGAGGAGATGCTCAAGGTTCAGGACGGTGTAGAGATGTGGTTTGACGCCGAAGAAATCAGACAACGTATCAACAATCGTAAGAACTGGATTGAGGCAAAGCTAGGGATTCAAGGAGAAGAAACTCCAGAACAGAAGCCCAGAACCCGTCGTTCGAAAAAAGCAGAATGAGCAACTTTCGTTTCATAAAGACAGGCATAAACACTCAACCATTCCTAGAGGAACTTGAACAAAACAAGGACCTCTGGGGTATGGTTAGTCAGATGTCAAACATAGGCGGAATTCAAAACCCCTATGGTTTTTTACCACTCACAATGGGTATCCAATATGGTGCCGTGGACATCAAGGACTCCGAGCATCAAGGAGACACCCCGGCCAGGATTTTGTTCCCGAGGCTCAACGCATGGCTTAGAGAGAACAAAGTCAACAATCATTCAAGAGCTGCCTTCTTTAGGCTTCTGCCTGGACACTCAGTAGGTCTACACATAGATGAAGGCAAGTACTATCTCACCAGGGACCGTTACCACTTCTCCCTTGCTGGTAGGTATCGTTATGAAGTAGACGGCGAGGCTCACGTCATTGAGCCTGGCACATTCTTTTGGTTTGACAACAAGAAGCCCCACACGGCCCTAAACATAGGCGAAGTGGATAGGGTCACTTTTGTGTTTGACGTCCCAAAGGGCATTTCTAACCCCTAAATGCACTCCTAAGTCATTGATTTTATTGACCCCAAGACGTGCGATTTTGCTCTAGAACCCCTTAACGGGTACTGGCACACAAAACACCAACGCAACACCCCTGTCGTCTATCTGGCGGTTGTTGACATTTATTCATGTTCATGTTACAATAACCTTACGAAAGGACTATTGATATGATTGTTCAAACCAACTCCAAATCAACCCTCGAACAAGAGCTCGAAGAAATCAAGAAACGTAATGAGGAACGAGCCAAGGAAACCATCATGAAGATGGGTGAGAAGTGGCTCCTCCACCCGAAACATCGCGTGCCCCTAAACAAGAAGGACAGCATTCTATATGGTCGTTGATCTCATAGACGCCTTGATGGTGTTCTTCCTTTCCATAGCCTTGATATGGCTTGCATACCCCAAGGAAAAACAACCATGGGAATATGCCGTCATATCATTGATATGTGCATCTATCGTTGTAGCAATCAACTTTACCGCATGAAGAAGCAAAAGTTCAAATCAGCTGAAGAAAAGCGCAGGTTTGAAGAAAACCAAAGATCATGGGAACAACTTAAGGAAAAATATGGGAAGTCTAAGTCAAAGACAAAGGTTGATACGTCTAGCTCAGTTCTTAGTTACACGCTATCAAATCCACCTGGGCGTGAACGAGTTGATGTACCTTCTCATCATACTCCTGGTGGGGTTGCCTCATCTCGTCAGCCGATGATGTACAGCGGAACGATGGTTAAGGGTGTATCCATCGTCCATAAGTCATGCCTTCAACCAGTTTTCTCAGATCAAGAAGCCAAGGACTTTGCTGGTATGAGACGTTGACAACGGAAAGCTCATAATGTATAATCGTGAAAAGGAAACTCATGTCTGACTTCTACAATCGTTTGAACTACAAACTTTCCGACACTATGCTCCAGGGCGGAGATCTTCAGGAACTCAAGGCCCAGTGGGTAAAGGAAACACAACTGTTGCATTCCTTTCTGGACAAGTTTATAGATAGGTTTGGTTCGAAGATAATGGGCGAAAGAGATGATAGTCCTGAGTGGAAACTTTACTTAGCTAAATCAGAAGAATACAATGCATACAACAGAGCAATCAAATCCGTCGACTACTTCATCCAGAAAGAAAAAACTCTTCGGTACTGCTAATGAGTTCTCCCAACACATAGAGAAGAGAGCCGCGGCAGAAGGGGTGTCATGTTGTGCTGCTCTACTGAGTTTCTGTGAAGAGCACGACATAGACCCCGAAGATATAGCAAAGTCAGTATCCAGGCAGCTCAAGGAAAAGCTAGCTGTAGAGTTTGCTGACCAAGGACTTCTTAAGAAATCACCATCACTATATGATTGATGTCCAAAAGTGCTTCTGGTTATACTTGAGTGTCAAGACTCATTTCACTAACCAGAAGTACAATGCTGTCAAGATGAACGGCAGAATCAAGGCAGTCAAGGTAGAGACCAGAAAAGACTATGGCTTGTTTCTGTCTCTGTCAAAGAAGTTTGGCGACACAAAGGAAGCTGGAACGTACTTCATAGCCAATATGGTTTATGGTAACCAGTTTCCCTTGACTGATTTTGACGCCGGACAGAAGAACGTCTTGAAGTGGAGAAAGTACAAGCTCTCCAGGGATGTGAAGTTTGGTGATGATATTGATTATATCATGAACAGATGTTCAAATTTCAATGACATCTTCGGTGTAGACAACAACACCCCCATCCTTTATACTATGGCTATGAATGGTAGAATAGATATACAGACTCTATGCTACATCAATGCCATAGAAGACGTTGTCACAAAATATGATTGGATGGGAAAGTTTCCCCTCTGGCGTAAAGAGTTTCTCACAATCAAGAAAGCAGCAGATTTTACTAAACCCACACAGAACATGATCACCAAGTACAATGAGTTCGTTGCCGCCTTCAATGGAGCAATCGCATGAAACACTGGCAAGAAGACGAACCTAAAGATTACAAAAAGAAGTCTAAACGTGCCTCAAATCGCCCAGGTGAGGGAATGAGGATACTAAATAGATCAGTATTGGAAGACGCCGATTACTACCTTGATCTCGACGACAGTCTTGACACGGAGGATGAACAGTCTTACAATACAAACTCGAACCAACGATCCAACGAAAACTAAAGGAAAAACTATGTCTAAACTAGACTTGCAAGCGCTACGCGCAATGAAGAAATCCTCAGCATCTTCGCTCACAAAGATTTCTACTGAACTCTCCAAACAAGCCAACTCCCAAGGCGGTCGTCAAGAAGACACTCGCTTCTGGAAAGCTGCTGTCGACAAAGCAGGCAACGGCTCGGCTGTTATTCGATTCCTCCCAGCTATTGATGACGACGCTCTGCCGTGGGCAAAAGTCTACGACAAAGGCTTCCAGGGTCCTACTGGTAAGTGGTACATTGAAAAGTGTCTGACTACTATTGGACAACCTGACCCCGTTGTTGAGCATTGCAACGAGCTCTGGAATGGTACTGAGGCAGACAAAGAGATTGCCAGGAAGCGTAAGCGTCGCTTGTCATTCATCTTCAACGTTCTGGTTATTAAAGATCCCGCGAACCCAGAGAATGAAGGACAAGTAAAGCTCTTCAAATGCGGCAAGAAGTTGTTTGACCAAATCCAAGACGCTCTGTCCCCAGAGTTTGAGGATATGAAGGCAATCAACGTATTTGACCCATGGGAAGGCGCCAACTTCAGGCTCCGTATCCGTAAGGTAGACGGCTATAGCTCGACAGATAAGTCCGAGTTTGATTCGCCCAAGCCTATCAGCGATGATGACGAAGAGATTCTGAAAGTCCTGAATTCCCGCCATGGTCTGGCTGAGTTTACTGACCCATCCACATTCAAGTCCTACGACGAACTGAAGCGTAAGCTGGATATGGTTCTGAGTGGCGGCGGTGCGGCAATGCAGAAAGCGAACGACTTCCTGTTGGCTGACGAAAAGCCAGTAGCCAAGGAGGCACCGAAAGCCGGTAAGGTCAAGGAGGAGCCCAAAGCGAAAGCTATCGAGGTCGACGATGATGAAGCAATCTTCCGAGCTATGATGGAAGACGACGACATCGCGTTCTAAGACAAGAAAGCCCCGTAAAGGGGCTTTTTAATGAGGTCTAAACCTTCTCCTTATGTAATCAGACATAGTGCTTTCATTGTTTCTGATGTTTGAGGTAAAGGGGGGCATGATTACTGGTGTTGATGATGTCTGGGGAATGACTACTGGCGGCGGGGCTTGAACAACAATGTTCTTCCCTATTTCCTTGGCTGCGTCTAATGATGATACCTCACCGCTATCCATGAGCTTTGATGTTCTATCCGTTGTGGCTCCTACTAGCTCTTCTCCTTGAGATAAACTATCCGCCAAGGGCACAGTCCTCGAAGAAGGATCTACTATCATTTCATCAGGAACTTCTAACCCATAATTCCTAACCTTATCGGCTAGGTTCTTACTTATGGGTTCTCCAGCTGATAGTTTTCTCTTTGCTAGTTCAAGTTCGGAGGCTCTGTCTGCCTCCATCATCTTATCCTCTTCACTATTCCCAAAGATACCCTTGACTGCGTCTACTCCCTTGAAGAGAGCCGTACCAACGGTATCGTTCTCATCCCCAGTTATGCTACCAGCAAGGGGGTTCAGGACTTGGTCATTTAGTATCTCTCCTGCTTTGTAACCAGCAAGACCAGCGGTACCAACGGCGGCGGCTGGTAAAGCAACTCTAGTAGCTAGAGACCCTAAACGAGAAAGGGCTCCTCGACCAGACCTAGTCCCAAGGTCAAAGTTAAACCCAGAGCCTTCTCCATTAGAGCCTTGTGTGTCTGGTATCATGCCTTCTTGATTTTCAAGAAGTTTTGCGTAGTCCCTGATTTCAGTAAGGAGCACAGTCTGCTTCTTAACTTCAGCAAACTCTGCTTTGTCCTTCTGTCCCTCCTCAAAGAACCTTTCCTCTTGACTATCTTCAAACAAAGGGTCAGAGAACTTTTCTGGTTTGGGTCTCTCGTTCAGTTTTTCCGAAAAGTCCTCTAAACCAACAGACGTTAGAAGAACATCTCTAAGGAACCCCATAGGGCCCTGAGCTGTCACTGTTCTTTGTTTGGGTACTTCCCTAGGAACCACGTCCTCCGCTGGCTCAACTTCGGCTTGTGGTATAGGAGTTTCGACTATCCTAGTTGATATCTCAGACAACCTCTCTGTGATTTCCTTGATAGTCTCATCATTGAGCTCCTTCTCAGAGGACACAAACTCCCTGATTTCAGAGACCATTCCTTCCTCTATTGCTTCGAGGATTTGTTTTAGGTACTCTTGATTGAGTTCTATCTGTTCTCTATACTCAGGACCTACGGATTGTATCTCACTGTCTATGCCTTCCTTTATTCCCTCCAACAAGTCATTCTTTATGCTCATTAGGATGTTCTCTACTTCCTGCCTTTCTATGGAGGTTGTAGAGTCCAGGGACATTTCGTCGTCTTGAGTGACGGATACAGGTAGGTTAGCCATGTTTTGCTCTCTTCTTTTTCTTCTCTTCTAGGAAGTTTTCAAGGAGTTGTAGATACACATCCCTTTCCCAAGGCATCATGTTCTCGAGTTCCGTAAGACTAAAACCATGTTGCTTTATCAACAGGAAGTTTGTCTTATAGAAAGTCATGAGATCGTCGTGGGAAAGGTTTAGACGAAAAAACTTGAAGTTCCCTTGATTACTTTTTTGTTCATGTGTCCACAAACAGGACAGGAGTACTCTACTGAGTGCTCGAAGTTTGGCGTTAAGTCAAAGAACTTGCTCTTGATTTCCTTGAGATGTTTGGGCTTTAGGTTCTCCTGTACCCAGGCGAGAAGTTCTTCTATTGTGGTATCCTTGGAATGATATACTTGATCCTGATCAAAGATGTAGTCGATACACAGGGCAATAGAAAGAGCTTCATCTGATTTTTCAATCTGGGATATGGCGTCCAGATTCGGATACTTCATCATCACACCTATGTTTCCATCAATGTCAAACTTTAGGGTATGGGTGTCGTGTTTCCTCACATTCATTTTTGTGAGGTCAATGGGGACTCTTACTCTCTCATGCTTTTCATCTGCGGCGCAGGGTAGAAGAAGTGTAACGATTTCTCCTACGCTCTTGGCTCTTATCTGTGTCAGCAAGTACTCTATGTCAAACATAGCAAGAGAGGATGGGTCTACCTTACCATCTGTGCAACCTCTAATGAGGGACTTGATGGCTTCCACCATCATTGAAACATCATTGGATTCCTTGGCTAACAAAAGAGCCTTCTCTTCCCTGATGTTGAAGGACCTGAACTTTATCTTCTTGCCTGTGCTAGGTATAGTGGCGGTAAACAATTCATCAATTGGTTTTGGTAGCATCATTCATTCTCTTTTCTCATGTCAGATATCATTTTGGACAAATCAGCAGTTGAACCATTAAAGACGATTGTGTTGGAGACGACCTTATTGGGTTGCGATGGTTCCTGAGAGGCTGCGGTCTTACCCTTGGCTTTGTTTTTCGCTTCATGAACTCCTATAATCTGCATATTGATATCAGCGAGGTTCTTTATCAGACCTCCAATGACCTCAATAGCTCTAGGCGACTCACTATCCTCTGCTAGTTTTATGGCAAGGTCCAGAGCTGTGTCGCCTCTCTTAAGAATATGATAGAGGTTCTTCCTGGCTTGGTCAGCATCGGCGTCTATGTTCTTTGACTCATTTTCTTCCATAGGCACAGACACCCCATGCTCGTCTACAACGACAGTCATGGGTGCAGTCCCAAAAATTTCACTCAGGGACTTGTTTGTCTTTTCCTGAGGGCCTATCGGCTCAATAGGGTCCGGTGTCTCTTGGGTCATAAGGTGTGTTGTCCCTCAAAGTATTCATGCTAGTCATCTTATACTCTATCATCTTTTCTTGGGTTCTTTGCCATGCAGTTACACCAACAATGGCGCCCATCGCCATGTGGAACAAACCTCCACCTGCTAATGTAAGTGGCTCCCATGGTATGTATTCGAGACCTGTATAGTAGAAAAACGCATAGTTGATGAGTGTAGCGAACAGGAAGTCATTCAAACAGATAATCATATAGGCCCACGCCATCGCTGGTCTCCATGTTCTATTCATCCATGCTTCGTGTTCTCTTTTTCCAGAAGGTGTTGTCATAGCCTTAGCGCTCCCTTAAATTCTTTGATGCCCCATTTTACATCCCCGATCGTTGACTTGCCGGAGTTTATCAGGTCTCTAGGAGCGTTGAGAACGGATCTTATGTCAGAGCCAACGCCATTCAGGACGCCAAGTCCCTGGCTTATTTGTCTCTGGAATGATAGAAAGTCGTTTTGGTAACCTGTTATGGCAGAACGTATGGTGCCAAAAGTGCTCCCTATAGTATTTTGGAATTGGGAAGCAGCAGTGCTAAGGTTGCCAGATACAGCAGCTAGTCTTTGGTTACCAGGAATACCGTTTAGGGTTGTTATTCTGTTGTTTGCCTGGGGAAGGTATGTCTCGCCTGTGCCTGTAGTGTAGAGAGCAGAGTCTATACTGCCTTCTCCGTTGTAACCTGTGTCTGCTTGGGGTATGGCAAACGTGGTGTAGTAGGTATAGTCAAACCCTATGTCTATAACCATTGGGTCAGAAGATGCTTGGTCCAAGTTCAATGCGCCTACTGTTTTTATAGATACGTCCCAAAGCACTATCATGTAGTTCACTAGGTCCTGTTTGTCACAAACCAAGACAGAAACGTTTGGGGAGACGTAGTCCTTGTAATACCCCATGTTCCTATTGAAGGGGTTCTGTATGGCGTTTACCCAGTCATCGAAGAACTTTCTTATGTAGAGGTTACGGTCAACGTAAAAGGTGAAGTTCGCTCCGCTAAATGCTCTGTCGAAAGAACCATGGTATATTTCGCCATGGGTTCTAATGTCCTGGGACATGATGGAGACCCCAGGAATATCAACTGACTTACAGAACATATGAAGGTTTCTGTTCATCTGGCCAGCAGAGCCAAACAGAACAGCAGAGTCACCAACTATGTTTGGTAGAGCCATGTTGATGAAGAACCTATTCTGTTTTGCCAGGCCGTCGTTCTTGACTGCCTGTAGGAATTCTTCGTGCTTGAACATTATGGTTTCCTAATGATTTTGTTTGATTCTGCCCACACCTGAGCTCTACTTGCCTTTGCGAATCTTTCCATTGGCACCAACATAGCTGTAGCCCAGTCTGATGAGTTCACTGCCTTGAATGGGCTCCTGACGTGGCTGTAGAGATAGTGCTTTACACACGGTTGAGCTATGGCAAACCTAGAAAGACCGGACAGCAATTGCCAGCTCAATCTGAGCCTTGTTGTTTCGTCCATGCTTTTGTTTGTCCTAAACTCCATTAGCCTATCAAGCAATAGAGCCCTTGTCCTATAGTCTAGGTAATGGAGGTTGATGCCCCTAAATCCTCCGGGCTCTGCAGAGAAAGGAAAGACCAACGGGAACATATCATAGTATGGTAGAGTTTCCTTATGCTTTGGATCGTAAAGGAACATATACATATGACCAGGTATGATTCTGTTGCCCTTGCTCTCGGCATCTCCCCTTAGGAGAGTTTCGGCTCTCATCTCCCTGACATCCCTCATGGCAAGAACTTTGCTATCAAACCAGCCAGAAGATTTCCCTTGAAGCTGCGCTAGCTCAACTCTATTCTTCTCTAGTATCTTAGAGAATTTACTTTGCTCTGCCAATTCCAAGCTCTCTTTCGGTTATGATTATGAACTTTGCCCCTCTGTCCTCGGCAAACTTCTTTGCTGCTTTCCACTTTGACTGGTTCTTCACGAACGTCTCTACTTCCTCTATGTACCCCCTGGTTTGCTTTTTCCTGGGTTTTGGTGGCTGTGTCTGAGCATATGGTTTTACCTCAACCAAGTAAGTGGACACGTTGCCGTTCACATCCCTAACTTTCATGTGCATATCCACAAAGTACCTATGGATTCTGTTGTCCGTCTCACAGAGGTATGGTACAATGATTTCCTCTGAGCTCCACTCAAGCACAGCAGGGTTTTTATCTGCCCACTTGAATATTCTTTTCTCCCAGGAAGACCTATAGATGATGTTTGTTACATCCCCTCTATACTTTTCTGGTCTTTCGGGTTTGAATCTTCCTTGGTGATATTTTCTGGCCATGGGTAACACATTGATGCTTCTTATTATTTAGTGGCTTTCCCGGGAACCAGACTAAATACATGAAGTTCCTTTGAATTGGAAAGAGCCATGTCAAGCTACCTAGACAGAATAGATAACGCAAACAAATACAACATCCAGTCACTGACGTTTCCTGAAGATCTCTTTGGAGATCAAAGCAGGTATGGTGACTCATGGATGATGATAAACATCAATACCCTAACTACATCAAGGTATAGTTCAAGGTACAAGACTGTCGACATTTCCCAGAGAGATCGAAGAGATTTCACAAACACACAAAACTCCAACATAAGAGGCGACACCCCGGCTCAGAGAGCAGCAAATGCGGGTATATCCGTTGGTGCCGCGGTTGCAATACCAGGCATAGTCAAAGGCATAGGTGATTATCTCAATGGTGGCGGACCTAGGGCAGCAGTCAACGCAGTGTCCACGGGAGTTAAGGGTGTAGCCGCTGGAGGATTCGCGGCATTACCATTGGCAAACGGTGTTAAGGAAACAAAGAGAATAGACAGCGCCATTATGCTACCCATGCCCCAGGAACTAACAACACCCTACAGCATGGAATGGGGCGAGGATAGTGTCGCTCTATTGAACGCTGCTCTTAGAATGGGTGGCGCATCGGTTGATGCAGTTAAGGCAGCGTTTACAGGAGACACCACTACCCTTAAGAACATAGGAGGAGGCGCACTTGACGCAGCCACTGCTCTGTCTCTAGGAACACAGAGCGCCCTGGGTTCGTCAGGTATAAGCGCCTTAACAGGTGTGGCGTACAACCAAAAGCAAGAGCAAATATTCAGGGGAGTGGGATTCAGGACTTTTACAATGGACTACATCTTCTACCCAAAGTCCGTTATAGAGTCCGCAAGACTATTGGCCATCCTAAGTACTTTGAAGTTCCATATGCACCCCGAATATCAGTCAGAGGGTAGGTACACTTTTGTTTATCCTTCGGAGTTTGATATTACTTTCTACCACCAGGGAGAAGAAAACCTCTGGATAAACAAGATTGCAACTTGTGTTCTAACCAACCTCACTATAAACAACACTCCTTTTGGTCTTTGGGCTCAGCACGAGGCTGGTGCGCCAGTGGCTCAGAGAGTGTCAATGACATTCAAGGAACTCTCCATCCTCACTAAGGAAACTGTAGAGCAGGGATTCTAATGAAATACTTCCAGAACTTTCCAAGCACGCTGTTTCAAATATCTCCGCCTTCCTATAGGAAGAAGCCGGAGTTTGTCTCCCTTGTAGATATAACCAGGAACGTTAGGTTCAAGAAAGAAGTTCTTGACAACATCTCTCTGTATGATGTCATCAACATACCAGAGAATGATACAATCGAAAACTTGTCCGAAAGACTATACGGGTCTCCGGATTACTATTGGGTCCTGATGCTCCTAAACGATAGGTTCGACTATGCCAAGGACCTACCACTAGGTTCAGCTGAGTTTGAGACTTACGTAGAGAGAAGGTACAACCCAACTCTAGTATCCCTGGCTTCCTCCAGCTCGATACTTGCCGACATATCCATTGGTGAGCTCACAGGCGATAGCGTAGATAGTGAGATCACATATCTTGAAGTGTTCTATGGTCTTACTCCAAGAACTCTCATTGTTGAATTCAAGCAAGACAACGGTCTTTCGGTGGATATCAACCAGGATGTTAGGGTCATCAATAGGTCCAACAATACGGTAGAGATCAGACCTGTGATGTCCGTGAACTTCTATGACGATGTTCTAGGAATTCAAATCAAGAGGTACTTCTACAAGGACACAAACCAGAGACTGGACACAAAGACCCATAGAATAGACATGGGCGCCATACCAAATCTCAGAGCCATAAGTATATACAACAGAGAGCAAGAACAAAACGACCTCAAGAGAACAATCAGGGTCATAGATGAGAACCTACTCTCCACTGTCCTAAACAACTTTAGGGATCTTCTGTGATAGATGATGCAAACAACAGAATAGAAGCCGGCGCCATAAAAGTAGATGGCGTAACGGTTATCAATTCTCGTGGTAAGGGCATAAACCTTAAGAACATCATGGTGTCCCTGGAGATCTTTGAGGACATCATGTCCCCTTTCATCACAGGTAGACTCACCATAAGCGATGCCAACTCCCTGGCAGAATCCTTGCCTTTCATGGGTGAAGAGCTACTGATACTTGACTTGGAAACTCCCCATCCTGATGGTTCAGCTGTTTGGAACAAGAAACGCAACCAAGTCTTCCACATATACAAGATGGAAGGCAACGAAGCTATCACAGCCAAGAATAACGTCATATCTCTTTGCTTTGTTTCAATTGAAGCTTTCACGGATGTAAACTCCAGGATAAGCCAAACATTCAGGGGACGAATCTCTGATACTGTTAGGACACTCCTAAGGACAGATCCTGGACTTAATACCAGCAAGAATGCCGTCATAGAAGAGACAGCCAACAACAACATACACACTAGCAATTTCTGGACTCCCACGCAAAACATATATCACCTAGTCGGTGATGCGATATCAACTGAGGGTTACCCCTCCTACACATTCTTCGAAAACAACGAAGGATTTGTTTTCGCAAGTCTGCAGAGCCTATACAAACTCCCCACAATGGCAAAGTTCTTTAGGCACCCCAAGACTAGGAGACCCGGAGAAAGCAAGAACATAGAAGAGGACTGGGGCACAGTTCTTGATATGTCAACGCCTGTATTCTATGACTACTTTGATAGGGTAGAATCTGGTTTCTATGGCGGTACGGCATATCGTTATGACATAGAAACAAAAAGACTGGACTACCAGAACCTCATAGCATCAAAGGACTTAGCTAGGGCTCCGACTCTGAACCCCAACAAGGGCTTTGATTCCGAGAGACTTCAGTTCAGACCTGAGGCAAACCTTCATATGTCTGTGATACACAGAAACATCTACCAGAACAGCCCCCAACTTTCAGTAACGCACTTCCTGGAAAGAACTGCCTTGTTGAAGCAACTTTCTGCGTTCACAACTAACATTCAAGTATTTGGCAGAATGGACTATAGTGTAGGAAGACCTATAGAAATGACAGCCTACAAGAATTCAAAGACTAACGAAACAGACTCTTCAGAAGAGATTATTGATCAGATGCTAACAGGTAAGTACCTTATCACGGCTCTTACTCATACCATAACCAGAGAAAGCCATCTTTGCAACATGGAGATTAGTAAGGACAGCATCATTAGGTCTTTATAATTCCTGTTGATTATCATTCAGTACACGGTTAGTTTACGACGTGTCAAGCACTTTGTCAATTCAAGATGAACAATTTTAATTCACCAGATTTCTACTTAGGGGTTGTTGAATCCCGCCTTGACCCATTGAAAAATGGTAGGTGTCGTGTTAGAATACTAGGACTACACACTTGGGATAAATCTCAACTACCTACAGAAGATCTACCTTGGGCAGCAAAAATTCAACCCTCTGTATCTGGCGCTATGAACGGAATAGGTAATGCTCCTGTTGGGTTGGTAGAAGGCACATGGGTAGCTGTTCAGTTCATGGACCCAGAAAAACAGATGCCCTTTATCATAGGGTCTCTTGGAGGTATACCCCAGAGCGTTAACCCTCCCCTTGAGAAGTTTTCCATTCTCGAAAGAGATAACGTTGTTCCTGTACCTAACCAGGTCATCTCTGGTGCTGGAGTACCTGTAACCAGCGGCACAGGCGAGCCCGTAACAACAGAAACGCCCGCTCCTTTGGTTGACCCGGATTGGAAGAAAAAGGTCACCATTAGATTGGGTGAGCTCGAATCCTCAAACAACTACCTTGCAGTAAACCAGCTGAACTATCTGGGAAAGTATCAGTTCGGCGCTGCGGCGCTACAGGATAGGGGCTACGTCAAGGCGGGTACTTCCAATAGGGGTCTCGATGAGGCAAGCAACTGGACAGGAAAGAATGGCATAAGAAGCAAAGAAGACTTCCTGAATAACCCCGAAATACAGGAGTTGGTTATGTCCGAGAACATAGACGCCAACTTCAGAATCCTGACAAGGATAGGGGTACCTATAGGTACAATGTCGGATGCAGAGAAAGCAGGGCTCATAGCCTCTGCCCACCTGTATGGTGCTGGTGGTGCAAAGCAATTCTATAATGGCGTTGTCAAAGCAGACGCCAATGGAACCACTACAGAAAGATACTACAAGGAAGGTTTTAGGTCGGTTGCTGGTTCTGACCCCCTCACTACAAAAATCACCAGAGCAGACACTCCCCGCCCCGAGGATGTTTCCCTGCAAAACACCCAGGCAATTAGAGACGCAAACCCAGCAGAGGTTGACAGAGATATCAGAGAAGGGAATCTGGTCTCCTTTGAGGAATCAGAAGTAGCGTTTTCCAGCCCAAACGTAGGTTTCAAGGACCCTAACGGAAAATATCCCCTGGCTTCGCACTTGAACGAACCAGACACAAACCGTTTGGCAAGGCACGAAAAGATAGGCGAGACAGTAGTTTTCCTCAAGGAACAAAACAGACACGTGGGTGTAGAAAAAGCCAACGGTAAGGGCTCCTGGGACCAAGCCAAGACTCCCTACAATGCCCAGTATCCTTTCAACAACGTCTATCAGAGTGAGAGTGGGCATCTGATGGAGTTTGACGATACAAAGGGGCGCGAAAGGGTCCATATGTATCACACCAAGGGGACGTTCACTGAGATAGACCACAACGGAACTCAAGTCAACTTCATTGTAGGCGACGGATACACAATCATCGAACGCAATGGTTATGTCCATGTCATCGGGTCTCTTGATGTTAGAGTAGAAGGAGCCCACACTCTTAGAGTTGACGGTACTTGTGATGTACAGATAAACGGAAAGACCACAGTTAATATCCATGACAGCGCAAACCTAAATGTAGCTGGTAATATGGATATGACTGTTGGTGGTAACTTCTACGTGAAAGCAGGCGGGACAATAGCCATGGATGCTCCCTTGATACACATGAACTCAGGATTTGCGGCTGGTCTGCAAACCATCGGTGCCATAGGTGCCTCTGTGTCATCCGCTGCTCCCCTGAACGTTCTAACTAGGAAGGAAGAGACGGCAATAGATTATGAAGTGACGGAGGATGACCCCTCTGCTGTTGAGGAGTTTGAGGAAGAGATGATCAGACAAGGAGCTCTAACTAAGGAGCAGTTGGAAACCAAGCCAGAGGTAGTAGAAGAAGTGAAACCCGAACCAAACCAAGTTGAAGAGCAAATCAATGAGTGTGGTATCCCTGCATCCCAGAATACATTCACGGGACGTGAGAGGATGGGTAAGTACTACAACCTTGCTGACCTAACATCCAATGGTAGTCGTCCTCTCAAGGCACAGGGAGGCCTAACAGAGGCACAGATTTTCTGTAACCTTAAGTCCCTTGCAGAGAACGTCATTGACCCAATCAGGGATAATTTCCCCAACGTCAAGATTAACTCCTGCTTTAGGTATGGCACAGGTAGAAGCCAGCACGAGAGAGGACAGGCAGTTGACCTTTCCTTCGTTGGAGTTTCTAGAGCAGAACTCTATGATGTGATTCTCCAAGTACAAAAGCTGGTTCCATATGACCAGTTGATTCTCGAATACTTGACTCCCGGTGGTAACGGTTGGATACACGTCAGCTTCTCCGGAGGGAACAATAGAAGGCAAAACTTCACAATGAACAACCATAGAAGAATTAGCAAGGACGTATTCACGATTTCAAGATTAGCGTAAGCTGACTAAATACGATTATGGCTACAAGAAAATTCGTTGACTTAGATCTAAACTTCATTGCTAACCCAGCAACTGGTGACCTACCTGTACAAGTTAACGAAAAGGCCATAAAGAATGCAGTTAAGAACCTGATCCTAACTAAGCACTACGAGAGACCTTTTCACAGCGAAATTGGTAGCTCCGTAAATAACATCCTTTTCGACACTCCTTCCTATGGTATGGTTGCCATGCTTAGGGACGAGATACAAACAACAATCAATAACTTCGAACCTAGGGTGGAAGTTCAGGATATTCAAATAAGCTTCGTTCCTGACAATCATGAAGTTGGTGTTACCATCATTTTTAACATCATCAACACACAAACACCTATAACCGTGCAATTCGCCCTGGAGAGGACTAGGTAATGGCAAACAGAAGAATATCAATCTCTGAACTTGAGTTTGATTCCATAAAGCAAAACTTCAAGGAGTTCCTCAGAGCCCAGAACAAGTTCACGGACTTTGACTTCGAGGGCTCCAATATGTCCATCCTCCTGGATATCCTGGCTTATAACACCCATTACAATGCTGTCTACACAAACATGGCTCTTAATGAGGTGTTCCTGGATTCTGCAAGCAGGAGGGGATCTGTTGTTTCTATTGCGAAAAGCCTTGGGTACACACCAAGGTCATATAGGTGTGCCTCTACGGTTGTTGACTTTGTTGTAACCGGTGTCCCCCTGGATCAATCAGGCGAGAGACCTCCCTTCATAACGCTTCCAAAGTATTCTACCTTTCAGGTAGTGAACTCAGGAGTTAGATACACCCTCTACACCCAAGAAGATATCACAGCAGGTAGAGACGAGGGAGACCTCAACTATTACTTCGAGGGTGTTAGGGTGATGGAAGGTGCTCCTGTCGTTAACACTTATGAGTTCGACGGGTCCAATAGTCTAAGGTTGCCAAACGATAACGTAGATACATCAACCATTACGGTGAAGGTTCAGGATCAGCCAGGAAGCTCAAACTTCCAGGTTTACCTCCCAACAGAAAGTCTAGTATCTGCAGATGGCGACACTCCGGTGTTCTTTACTAATGAACTAGATGGGCTGTATGCTGTTGAATTTGGTGACGGTGTCGTGGGCAAGAGACCACCTATCGGCGCCATCGTTACTGTTGAGTATATGGTTAGCAGCGGTTCTGCGCCAAATGGAACTAGACTCATAACCTACTCTGGTTCCGACCCTGCCGGCGGAGTAGTATCAAACCTCACGATGAGAACGCCCATTGGAGGTGGCTCAGAACCAGAGGACATAGAGCAGATTCGCTTCAATGCGCCAAACTTCTATGCGTCCCAGAACAGAGCTGTGTCTGCTCAGGACTATGAATCTATTCTTCTCAAGACTGTTCCTTCTATCAGGGACGTAGCTGTGTGGGGTGGGGAAAACAATAACCCTCCTGTCTATGGTAAGGTATTCATAAGCGCAAGAACTTTCAGTGGCGGAACTCTCTCATTGAACGAAAAAGACGAGATCACAAGAACTATCCTTAACCAGTACAAGGTTGTGTCTGTAATACCTGAGTTTACTGACCCCGACATTATTGAGGTAGAACTAGACTTGGTTGCATACTATGATACAACTGTGGCAAGTAGGAGTCCAGATACCCTCAGAACTCTAGTCACAGAAGCAATCATAGATTACAACGAGAATGAGCTGGGTCGTTTCAATAGAATCCTAAGGCAATCCATCGTCAGCCGAATAGTTGAATCTGTTGATGATTCCTTTGTCTCTTCTGTTCCTAGAATGAGACTCTATAGGACAATTACTCCTGTATTCAGTAGAGTCAACAACTACAGGATAGAAGTTGGTAACCCATTTATCCCAGGTACTATCAACTCAAGTGGTATCTTTGTTCCTGATGTCCTCACACCTTGCGTCATAACCGACGATGGTCTTGGTACTCTAAGACTAGAGACCGTCGAGACAGGTATAAGGAGAATCGTTGGAAACATAGGAACTGTTGATTACAACACAGGTTCTTTTAGGCTAGATAACCTAAACATCCTGAGACTAGAAACCAGTACTTTTAAGATAAACGGTCTTCCTGCCAGCGCGGACATAGTAAGCACTCTAAACCAAACTGTAGAGATAGATTTGAGCTTGCTGAAAGTATCTGTGATCGCAGATGAATCAACCAAGGGCAGAGCCTACAGCGGCAACAAATTCCAAATCACAAATAGCAGAATCTAATGGAAACGTTCACTAGAGGTCTAGTACCGGGGCAAGTTCCGGAGTTTGTAAAGGCTGATTACCCAAGGTTTATCGAGTTTCTGGAGTCATACTACCAGTTCCTCGAACAGTACAACCTCGAAGTGACAACTCTTAGAGACCCTGATCTTTCTGCGGATAACCTGGTCAAGTTCCTTAAGGACGAGTTTGCGGGTAAGTTCCCCAAGGCAAAAGTCGACGATAGAAGGCTCATTAAGTTAATCAGAAAAATCTATGACGCCAAGGGAACAGTAAACGCAATTGAGCTATTGTTCAGGATATTCTTTAATGAGTCCATTGTAGTTTATCAACCCAACACTGCAATTCTTAGAGCGTCGGACGGTAGGTGGGTCCAGGAAAACTCCATTACTCTAGACACTAGATTCCTAGATACCAACTATACCCTAGATGATAAGAATGAAGTCACCCTAAGAATAGCGAATGAGAGCGGCACGTTCTTCATAACTACAGATAGGATAGTGAGAGTTGAAGCAAACAAGTACCAGTTCTTCTTCAAGAGCTTTAGGCAAGTACCTTTTGACGACGACCAAACCATCGACATAAACGATGACGAAGGCACGCTTCTATATCGTGGTGTCTTGACAAGGACCCCGTCGAGGCTTGAGATTATCTCACCGGGTAAGTTCTGGAAAGTAGGTCAGGTGTTCACTATCCCAGGTTCTGTGTTGCCTACTTTGGCTATGGTTACTGCAACAGGTCCTGATGGTGAAGTACTCAAGACTAGGATAGTGGAGTATGGCCTAGGGCATATCGAAAACCAGCTAGACACCATATCTCCTTTCCCAAACAAGCCAGTTGGGTCTGTCTTTGATATCCAATCAGTTATCACGGACTTCAACCCCTTTACTGAGCAGTTCACTTATACCTACACTCTAAACATTCAGGATAGCACAGATCCTCTCGGGGAAGAAATCCTAATAGAGTCAGACATTCTAGACAATAACTCCTACCACGCAAACTACGCCGAGCAAGGTTGGTCTTCTCAGATAGAAGTGTCCCAGATAACAGCACCCACACTGTCGGCAGGCGGTGGCGTTTTGGTTGATGAGACCCTCACAATCGACGAATGGCTGGAATCCCAGACTACCTTTAGGTATGTCTTTGAGCCGGAAGTTAGGTACCCTGGATTCTTCCAAGGTGTTGAAGGTCAACTGTCGTCTCCAGAAGTTAGACTACAGGACAACTACTTCTACCAACTATTCTCCTATGTCATTGAGACTAGCGTAGGTATTTCTGAATACAGAAATGCCCTGAACATGATACACCCTGCGGGTCTAAAGTTCTTCGGTGATCTCACTAAGATAGCAATCATTACTGTTGGCGACAGAGAGATTGGAAGAACAATCATCAAGGACGATTTCTTCAGGACATCTAGAGCTCAGGTCATAACGCTGAAGCCAATCATGGACATGATAAAGGTTCTCAGCACTCTGCAGATCATTACAGACCCCGACGCCAAACACGTCACAAGGGGAACAGAAAACAGAACCGTAACAGCAACAGATACGGTAGCAAAACACCCTCAGCCACTCAAAGAAGAAGAGTTGATTGCATCTGCTACCATAACAAGTAAGCAGTTCACAAAGGTAAACACATCCACCGTTGATGTACCTGAGAATGAGGCAAAGGTTGTAACTAGACCTACCTTAGATGACTTTCTTCCTGAGGATACCTTTTTGCCTGACATAAATAAGGTATCCAGTGAAACAATTTCCTTAGCAGATTCAGGTGAAGACTTCGAGCTGCTCAACTACTCTGATGGTAATTATTGGGAAACCAGCTATAACACCACAGAACAATTCCTTAGATTGGGGTAAGATATGAAAGAATTTGAAGACCAAAACATAAAAATGACAGGCGTTCTAGAGCTTATCCTCAAGGATGAGTTTGGTAACGTTAAAGAGCAGCGCGCTCAAAACCTAGTTGTTACTGTTGGTAAGAACTACATCGCGTCTCGCATGGCGGGTAACGGTACGGCCGTTATGAGTCATATGGCAGTTGGTTCTGGAGCAGTTGCGCCCAACGCAGCAAACACGGCTCTAGGTACTGAACTTGACCGTGTTGCCCTTGCTGTAGCAGGAGGAACACCGGCTGGTAACGTAGTGACCTACACATCCACCTTTAACCCAGGCGTAGGCACAGGTGCAGTTACTGAAGCTGGTATTTTCAACAACGCTTCAGCTGGCACTATGCTTTGCCGCACAACTTTTGCTGTCATCAACAAAGCAGCAGCAGACACCCTGACCATCAACTGGAACGTGACTGTAAACTAAAATGGCAATTTCCATACGTCGGGAGTTTGGTGGCGACCTAGCCAAACTCTTTCTTGATGACCTGCAATTCCAGAGATCCAAATACTACTACTTCCTAGGTGGTACTCAACCATGGACAGGAGTTGGTGGCGAAGGATCTTTGGATCAACCACCAGCTATTGAAGCTGATGTATCGGCTGAGGCAGACAGACGTATAAGATCCGAGATTCTTTTTGCGAAACAGATTTCGCCGAACGACATCTCTTTTGCCGTTAGAAGAATTGTCTGGACAGAGAACACTGTCTATGACAAGTGGGACAATACTCTCGATATGACAGATAAGAACTTCTATGTCATATCCTCTGACAACCATGTTTACAAGTGTCTTGACAACGGTAGCTTGTTTGGTGAAACACCAAACGCTTCCTTCGAAGAACCAAACATTGTGAGTCTCTATCCTTTCACCACCATAGATGGTTATGTTTGGAAGTATCTCTATACCGTAACTCCATATTTTAGGTCTAGGTTTAGCTCTCCTGAATTCATGCCAGTTAAGAGAGCAATCAGCGAAACATTCTACAACAATGGCTCCATTGACTCCGTGGCGGTTGTTAATGAAGGATCTGGTTACTTGGATGCTCAGCTTACCTTCATCAACGTATCTGGACCTACAACGGGCTCTGGCGCTGTAGCTACTCTAATCACCAACGTGGTTGGTACAATAACCGGAGCTACTATTGTCAACCCTGGATCTGGTTACACCAATGGTGTTAGGGTTGCTGTTGATTCCCTGACAGGCGCCGGTGCTATACTGTCTGCTGTGACCAACGTGGCGGGTGAGATTACGGGCATCACTATTCAAGACGGTGGTATTGGTTATGATAACTCAGACACCGTGAACTTTGTATTGGGTGGAGCCATTGTTATACCTGTCATTTCTAGGATAGATGGTTCTATTCTCGAAGCGAGAATCATAGACCCAGGCGTGGGGTATTCTGCGAACCCCACTCTCGAAGTAGTTACGTCAACTGGTCAGGGTGCGGGAGCTTATGGTAACCCAACGGCTCTTCTGCAGGGCATTGCGTTTGGTGGTGAGCTCAAATTTGCCAACATCATAGACCCTGGTATTGGATATCCAGTAGATACTGATACAACCATAACTGTTCAGGGTGATGGAACAGGTGCTCAATTTAGTCCCCTAATATACGAAGAAAAGATCATCGACGTTATCGTTGAAAACCCGGGGTCTGGTTACACCAACAGCATTTTGACGGTAAACTCTACCTTTGGCTCTGGAGCAATTCTCAGGGGGGTTATCACTCCCTCTGACTTTGAAAGCAGACAAGCTGTTGTTGAGCAAACTGCTATACCTGGCGCAATCTATGCCGTGGAAGTTACAAATGGTGGGTCTGGGTATTCCGCTAGCACAACCGTAGAGGTTAGAGGTAACGGCACTGGGGCTAGAGTGTCTCCTGTGATTGTCTTTGGGCAGATTAAGAGAATCAACGTCATAGACTTTGGTAGGGACTATACTAGCGCAGAAATCGTTATCATTGACCCTACTAGACCAGACGAAGAGATACTTGAGGAAAGTAGAGCCAGGGCATATCCCATACTTCCCCCAGTGGGTGGGCACGGTAAGGACGCTCCATCTGAGCTTCTATGTACCACTGTAGTAATAAACACTCCCCTAAGAGGCGACATCAGTGCCCAGCAGGTTGTTCAGGACTATAGACTTTTTGGTATCATCAAGAACCCAACGAACATTTTCACTGGTTCAAGATACAACTCCCTTAGCTCCTTGCTGACATATACCATGAGAGCTCAGGATACTACGTTCCTATCCAAGGACCAAATATTTGTCTTTGAGAACAACAAATATAGAGTGGTTGACTTTACGATTGATACTGTATCCCTGCTTCCCTTGGATAGAGATACAGTCATACCTCTAGGTATCCTGACTAGGATAGACAACTCTTCTATACAGATGATAACCACAGAAGCCAGAACTTCTTTTGACATGGATAAATACTCAGGCAGGTTGTTGTATGTTTCGTCTGACCCGCCGTTTGAGTTCAACGAAGAACAGAGCATAACAATAAAGACCTTCATAACATTCTGATTAGGTAAACAAGAATGGCTTCACAATTCCCATTTGACCCATACTACGATGATTTTAACGAAGATAACAACTTCCACAAAATCCTCTTCAAGCCAACTCTGCCAGTACAAGCAAGGGAACTAACCCAGCTTCAATCCATACTGCAGGACCAAATCAAGAAGTTTGGCGATCATGTCTTTAAGCATGGGTCTGTTGTAATCCCAGGTAACAGCTTTGCAGACCTTGCTTCCTCATATGTCAAACTGCAACCTACCACGCAAAACCTAGAAGAAGTTGAAGGTTCTATTGTTTTGGGCACTCTTACGGGCATCAGAGCCATAGTAAGAAAGATTGCAGCTCAAACTACTACTGATCCCCTCACTTTTTACCTAAGCTACCTTAGAGGCGGTAACAATGGTGAAAGAGAATTTCAGCCAGATGAAGTTCTTCAGGTAGAAGGTACTAACATTCTTCTTACGGTACAGACTACTGACCCAACAGGCACTGGTTCCATGGCGTTCGTGAACCGTGGGGTGTTCTACTGCCGAGGTACTTTTGTTACTGTTCTACCCCAGTCTGTTATAATCGACAAGTATGACAGTTCCCCATCAGCTAGAGTTGTTTTTAGGATTCAGGAAGACATTATCACGGCAGATGAGGATTTGACTCTCCTTGATCCAGCTCAGGGCAGCTTCAACTTTGCCGCTCCTGGCGCAGACAGACATAGAATTCAACTCATTCTCGAATCTCTACCGCTCTCAGAAGAGCTGACTGATGATTACATTGAGATCATGAGATACAATGAGGGCAACCTAGAAGAACACTCCAGGTACCCCAAGTACAACGAGCTAGAAAAGAGCATAGCCAGAAGAACTTTCGATGAGTCTGGCAACTATGTGGTAAACGGACTCGAGATTGACATTAAGGAACACCTTAAACTTGACCTAAACAACGGGGTGTTTCCAGCACCTGTAGGAAACAGAGACAAGTTTGTCGCTAGGGTTTCAGAAGGTAAGGCTTACATTCAGGGTTTTGAAGTTGAGAAGCCAGGTTTTACTGATCTCATACTCGATAAGGGTAGAGTAGCAAACCACATCAAGACAAGAAGTAACGTTTCCCTTCAGCCTAAGTATGGTCAATACTTGTTTGTATCAAACCTTCTTGGCTTCCCTTCAATCGCAAGGCAAACAGAAGTTACACTCTGGAACGATGCCAACCCAGCGAACGGTGCTGCCACTCAAGTAGGATCCGCTAGGGTAATCGCCATTGACTACCAAGAGGGGGACCCAGCTTCCCAGGCTGCTGTTTACCAACTATTCTTCTCCAACCTAACACTCAACCCCGGCGCTTCTTTAGAGGACGTTGGTGGAGTTAGATTCTCTGGAGGAAGTATGAGAGTCCTTCAGAGACTGACTGTCCCTGGGACTGTGGTTGACTTTCAAGTTGGCGAAACTGTAAACTTCAATAGCAACGTTAGGAGAGCCATCGTTCATAGATGGACTAGAAGCACTTCTACTCTGTTTGTCTACAAGGGTACGCATACCCTCGCAACTCCTAGGCTAGGTGATACTATCATTGGCGCAACAAGCAACGCCAATGGAACAATCACCGATAAGGTATTCTCCGTAACTAACGAAGATAGCGCTTCTATCATTAGACTTCCTGTGGACTCTACCAGAAGAGTTAGAAACGCCCTAAACATCCCAGACATTACATACAAGTCATATAGGGAACTTGTTGTTGCTACTAACGGTTCTGGTAATGGTTCCGTTACTGTGTCTGGTCAAACCATCGATCCTATCGAAGCTGGTAATATCCTCATCGTTGGGGCGTCTGGTGTTGTTTCTCCTTCCGTGGCGTCCCTGAACCCCGCAGGAACAGAATTAACAATCACTGGTGGTCCAGTGTCCACTACTCTTACGGTGATTTGTTCTGTCACAAAGCAAGGGTTGGCAGGAAAGAACAAAACTCTAGTTAGGACCACGTTGAACGTTGGTAGTCCAACCACTACCATATCGCTCGGCAAGGCAGACATCTTCAGACTTGTTTCTGTTATCGACGGCACGGGCGATATTACTTCAAGATATCGTTTGGATAACGGCCAGAGAGATTACGCATACCTTCTTGGTTCCATCACTAACGCAGGTGCTGCACCTGCAGGCGCAGTATCCATAACGTTTGACTACTTTGAGCACGACATATCCGGGGACTACTTCTCCGCGGATTCGTATGAAGGAACTCTAGGCGTTGATTATCTGACTCAAATACCCACATATCGTTCAAGGTCTTCTGGTGTCGAATATGATCTGAAGAACTGCCTGGACTTCCGTCCTAGGATTGGCGACACAGGTTCGTTCTCTGTAGCTACTGCCAGGACTATAGACTTGGTACAGTTCAACTCGAGAATCGTGACTTCACTTCAGTACTTTGTCCCAAGAATAGACTCTGTCTTTGTGGCAAAGGACGGAAGAATCGGCGTCGTTACTGGCGAGCCAGCGGATACGCCAAGAGTACCTGTTGTTCCAGAGACAACCATGCCTCTGGCTACTATAAGGGTTGAGGCATACACAGAAACTCTTAACGATATCAGCGTTACCAAAGCAAAGAACCGCGTCTACACTATGTCAGACGTTGGTAAAATTGAGGACCGACTCTTCAATCTTGAGCAGTTTAGTTTGTTGTCCCAAACAGAAAACAATCTAGTAAACTTTGAGATTGTTGATTCTGCGACAGGACTGACCCGCTTCAAGAGTGGATACCTTGTTGACACTTTCCTCAATCCAGACCAAGTCAGTGACATCTACAGCGAAGAGTTCACCGTAACCTATGCTGACGGTAAGATCATTCCTAGGACAGACGTTGCCCAATCCACTATGGTCAGGACGGCGTCTTCAAACAACTTCAGAATCACTGGAGACATAGCTACTCTACCCTACACCGAAGTGGTTTTTGCTGAACAACCCCTGTCAAGCAGAGTTACGAACGTAAACCCATTCGCGGTATATGTTTGGTCCGGTGATATGAATCTCACGCCTAGTTTCGATAACTGGGTTGAAGTTGAGTACCTACCAAGAGTGTTCAACACAACCAACGAATCAGTTTCGGCTACTGTGCGTCGCCCATGGAACTGGGCGCCTCCAGCCGGTTCAAACGCCCAGTTCATTGCTCCTCCAAGACCTATTGCCAGGATCAATGACGTTTGGGATGGCGGTACTGGTGGTCCTGGAGGCGATTCCGGTGACGGGGGAGGCGGCGGCGGCGGTGGCGGAGGCAAGATCATCTGCACAGAACTCTTTGCCAAAGGCCTGATGGATCTAACTACGTTTGAAGCTGACCAGGCATTTGGTGCTTTATTAGCAGAAAAAGAACCCCTAGTAATGAAGGGCTACCATGCTTGGGCCGAGATAGTAGTTGACTGGATGAGGGGCGAAGGTCCTGATATGTTCTTCTGGATTAAAGATGCAGAGGAAAAGAAAGCCAGAACTAAGAACTGGGCAACTAGCTGGGCCTATGAGATTGCCACCCCATGGGCAGAGCATATGGCTTACGTTATGGGTAAGAGAGACATTGACAACAAGATTGGCGCCAAACTTATGAAGATAGGTAAGTTTGTTTCCTCTGTGGTTGGTCGCTTCGCAAAGGCTAAGATTAAAGCCAAAGCAGGAAGACTTGCTGGTCTTGGTTGCATTGTGGTATTCACGGGGCTTTACTTGTTGATTAGAGTTATGAAGTCATTCCAAGACACAGGCATAAATACCCAAAACGGAGATAAGAATGTCTGAAGGTACCTACATAGTCACAAACCAAAGCACCAGACAGATTAGTAGAACTGATCTGGTGGGTGTTTCGTCTATAGCCTTTATGAGGGCTATAGACATATCTGTAACAGTGACGAATGCCAGACCGTCAACAAGGCTCTATGCTTTCTTTGATGGTAGATCTATTGCTCAGTTTGTCACACCCCAGGGAGGGGTTAAGGGCGGACCAATCATTACAAACGCCCAAGGCGAGGCTAGGTTTGTTTTCCATTGCCCACCCGCAACATTCAACACAGGTATTAGAAACCTAAAGGTTCAGGACACACCATCTTTCCAACTTACAGGGACTATACCTGGAAGCACAACCTCCGGGGCAGATGCAGACTTTGAAACTGAGGGTATTAAGAGAACTTTCCAAGAAACTCTTACTACCATCAACACAACAACAATAACAACAAACATCCTAAACACCAGACCACCCCCACCTGGTGACCCCCTGGCGCAATCATTCTTCACCTTTGGTGTTACTGGTGGTTGCTTCATTACCAAGATCGATATCTGGTTCCAAAGTAAGGACAATGCAGTGCCTGTCACTCTGGACATTAGAGAACTTCAAACAGGTTTGCCTGCTAGAACTCTAGTGAATAGGTATGCAAAAGCTACTCTAAATCCTTCCCAGGTTAACGTGTCAAACAATGCATCTGTTCCAACATCCTTTGTGTTTGATACGCCAGTGTATCTTGAACAAGACAAGGATTACTGCTTTGTTCTGGCAGCAAACTCAAATAGCTACCAAGTTTGGACTTCAAAGCTAGGCGAAGTTTCTAGGGAAACGGGTCAGACCATATTTGAACAGCCATTCATCGGTTCCTTGTTCAAATCAGAGAACAACGTAACTTGGACGGCTGAGCAAACAGAGGATATCAAGTTTAGAATCTGGAAAGCAAGGTTTGACACTAATGTGGTTGGTAACCTAAACTATTCCGTAAACTCATCTGACATTCTAGTTCTCGGTGATCAATTCTCCGTCGAAAGTGGTTCCACAAACGTAACGGTTACTTTCAACCACCAGCACCAACTAGAAGTAGGCTCTGTGTTGAAACTGGGTTCTTTCCCGGGTAAAACTTACAGGGGTATCCCAGCAGCCAGTCTTGATGGTGAGTTCACAGTCACCTCTGTTCTAAGCCCATATACTCTTACGTTCTCGGCATTGTCTCCTGCGACTTCTACAGGTACTTTGGCTTCGACAAATACGGTAATGAGTATTGAAGTCGACAACGGAGGTTTTGGTTATACATCTGCGCCTACAATCGTTATCTCTGGCGGCGGCGGCGTTGGTGCCACAGCTACTGCTGTTCTAACTGGGGGCGTAATCACTTCCATTAACGTCACTAACCCCGGAACAGGTTACATCAGCGCTCCTTCTGTTACGGTCCTAGGCGGCGGCGGAAGCGGTGCTCAGCTGACTGCAATCGTTGAAGCGATTTTTGTTGTGGGTACTAACAGACTAGCCCACATCTTTACACCAATCATTCCAGCTGGTGTTCTTCCAGACACTGAGTTGACAGCCACTCTGAGACCTACAAGTACTGGTTACCAAATAGGACAGGAGTCAAACATTAGGCTAAACTCCAATAACGTGATTCCTGGCAACAACTGGATCGTGTCTCCAGAGAACCAAGAAGAAAGAATGTTTGGGCAGACAGCAACTGATATCAATATCAGGATGACGTCAACAAACAGAAACACCTCTCCTTTCGTGGCCGTTAGAGAACAGCAAGTTCTGGAGACTGTATCTTACGTTATCAACAACCAAGATGGTGAGACCATTGAGGCTCAGGACTCAACAGGCACGATCCAATCCATTCTAGTGACGAATCCTGGATCTGGTTACTCTACGGCTCCTACTGTGGTCATTACTGGTTCGGGTAGCGGCGCAACAGCTACCGCCACTGTTGCGGGCGGTGTAGTGACTGGGATCACAGTCAACACCCCAGGTTCTGGATTCAGGGAAGTCCCATTTGTTCAACTAATCGGTGGTGGTGGAAGCGGTGCTGCTGCTCAGGCACAGATGTCTGAGTTCAACACCGAACTCCTACCAAGCGGAGGTTCTGCACTTTCAAAGTACATCTCAAAACCAGTCACTTTGGCTAGTGTTTCCAAGGGAGCTAGGGTCTTTGTAAGCGCATATTCCAGAAGGGAATGTAGCTTCGAAGTCTACTTCAGATCTTCTCTATCTGGCTCTGGTCAAACACATAGGGAACTAGAGTGGAAACTTATGAGCTGCCCTGTGGAGAGAAACCTTTCAGTTAGGGAAAACGAATACCTGGACTATGAGTTCAGCATCGACAACCTACCACCCTTTGACGTATATGACATCAAGATAGTTCTAAGAACTCAGGACCCCTCAATTGTACCTGTTCTTGATAACTACAGAGTGATTATACTAGCAACATGATACCCATAGTCAACAAAGACGGGCAGGAACTGCCCGGTCATTTTCGCTCTCCCAATGGTGGTATTGTCGTAAAGAATGATGCCCAACTCTCGAGGATGAGAGCAGAGCAAGAAAGAGCCAGCAGACTCGAAAAACTTGAAGAAGATGTTGGTTCCATAAAGAAAATGCTACAGCAAATCATAAATACGATAGACAACAAGGATTAACATGGCTTTCATCACCTATCGAGTTTCCCTAAACCCTACGCTCCCAGGGTCCGACACCCTAAAGGGTTCTTTCTTGACTGGGGCTGAGATTGATGCCAACTTCAAAGGTCTGGCAAACGATACTTCCACTCTATTCTCCAGACAGATTATTTCTGGTGCCGGGCTTACGGGCGGCGGTAACCTGACAGCAAACAGAACTCTCTCCCTTGCAGACTCCGGCGTATCTGCAGGTACATACACCAAGGTTACAGTTGACCAATACGGTAGAGCAACTGCTGGTCAACAATTGGCAGCAGCAGATGTACCTATTCCTGTTCTATCTAACGATACAACCACAAACGCCAACACTTTCTTCCCTGTACTCTCGAACAACCAGACTACAGGTGTTATGCAGACGGCTAGAGTTTCAAGCACTAAGCTGTTCTACAACCCATCAACAGGAACTCTTACATCAACAGTGGTTGTTCAATCTTCTGATGCCACGCTCAAGGAAAACATCAATACAGTTCCTAGAGCTCTGGATGTTGTGAAAAACCTAAGGGGTGTATCCTTTAACTGGAAAGATACCGGCACCAAGTCCTATGGTGTCATCGCTCAAGAGCTCAAGACTGTTCTTCCTGATCTCGTTGTAGGTGAAAAGGATGGTGACCTTACTGTGAACTATTCAGGTATCATAGCTGTCCTCATCGAAGCCATCAAAGAGCTCGAAGCAAAAGTGGCAAGACTAGAAGAGTAATACATGACCACCATAGTATTGGATGGTGTGCCGCCAGGCTCGTCTATCCCTGGTGGTTCTACTGTCGTAACAGGCCCTGTTGTTGACCCAGATGTGGTTGTGGTGGTTAACCCACCTGATGCCTCTCTGGGTAACATCACGAATAACGTACCTAGTGGAACAGTTCAACTAGACAGAGCAGAAGCAGAAAGACTTGCCGACCTAAGGGATGTTGATCTAGTAGCTCTGGATGACGGAAGTTTCTTAAGATACAACGAAAGCACCCAAAGATGGGAGGCAGTGAACACCATCTCAATAGGTGGTTCTGTTCCCAATCTAGACGGTATAGATACAGACAGAATAATAGGTAGAATTTCACCAGGGGTTGGGTTGAGCGAAGAACTCACTCCTGCTCAAGTTACAACGATGCTTCTATCTGGAGACCCAGATAATAGATTGACATCCGGAACAGACGGCAAACTCTTCAACCCAGAACTCCTTGTGGACCCCCTGGCTTATTACATTTTAGCAAAGGCGTAAGAAATGACACTTGAACTTAGGTTAGTAGCTCTTGCTACAGCCATCGGTGAGGACATTAAGAACCTAACAATAGCCATAGGTAATCTTCCTTCACTCAACACAACCACAAAGACGAACCTAGTTGCTGCAATCAACGAAGTTCTTGGTAACCAGGGTAGTCTGGCTCTTCTTAACACGGATTCACAAACAAGCCTAGTTGCTGCAATCAACGAGCTCGAAGGCGAAATTGGGGAGCTCGAAGATCTAGATACTTCCACTAAAACTAACCTCGTTGCTGCAATCAACGAGCTCAAATCCGCTATTGACACATTGTCTGCTGGTGCGGCGGGTGTTTACACTAATGCAACACCCGTTCCTACAACACTTGGTGGCATAGCCGCAGGTACGACATTCCTAGACAGAACATGGCAGCAAATGTTCACGGATCTATTGTACCCATATCAGGCTCCCTCCTTTAGTGCTTTCTCCTTTACGGGCTATACAGCTACACTTGAAATAGGTCAAACCACCCCAGCAAACCCCAACTACACTTGGAGTACAACAAACGCCTCCAACATACAACCAAACAGCATTGAAATTCAGTTCCCTGTAGGCACTGCTGTTCATACTGGGCTAGCAAATACGGGCTCATTTGCTGGTACACTTCTCGCACAGACAAGAAACGCTGCAGACGGTCCAGGAACTAGAGTTTGGAGAATCAGAGCAACCAACACCCAAACAAACGCATTCCAGAGAGACCTTACAGTTGAATGGAGATGGAGAAGGTATAACGGTAACAGTGCCATTGCCGGTCCATTGACAGAAGCTCAAATTGAAGCTCTAGCTACTTCAACACTAGCGACCTCTGCTTCTGCTACATATACCTTCCCTGCGGCTTCCGGCACATTCAAATACATTGCCGCCCCTCTGTCTTTCCCTCTGCTGACAACATTCAAGGATCAGTCAACAAACTTGGACGTTCCTTTTGAGGCTCCATACACCGTTTCTGTTACCAATGCATTTGGACAAACAACAGACTATAGGGTTTACAGAACAACTAACCAACTCGGCGCAGCGATCAACATCGTAGCTTCCTAAGGACTAAGAAATGGCAACAATTCCAGGATCAGTAAGAGTTGGTGGCTTTATAGCCCCAACCGATTCCCTAGACACATATGCGGTAACGGACGACATCTATGGTCGTGGTGGGTATAGACCCGTTGCTGACATAGCAGAAAGAGACGCAATCACAGCGGATAGAAGAAAAGAAGGTATGTTGGTTAGGACCAACAGTACCGGACAGTTCTGGACTCTCATTGGTGGTATTCTAAATGCGAACTGGACAGAAGTAGAATTTGGTGTTCAAATTGATGACCTAGCTACAGGTTCAACAACGGTAACTTGGTCAGTAAACAGGATCGAAGGATATGTTTCTGGTCGCATAGATACATTGATAGGTGGAGCGGGCGCCGCTCTAGACACTCTGGAAGAACTCGCAAACGCCCTGGGTAATGACCCTAGCTTTGCAACTACCATTGCAACATCAATAGCAAACAGAGTTAGGTTTGATGCTCCCCAATCTCTGACACCTACGCAACAGCTTCAGGCTTGCACTAATATTGGTGTAGGTGACTATGATAGAAACCTCGTTACTGTTTACGAAACTGCTAAACTATGACTCTTGAAAGTAGGCTGGTTGATTTTGCCCAGGCGGTTGGTGCTGATATAAAGAACATCAGCACTGTTCTGCAGGGAACCAAACAAATAACCATCTCGCCTACAGCACCTATAGCGCCGTCTAACGGTGACTTATGGCTGGACTCTACAGATCTCTCCATAAGTATATTCTACAACGACGGTGATTCTTCTCAGTGGGTTGTTCTAACAGGTTCCCAGGCTCCTTCAGATACCATAGAGGAAACCAACCCTACTTTCACCTACTCCGGTGGGTTGGTTTCCAGAATAGACTATGCATCTGGTAATTACAAAACCTTTACCTATACAGCAGGCGTGTTATCTGAAACTCAATACTTCAGATTAGGTAAGAGTACAATAACCAAAACTTTCCTGTATAATCCTGACGGAACACTAGCTTCTGTCACTCAAACTGAACTCTAATGGCGACAATCACATCTTTTCAATCTGGATTGGCTTCAGACCCTGCGACTTGGGTTGGTGGGGTGGTGCCTGTTGAGGGTGACAAGGTCATTATAGAACCTTGGTGTGATGTTATCCTAGACGGGCATTACACATGGGGAGATGGAGCAAGCTTCGGCTCAACGTTTGGTAACTCATCAATCAACCTCGGTGGTAAATTGATAGCTAGCAGAACTGTTTCTAGTTCCTTAACTATCAGGGGTGTTATGGGTCTATATCAGAACTCCGGCTTAGACCCTGTTATTGATTTTGGAAATGAACAGGACCCAATACCTGACGGCATAACTTTTGAGCTCATACTTAACAAAAGGGATACCGCCGGCGATTTAAGATCTATCTCATCAAACCAATCTTCTGCCAACGGATCTTTAACCATTACCATGGCGGGAGCAAACATAAGAGAGAGAAACTGCACTCTTCTAGAAACCGCCGAAGCGGGCGCATCTTCAATAAGGCTTTCTACATCCACTCATGGTTGGCGCCCTGGGGATGTTGTGTGGCTGGTGCCAGCGCATGGGTCCGGAACAGGCCTTCTTACTGGATTTGACTTTTCGGATAAAATGGTTATAGACGCCGTGGCGGGAGACATCATAACCTTCACCACACCTTTGACTTATAGACACATAGCCAACTCAAGAGCTTGCAATTTTGAATCTAACGTGAAGATACGCTCATTCAATTCTGCTTGGCGTTCAGGTATGGAATTCAATGTGCAGTTTTCTGATTTCAATATTAGGTTTGACAATGTGCAGTTTGGGTCTGGCCTAGGTTGGGCAGCAAACAATACCCCCATTTACATGGTGGGGCAGATATTTCCGAACCAAGCACTAATACTCAACAAGTGCACAACACTGAATAACCAATCATCATTCACTTGGTGGTTAAGCTCTAACCTTCCTCTAGTGCAAACAAACGACTGCGTATTCTCATCGTCTGTTTCTGGCTCTGGAGGAGTGGCACTTGTAGATGAAGGTAGTACTTTCTTTGATACTGTCGGGGAAGGTGGGGGGCCCAGCAGACCAAAATTTGTAAACAACGCTTGGATATCCAATGTCCCTCTGGGTACCGGTACTGGGTTCAACGGCTTTGGAAAAATAACAAACTCTATTTTCTCTGGTTGTTTTCTCGCGGTTGCTGCATCTGGTTTGAACTCAGAGTTTGAAAACTGTGACTGCGGTTTTACTTATGGATACAAGATAAGATTTGGTGGAGACCACTTCGTAAGGTTGGGCGGCTCTCAAAATCAGGTATGTGATATAACTGTAGATAACTGTATCATTCCTGATGGGATAACAATTTTTGAAGGCGATAACGAGCTAGCAAACCAAAGCTCAATAAAATGGTCCTTTCTAAACAAACAAAGAAGCAGAATAACACACCAAACCTTTACCAGGAATGCAGAAGCTTATAGAGAAAACTCTTTGTTTAGAAACGGTTCTTCATCTCTAGCAATGCGTTTTTACGCCCAAAGCTTAGTCTTGAATAGGCCAGAATCTTACACTAGACAAATACTCTGTGCTGCAGGCCAAACAGTAAGGATTGTTGGTTCTGTAAGAATGGATTCTACTTTTTTCAATTCTGGTGACTGCAACTTACCAACAGTATCTCTAAGTGGGTTGTCTCAAACCACTGTTTCTTTTACAGCGAGCTCAATTCCAGATGTTTGGCAACCTTTTGATATATCAATTACCAATACAACAGACAACGATGGTGTTTTTGTTCTGTCATTTACAGCAAGCGCAAAGACTATAGCAGGCGGCGTTGTATATTTTGATGGTGTTCCTATAGATCCTTTTGTAACAAAAGTTCGTCACTATGGGTTTACTTTTGATGAGGCGAACCCAGTTCGTAGAGTAAACGTCTACACCCAAGCTACAGAAGCAGTAGCGTCTGCCTACACTGGCGCCACTATTGATGCCCTCACTAGAAGAGTTAGCTTCGGTCCTGGAACTATCGATAATCTAAACAAACTCTATGATTACTCCCAGGCCTGGGGCGTGCTAAACATCGCAGAAGAAATGCCCTGGACTAGGGCTGGCAACCTTCTTTCCTTGACAGACAACTGGACCGTTGTTCAACCAACAATTGGGTCCGTGACTTGGGGAGGCGGTACTATAGAATGGAACACGCCAGGAACTATCATAGGGTCCTTTGATGGTAACGAATTTAGGTTCGCTACAGAAGGAACGTATGACCTATCGTTATCCACATTCGCTGGTACTATAGAATTCTCAAACACATCTGGCGGCGGCGTTCTCGTTATTTTGATTCCTGAGAATGTTGATTTTATAAACAACAATCCAGGTACGATTACTGTCCAACCTGTTGTTCAACAAGCAACCGCATCCATAAACAATATCGTTCCAGGGTCTAGGGTCCAAGTCTTCAACCAAACTACCAACACGGAAGTTGTCAACTTGATTTCCTCAGGTTCTTCATGGACTTTTAACTATCCTGAGGGGTCTACGTTCACGGCTGGTGACGTAGTTAGAGTTAGGCTCGCCTACCAATCAGGAGCCACAGCAAAACTACCAGTTCAATACAGAACGATAGCAACCTCATCTGGTTGGTCGATCCTAGCAGAGCAAGTAGACGATGTGGTTTACAACACCAACGGCATAGATGGCGATTTGGTTCTGGAGTTCATAGAGGACTTTCCTAACGTAGAGATAGACATTGACGACCCAGACGGCGTAACTACGGTTCAGAGAGGTTATGCCTGGTATATCTCCGGCCAGATGACTGAGGACGGGATAAGGTTCTTCCATGGAGGCATGACTGCCGAGGATACTGTAAACTATCGTGTAAACGTGGACATAGTTGATATGAAGATTCAGAACATAAACACAGCCCCTATACTGGTTTCTGGTGGCAGACTCTATAGGTCGGACGGCGCAACCGTTATCAGACCAGGAGGTGGGGGCGTGCAAATGGATTATGGAAGAGCTTATACATTGGAAACAGGAGTGTCTGGGCTAACACCTGAGGAATCACAAAGGCTTGAAACCATAGAAGCTCAATCTATCCAAGCAGCTAGAAATGCTGCCTTGGCTGCCTCTATAAATGCTTAAATAGTGATATGATAAACTTTCCATCATCGCCTATTGAAGGCCAGACATTCACAGATAGCTTAGGTAAGAGGTGGGTATTCCAAAATTCAAAGTGGTACCCATCATATGAGAACTACTCAGATACTTTTGTGTTTACTCAGGCCGTGCCTGAGGCTATTTGGACAGTGACGCACAACATGGGAAAGTTCCCTTCCGTAACTGTGGTTGACTCTGCAGGAACAGTGGTAATAGGTGGAGTTGAGTACAACTCTGAAAACCAGGTTACGCTTACATTTTCTGGCGCGTTCTCTGGTAAAGCGTATCTAAACTAAGGAAGCCAAAATGGCGCAAAAATTCTTAACGAGCATTGACCACAACAAACTAGAGTCCCTGAACTTTAGATTGCAAAACCTGGCGACAGCACCTGGTTCTCCCGTATCAGGACAAACTTACTTTGACACTGGCTCCAACGAAACTAGAACTTTTGTAAGCTCCTGGGAATCTTATATGTTCAAGTCCGGTGGTACATTCACCGGACGAATAGAAACAGCCCCCGGTAGTACAACAACGGCGGGTGGATTGAAACTCACCAGTGGTCCCCTAAAGACAACCCCTGTTGTAGGGGACGCAGGCTCCATTGAGTTTGATGGTTCAAGCCTATCCTTTATTGACTCAACAGGTGTTAGAAGGACTCTCGGTGTTTCCGGCGCAGGCATTCAGAGCGTCACTCTAAACCAACCAGCCGCTGGTTTCACGATTACGCAAACAGGCACAGCCAGTGACCCGATCTACACCTTTGCTCTAAACGCTTCTTTGGCAGCTATACAGGGTCTTTCCACTAACGGTTTCGTAAGAAGAACAGGCACAAACACCTTTACCACTGATGCCACCATATCCCTTGGCTCCCAGGTTTCAGGAACTCTTCCTGTAGGTAACGGCGGTACAGGACAGACGTCATACGTCAACGGTGAATTGCTCATCGGTAACACTACTGGCAACACCCTAACCAAAGCAACCCTAACACAAGGCACTGGTATCACAATTACCAACGGTGCTGGTTCTATTACAATAGCCAACTCCGGTGTAACCTCCGTTAACGGTTCAACAGGGGCTGTTTCTGGTCTGGCAACTACCTCAGGTAACCTATCACAGTTTGCGGCTACTACATCTGCTCAGCTTGCAGGCGTTATATCCGACGAAACTGGTTCTGGTTCACTGGTGTTCGCAACTTCCCCTGCGCTATCTGGTACACCTACTGCTCCTACAGCAGCGGCAGGAACCAACACTACCCAGATTGCTACCACTGCGTTTGTGAACACAGCAGTTGATAACGCAAGACAGGGTATTGACGCCAAGGAATCAGTAAGGGTAGCAACTACCGCAAACATCACAAACTTGACAGGTGGTGCTCCAAACTCAGTTGATGGTATCACCCTAGCAGCTAACGATAGGGTATTGGTAAAGAACCAAACAACTGGTAGCCAAAACGGTATCTACATTGTTCAAACACTCGGTACTGGTTCAAACGGCACTTGGGTAAGAGCTTCCGACGCAGACACCTCTGCGAAGGTTACCTCTGGTATGTTCACGTTTGTTGAGCAAGGCACCACGAACGCCGACAGCGGTTGGCTGCTCCAAACAGCAAACCCAATTACCCTTGGTACTACGTCTCTATCGTTTGTTCAGTTCAGTGGCGCTGGCCAGATTGACGCAGGCGCTGGACTAACAAAGACAGGAAACCAGCTGAACGTAGGTGCAGGTACAGGTATATCTGTAGCGGCAGATAGCATTGCGATTGATACCTCTGTAGTCGCAAGAAAGTTTTCCCAGACTATAGGTAACGGTTCCCTTACTTCAATCACTGTTACTCACAACCTTGGGACACAGGATGTTGTGATGTCTGTCAGGGAGGTATCAACCAACGAGGTTGTGTTCTGTGATATGATCGCTGCCTCAACTAACACAGCCACCTTTGTGTTTGCTGTTGCGCCTACTTCAAACCAATACAGAGTAACAGTTATAGGCTAACATACATACCTGATATTTGTTATACGGGTAGACAATGAAAGACTTAACGTTTAGAGAATTACCTAGACTAGCCATCTCTGCGGGTTCTTCTACGCCCGCCCCAGGTAACTCTTCTTGGGTTTGGAGCACCGTAGAAAATGCCCCATTAGTTTGGAATGGTTCTTCTTGGGTCGCTGTTGGCGGAGGCGGAGGCGGAGGCGGCGCGTCAACAACTATTTCCGAAACGCCGCCAGGAAGTCCTTCTGTAGGAGATTTGTGGGTCAACTCAAACGACATGACTCTGAATACGTACTACAATGACGGAACAAGCTCTCAATGGGTTGAAATATCCTCTTCCCCTGCGGGCGAGGCTGGCCTGCCGACTGGGGGCACTTCTGGTCAAGTTCTAACTAAAAATTCTAGCGGAGATTTTGATACAAGTTGGGTAACGCCACCTTCGGCCCCGGATCCTCTAGATCTAGTTTACAGAGAAACTGTTTCTGCTCCGCCTAACGACACTGTTAGGCTATTTGGCAGAAGAATTGCTGGACGAGTATTACCTGCTTTTATTGGGCCCTCTGGTTTAGATAGTGCTCTACAGCCCCTCCTAGCTAGAAACAAGGTAGGGTGGTTTAATCCGCCTGGAAACTCTACTACAGTTCAAACTTTGGGTATGAACGTATCTGCATCAGGCACAGCTACATCCGCAAACATAGCGACAACAAACATACTCACAGCAACAAGAAGATTAGAATACGCTGTTACCACAGCTGCCACTACGGCCGTGGCGGGAGTTAGATCAACAGCATTGCAATATCACATAGGTCTAGAGTCTACACCATACGGTGGGTTCACGTTCATAGCTAGATTTGGTCCCAGTAGGGGTTCAGCAAGTAACTCCACACGAAGATTTTGGGCAGGTATGACTAGTGTCACAGCAGCTCCTTCAGATACAGACCCCAGCACATGGGCTACTAACGGAATAGGCGTTGGTACTGACAGTACAGACACAAACTTTCAAATCATGCACAGGAACGGTACAGGGGCTATGACAAAAATAGATACCGGAATACCTAAATCGTACGCAGATAATACTCAACTATTCGAATTGGCTATTTTTACGGCACCTACAGGAACAACAGAAATAGGTATTAGATTTACAAGACTTAGCGACGGCGTATATTTCTCTGCTTCTATATTGGCTAACATACCATCGGCAACTCAGTTACTAACTTGGCAAATATGGAATAGCGTAGGTGGAACTTCTTCTGTTATAGGAATGTCAATAGCATCTGTGTACGTCGAAACAGATTTCTAAACATGGCTGCCATAAATTTTCCTTCATCACCAAACCTTAACGACATCTTCCAATCTGGCTCGCTATCCTGGCAGTGGGATGGTAGCAGATGGAGACGTATTCTTTCCTCTGACGTGGTCACAACAACAGCAGCGCAGACAATTTCCCAGAAAACTTATGTCTCTCCTAGAGAGGTTAGACATGATGTATCAGGATCGAACATAGATCTTTCCCTAGCTAGCTACTACACAAAGACAATTTCAGGAACAACAACTCTTACGTTGACTAATGCTCCGTCTAACGGCATATCAGCTAGCTTTATTTTGGAACTTACAAATGGAGGTTCTTCTATTGTAAACTGGTGGTCTGGTCTTAGGTGGTCGAATGGCGTTGCGCCTACATTAGTCGCATCGGGCAGGGATGTATTGAGTTTCTACACCACAGATGGCGGGGTTACCTGGGTTGGTCTTCATATTGGAAGAGATGTGAAATGAGTTTTGTTAGAAGCATAATGGGCATAGGGCCAGACATTTTACAAGGCCCATGGTTCCCAAGAACATCATACCCTTTAGACCCTATAGAATCTGCTACTAAAAATGTAATATGGGACGGCTCTTTTTTCCAAGCTATTGCTAGTCCTTACATAATCAGAAGTTCTGATGGTAAGACATGGTCAATATCGTACACTGGAGGAACTATGTCTTCTAATATCTTCATAGACGGCAATCTTAGATTAACAGGATCTTCTGGTTTAGTTGTTAGAAGCACAAACGGTATAAACTGGACGCCTGGCAGCTTTGCTTTAGGTGGCAACACAGTTCAGTCAATTACCAGTGACAACGCTGGTTTATATGTTGCTGTTTGTGGGCAAGGGCCGTCGCCTTCAACTAGAATATCAACATCCACAACAGGTATAGACTGGACTTCTAGATTTACAAGCACCACCAGTATTGGGATAGCAAGAGTAGTTTTTGGTAACGATTTGTTTTTGGTTTCTGGGCGGACATCCAATACGTACTACACGAGTTCAGACGGAATAAACTGGACTTCTAGACTTGTCTCAGGTTCTTTACCGTTTTTTGGCACTGTTTTTTTCAATGGGCTGTTTTACAGATGGGAACTAAACCAGGGGTTGTTCAGTAGTTCAGACGGAATAAACTGGAACCTTGTAAACACGCCCTTTCCAACAAACGTTGGGGAAGTGGAGTTTTCTGTTGTTGAGGACTCTCTAGTAATCTCTGTGTATTTTGTGCCTATACCTTTCTATGCTATAACTAGAGATGCCATCAATTGGAGGCTTTTTTCTAGATCTAGAGAGTCTTTGAGTGGGTTTTCCACAACACTAAGCACCGTGGCTGTCAGCCCTAGTCACTGTGTTCTATTAGAAGGTAACAAAACACCTAGCGTATATTGGAGCCCTAGATGAATATAGTTAGAATCTCAGATGGAGAAGCAATCTCTATAACAGACCTGATTAGTCTGTTCCCAAACTCAAGCATTCCTGTTTTGATAAGCGACGAACTTTTGAGTGAGCTAGGATATGCTAGAGTTCATTCTTCAGAGAAACCAAACTTTGATGATGCGCTTTTTAGATGTTTTCTTGGAACCCCTATATTAGATAATGGCGTGTGGGTCGAACAATGGATTGTAGAGGCTCTTCCCCCAGAAGTGCAAGCAGCTAACCTAAAAAGAAAGTTTGAAGGAGCCTTGGATGCGTATTTAGATTCTGTTGCCCAAACTAGGAGGTATGATAACCGGTTTACGTGCGCTCTAAGGGCGGGCTACCCAGGCCCTTTTCAAGCCGAAGGGGCAGCCTTCGCAAATTGGATGGACTCATGTAATGCTACCGCATATCAAATACTCTTTGACGTTCAGGCTGGTCTTAGGGCTCCCCCTTCAAGCGTCGAATCATTCATATCAGAATTACCGGTAATGGTGTGGCCTTGAGTCTGACTCTTCTAACTCATACAGCAAACTTCAACCCAAGTGAATTGGAAAGAGCAATGCGCTCTGCTTCACTTGGGTTGCCGTCTTATGGGAAGCACGTCATAATCGAAACGCCAACTATGCCCGAATGGTTGTCCAGGAGAGGTGTTGATCTCCTTCTGGACGATTTCACGTCATACCTAGACGACGATGACGAGATACACCCCATGGCAATAGAGCTTTGCGTTGACGCCCTGGAAAAGACAGGTGCAGGTCTCGCTTTCACTAGGGAAGTTAGAGTGTACCCAGATCTGTCGCTCAAAACAACTAGGGTTCCTTTTCTTTACAGCGACATAAGAGAATCGCCAGCAAGAGTTCACAACCTTTGCGTCTTTAGAAGAGAGGCAGTCATGGACGTCATTGGTGACGTCGATCATGATATGGGTGTTGAATGGATGATAAAGATGGCCGTGGCTTCCAAACATGGCGCTGTCCATGTGCCTATAGACGGTTACTTTTGGTACCAACAGCCCATAGGAATAATGAAGTCAAGAAACACAGGGAGGTTGACATATAGGGCGCATATACCGAGGATAATGACAAAGATACTCCCAAAATACAAGCTGGAGCCCAAACCAATCCCGGTGTATGACGTCTCACACATCGAGGTACCCAGGCATATACCAGAGATGATTCAAACTTTACTGAGCCAAAGACTAAATAAAGATAAACCAAGAGCAAAACATGAAACCCAAAACCCTCTACATTACTCAAAACTCAACATTCGAGAGTGATATCACTGTTCTAGGTTCCGACGGCGAACCACTTGACCTAACTGGGTTCACCAGCTCAATGTTCATCACAAAGTACTTTGGGTCCACAACCAAGTACGCTATCAACACAACGATCTTTGATGCAGTCAATGGTGTTGTTAGAGTTTCCATCTCGTCTGCTTCGACGAGACTTCTAAGCCCGGGAACTTTCCAGTATTCTATTTTCGTAAGTGACCTAACAGGCGAGACAAACATCATATTGTCTGGACAGGCAATCATCATTCCTACGGTATTCTAATCATGGCAGTAACAACAAGAGAAGGTCTGAAACAGTATGCCCTCAGGGCTCTAGGGGCTCCTGTTCTGCAAATTAACGTGGCAGATGAGCAACTAGAAGATAGACTCGATGAGGCGATTTCCTACTTTCAACTATACCACTACGATGGTATAGAGAGGATGTACCTAAAGCATAAAGTCACTCCTTCTGAGCTAAAGATTACAGGAACCAACGGTGCGGACTTTGTGGCAGGCACAGACATCATAGGTCTTTCTTCTGGAGCAAAAGCAACAGTCCAGAAAGGTTCCGACGGAAACACCATTAGAATTCGGGGCATTGGGGCCTATGACTTCGTGGCTGGAGAAATAGTTAGAGGCGGCGGCGGTTCAAACCCCATAGCTACTCTGGAAGCAACTGATTTCTTTGTTGAAGGCGACACTGAGAGAAAGTACGTTGAGATACCAGATATCATCTATGGTGTAATCAGAGTTATACCTTTTAGACAAGGTAGCAGCAGCGCCAACCTTTTTGATGTTCAGTACCAGCTTAGATTGAATGACTTGTATGAGCTGACGAATACGTCAATGCTCTACTACAGCATGGTTATGCAGCATATGACTATGCTTGATCAGATGCTGAACGGATACCCACAGTTTGAGTTCAACAGACTCGGTGGTAAGCTCTATATGCCAATCAACTGGAACAAGTTAGCTACTGATGATTACTTCATCATTGAATGCTACAGAGCTCTGGACCCAGAAACAAACAGGAAGATGTACGGTGAACCCTGGCTGAAACTCTATGTTGAGGCTCTGTTTAAGAAGCAATGGGCGACAAACCTCAAGAAGTTCCAAAATATGCAACTACCTGGTGGTGTTGTTTTGGACGGACAGGCGATGTATCTCGAAGCAGACAACGAAATACAAAGACTCGAAGACGAGCTCCAGAATAAATCAGCCCCCTTGGGCTTCATAATGGGATAAGACATGCCACTAAACCCATACTTCACTTCAGAAAACCAGACGCAAGGTTCTGATAACGAACAGATGGTCCTCGCGGACCTTGTGGAAGAGTCCATTCGTAACTTCGGGCAGGAGTTTTTCTACATCCCCAGAACCCTAGTAGCCAAGGATGAGATACTAGGCGAGGATAGGCTGTCGACCTTTAGCAATTCATATCCCATTGAGATGTATGTTGAGAACCCTACAGGTTGGGGCGGACAAGGTGAGTTCATATCCAAGTTTGGTCTTTACGTCGAGCAGTCAACCCAAGTGGTTGTGTCTAGGAGAAGATGGGGCGAACTCGTTCAAAGATTTGGGAAGACTATTCTACCTGAGAGACCAGCTGAGGGAGACCTGCTATACTTCCCCCTCACCAGAAAGCTATTTGAACTTAGATACGTAGAGAAGTCAACAAACTTCTGGACAATAGGTTCCATGCCTACATGGAGAATAACAATCGAGCTCTTCCAGTACAGCTCCGAGAGAATGGATACTGGAATTGAAGCTGTGGATGCCTTCGAAAGCCTTAAGACATTTGACGTCGACCAAGTCCCTAGCATAGACACCCAAGATAGCTTTGGTGACAATGATAAGTTTCTAGACGAATCGTCTAACATCGTAGTAAGATAATGGCCATACAACTAATCAATATAGGTGAAGAGCCAGGCGACGATTCTGGCGATCGCCTAAGAGACGCCTTTGAAAAGGTCGAGGAAAACTTCGACGAACTATGGTCTGAGCTCAGCACAGACGGCTCTAATCTCAAGGTAGCAAGAGTAGCCAGAACAGGTTCATTCAATGATTTGATAAACCGCCCAAACCCCTTGGCTGGGTCTTCTTCTGGTGAAGGCATTATCATAGGACCACCTGGACCTCAAGGACCGGCAGGGCCGCCAGGTCCACCAGGACCAGCCGGTGGTCCTGGTCTTGATCTTATAGATGACAACCTAATAACGTTCTTCACTAGCTGGAGTTCATCTAGAATCAACACCCTATTCACGGAACTGGATGACCTTTCAGACACCATCTTCAGAGCGCCTCCTGACGGTGGAGGAGGCGGCGGCCCTGTTCCCGATGGTACTAGGATTCTTTTTCCCGAGAGACCATTGGGACCACCGACTTACACATTGTTTGAAAGTGACGAGTATGGCGTGCCAACGGGAAACTCAGAAGTATTCATATACCCAGGACAGAGCTTCGTAACACTGACTCTTCAAACTACTGGTCATAGTGAAGGCGATCTCGTTCCTTTCGTCATTCTAAACTCAGATCCGGGAACTTTCCCAGGGGGCGTTCAATCAGGATCATTTGAGATAGATTCTGTTGGCGTTGGATACTTTCAGTTGATGGTGTATGGGTTTGGCGCCTCTCCTGACCCAACTTATAGAGTCATGGACCTAACGCTAAATAACAAGAAAGCTTCCTTAAGATTGTATTGGTTTGGCGAATAATGACTAAAAGAGATCTAAACTTTGGCAAACAGCCAAACGACAAAACAGGTGAAGACCTTAGGACTACCTTCACAAAGATCAACCAAAACTTCGACGAGCTATACTCTGCCCTCGGAGATGGTTCGGAGCTAATCGTATCTACGGTCGCCCTAACAGGCCAATACACCGATATCGACGATAGGCCAGCCTCCATAGATTACGGTGATCCTGACTTTGGTGGTAACGGTACATTCCTCCCAGGCAACAAGGGTATCAAAGGACCTCCTGGTCCTAAGGGTCCTGACGGGCCGCCGGGTCCTTTTGGATTTGGTGAACTAGACGATGCCGCTATTGAGCTTGACTCAACTTGGTCTTCCGAGAAAATCAAATTTGAAATCGACGAGCTCAACGCAGTTCTTGACGCCATAGCAAACGATTGGGACAACTACGATCCGGGCGGAGGAACAGGGACAGGTGGCACTCTTCCTGCCTTCTTTGAAGACTTTTCCTATGTTGGCGCATACCAAGATAGACCAGCCGATATATCTTATCAAGACATAGCAACATGGAAGACGTTCGACGATTTTAGGGGTTTGTTGGTTTTTCCAAACTCTGTAGGTGAGCTGACTACAGATTCGGTGACTCTTCTGGGGATGACTCCCTTTGTGCAGGCGGTATCAAGCCCGTCAACTGGTCAAGACGATGTCCCTATTTCTGTGGGGAACGACACATGGAGAGTTAGGTTTTTCTTAGACGGCACACTAAACCTAAGCTATGATGACCCCTACAACGGGCTTTTCAGAAACCTTTCGTTTAACTTTGAAACCATTCAAGACCCAACAAGAAAGATAAGCCTAACAGTTTCTCTGGAGTTCTTCTTCTCTCAGGACTTTGGTAACAGCCAAACGATAACAGTGTCTGGAGACATAGGCGACTCAAACATTTCCGAGAACTTGTTTGTGTTACCTATAACACCAAACGCATACCATGATATCGATTTAGTGATAGACTATACCAACAACAATGTAATTCTGTATATTGACGATGTTAGACAAACACCAATCAGTTTCATGGGGTCTATAACAGAACCAGACCTTCAATGGAATAGAATAACACTCAACGTTGATGCTGGCTCCCGGATTGATATGGTGTGTGGGTATACTTTTGGCGAAACCTTGATAGACAACCCAATAGCAACAGATGGTTCGTCCGTTCTGCTCGAAACATTCACCAAGCCGAGATCTAATATCAATGACCCCAACGACGACCCAACTGGGGACGTTTCAACATACGGCGTACAACTAGCATACTCCACACCATTCTCGCCAGATTATGGTTCTGAAGGTACAGAAATTAGAGCTGTTCAGTACTATGGAGACGGCTGGGTAACAGGCGATGGCGGCGACGTTGACGAATGGCTTTGGATAGAAAATAACCTAGGAAACCCAGTCATAGATAACCTCAGGATATTCCATACTAATCTGTTCTTCAGGCCACAACCGTTTCCCCATGTAAAATACCTATCACTTGATATGCAAGGTGACTCCTTTGGGTTGACACTAAACATCACAGGTGATGGTGACAGCGGCAACGTATCCGCATCTATAGATCTGAGAATAGACCAATACACATACAACAACATAGCTTCCATCGACAATGGACCATTGAACTTAGACGGACCTTTCCCGACCGGTGTTGACATATCTCTATTCTTTGAGATACTTGAGTCCGAAGTTTATGGGTCTGCCTCCCAGACAACACCTGTCTGGCGTCTAAGGTTGGGTAATGAAATCATAGATGAGCAAACGTTGACTGGCGAGATAATCCCAGACCTAGACGTTAGGGTTATAAAAATTCAGGCCAACCCCATGGACCTTGGATTCATATACGCCAACAATAAGGCAATGGACCTAAACCAAAACTACCTAACCAAGAGATTGACTAGGTATGTTGGTGGCGCTGGCGCGGGACCTAAGCCGGTTCTTTTCGAGGGGTTCAGCCAGGCCGAATTTACGTTCCTAAACAACGTGAACGTTGAGGTTGGCCTCCCAGACGTACAAATGAGGGGAGACTTCGGCGGTTTCAATGGATTCCCCGGTGGTGTGGATGGTTTTGGAACCTATAGAGCCTATAGAAGAGACGACCTCCTCACTTTTGACAGTTCAAATAGCATAACAATAGATGATGGTAGCGGCGGTGCGTACATTGATAACTTCAAAGAGATGGAAATCTCCGTTGGTTTCAACCACATGGTTCTGTTTGGTTCCACGGACCCTATCTTTGAAATGACTTTATCAGGTAGCGTATTCTACACATACCTGTCTGTGACTTTTGATTCAGTCAACAATGAGTTTGTAGTGTTCTCTGACATATACGATGCTTCTGGGAACTTCATCGGTAGTTCTTCTACAAGTGTAGGTGTAACTAGCTCCGGGCTGGAACCACAACCATTCACAATCAGAATTGAAAGAACAGATACAGAGGTTAGGTTGATCGTGAAGGGCCCAGGTATATTGGGTGGGGAGTCTGAATTGGCAAACATTACAGATGATTGGTCTGGCGTATATGACATCAACTACCTATACTTCAGAAATACTCTAGTAGACGTCTATGGGCTCTATATTCAGAACGTAAACGAAGATCTTGACTTGGGGTCAATAAACATAGGTCCTTGACATGACAAAGAAAACAATCAACGTAGGTAGCATACCTAACGACCTAAGAGCGGAGTTTATCAGGGATGCTTTTGATAAGATAAACCAGAACTTCCAGGATCTTTACAATGAACTCGGAGACGGTACTGACTTAACCGTCGCCACTGTCGCAAGAACTGGTTCATTTAATGACCTAGAAGGCAGACCTCTCCCTCCAGACATACTAGGGCCTGGCGGCGGTGGAGGACTAATACCGGGTCCCCCAGGTGACCCGGGAGACCCTGGGCCAGAAGGGGATATTGGGCCCGCTGGCCAGCCGGGCGCCGGTCTCATAAACGATTTACTTATAGCGAACAACCAAACTTGGTCTTCACAAAAAGTAGAGCTTGAGTTAATCACTCTCCAACAGAGAATAGCAGCAATGATAGCCCAGTATAACAACGGGCCTCCACCTCCTCCACCACCGCCGCCTCCACCTCCCCCACCACCGCCGCCTCCACCGGCAGGCCCTTTCTACTTCCTGAACAACTTTTCTACAGTTGCTAGTGTTGTTCCGGACCTAGCGGCTTCTGGGTCTGTGTTCCAAGCACCTGCACCTTCGGGGTTTACTAGCGGTGGACCAGACGGAGCCTGGCTGAGGCATTACTTTGATTCCAACAACAATAATACCCTACAAACCAACATAGACTTCAGAGTTCCTTCTGGAACGGATAGAAGATTAGTGTCTGACCTGAAGACATTCAAGAGTAGGCATAGAATACAAACAAGCAAACCCTTTGCTCAGTTTACATCTTTCCCGTTCGCTCCTGCTACTTTCGAGTTGTTGATGAATGGCCCAAACAGCCTGGAGATATTTGCTCAATTCTCGTTTAGAACAGACGGTAGCGTTTTTGTGACCACACAATTTGGGTTTGGGGCGACATTCCTATCTGGTGACGTAACCTTCATACCAGAAGCAACGTATTCTCCAGGGTCAATAGTCGAATTCGAGGCCAGCTTCATAGGTGACAATGTGACTTATAGCTTAGATGGGGTAACGCTTCTAAGCGCGACAGCTGATCTTACATCACCTGTTGAAGTTAGGTCCATGGTATTACTGATGAGTGGTCTTGATACGGACTACATATTCATGCAGAACTCCCTAGATGAACTGGATCTTGGTTCAGTGATAACATCAGCACCATAATATGACAACCTTTTACCGTTGCCTAGGTGGCACCATCATAGTTTCGGCGTCCCCGGAAAACGAAATGCAAGTAAACCTGTCTATCTGGAAAGCATTTGATAGCGATGATGAAGCTCTATCCTTTTTCAATTCAGAAGAAGGAGCCAAGTTTATGACAAGGATGGATAGGATAAGGAAAGAGGAAAGAAACCTCACATTCACTGAGGTTAAGAAGCTATGATAGAAACACCATTCTACCACAAAACCATAAGGTCAATACTTGTTGGTTTTGGCTCTATGTTCTCTGACATTCGTTTTGAAAGACAAAATGAAGGGGTGACAGAGCAGGAAATCAAAGTCCCTATTGCGTATTCAAACAAGCAAAAGTGGATGCAAGCCATAGAGCAAAATCCCGAGGGGGCAGGAACGTCAACCTCTCTACCGAGGCTGGCATTTGAGTTGACTGGTTATAGTTACGACCCAAGCAGGAAACTCAATAGAGCACAAACTGTAAGGTGTACGGATGAAACAGGCATTGAGTCAGTACTCACCCCTGTGCCATACAACATAGATCTTTCGCTTTACTTTGCAACCAACAACCAAGAAGATGCCCTGCAGATTTTGGAGCAGATACTCCCTTACTTTGCTCCAGAACAAACGCTATCCCTAAGGACCGTCCCTGCTCTAAACATCATCACAGATGTTCCTTATGTGTTGAATAGCGTCTCTTTTTCCGACGACTTCGAAGGTGGTCTTGATGTTAGGCGCTTGGTTGTCCACACTTTGAACTTTACAGCCAAGGCAAACCTATACGGCAAAGTCAAAGAAACTTCCGTTATCAAACAAGTCGAAGCTAACCTTACTCAGCCAGAGCTTAACTATGTTGCGTCCCAGAATCTCCCTACAGATGAAATTGTGGAGCAATGGCTTGAAGGATTCTAATGCCAGCACCGTTTTATAATGCCAACCCCAGGCTGAAGGCAGCAGGGGTTTCAATCCCTTACACAGAAGAGGACTTCAAGGAATACGTCAAGTGTACCTATGATCCTATCTACTTCATCAAGAAGTACATCAAGATTATATCCCTTGACCACGGTCTCATTCCATTCAAACTCTACGACTACCAGGTAAACTTCATTACTGCTCTGCATGAGAACAGAAGAGTGCTTGGTATGTTTCCTCGTCAGCACGGTAAAACAACAACCGTGGCTGCATACCTTGTTTGGTATCTTATCTTCAATGACTCCAAGACTGTAGCTATTCTCGCTAACAAGGCGTCGGCGGCACGGGAAATCATGTCTCGTATGCAACTTATGATTGAAGGTCTACCGAAGTGGCTACAGCAGGGCGTGGTGGAATGGAACAAAGGTTCCATTAAGTTCGAGAATAACAGCGCAGCTTTCACTGCGGCGACAAGTTCATCGGGTATTCGTGGTAAGTCCGTTAACTTTCTGTACATCGACGAAGCAGCTATCATCCCAAATACCGTAGCTGATGAGTTCTTCACTGCTACTTACCCGACAATTTCCGCCGGTAAGACAACCAAGATTGTCCTCACTTCTACGCCTCTGGGCTTGAACCACTTCTGGAAGTTCTGGACAGAAGCAGAGCAAGGAATAAACGGCTTCAAACCAGTTAGGGTCGAATACTGGGAACACCCAGAACACGACGAAAAGTGGGCAAAGGAACAAGAGCAGCTTCTTGGACCGTTGAAGTACCGCCAGGAGGTCTTGATGGACTTCCTTGGCTCTGCTGCTACTCTGATATCGCCAGATGCCATACAAAAGATGGCTGCCCTGAAACCAATACACATAACAGAAGAAGGGCTGAGGGTATTCGAGGCTCCGTTCAAGGGAACAATGAATGCCGAAAAGCTCCTAGAAAAACCAGGAGCTTACGTTATGGTTTGCGATACGGCTTCAGGAGTCGGTGGAGACTCTTCTGCTTTCCAGGTGATAAGAGTAGACGAGCTACCATACAAGGTAGTTGCATCCTTTTCATCAAACAAGATAAGCCCATTGGTTTATCCCAACGTCATCTATAAGCTGGCAAAGGAATACAATGATGCCTTTGTTCTCATAGAAATCAACAAGTCAGAACAAGTACCTCACATACTTCACTATGAACTTGAGTATGAGAACATCATCTATGTAACTAGAAACACCAAAGGTCAAGTAGTTTCCGGCGGCTTTGGAGGCGGAACTACTCAAATGGGTGTTCTCCAGGACAAGAAAACAAAGCGCATAGGCTGCACTATGCTAAAGGACCTCATCGAGAACCAGAAGCTCCTGGTAAACGATATGAACACAATCTCTGAGATTTCTACTTTCATAGAACAAAAGGATTCATATGCCGCTGACGACGGCTACCATGATGACCTAGTTATGACTTTGGTTATATTTGGTTGGTTGACAAGCCAGGCGTATTTCAAGGAATTGACTGACATAGATATAAGAAAGAGTATGTATAGAGCCAGACTTGAGATGATCGACAACGAAGTTTTGCCTGTTGGCTTCTTCCATGACGGAAATCAAAGCAGCGACGACGGTTGGCAAACTGTTGATGTCGGCTTTATGAACATTTGAAATCACTAAATACGAGTATGAAGACAATTCTATGAGAACTTCAAACTTCTTCGTAAAGGACTAAGAAAATGGCGTTTATGCTATCCCCTGGCGTACAGGTAACAGAAAAAGATTTCACTAGCATCGTTCCGGCGGTATCCACTTCAAATGGAGCGTTTGCTGGTGTGTTTCGCTGGGGTCCTGTTATGGATCCTATTATTGTAACGAGCGAGAACGAACTCGTGCAAAGATATGGCGCTCCTAACGATGGCACAGCTATGTCTTTCTTCTCCGCTGCAAACTTCCTTTCCTACAGCAATAACCTGCTCTTGGTTAGGCTTGATACAAGCGGTCAAAGAAACGCTGTTTCTACTCAAACTGGTAGCCTTACATCCGTTGCGGTGACAGCAGGCGGTAGTGGTTATACTGCTCCTGTAGCTACTGTTTCTGCTCCTCAGACAGCAGGCGGTGTTCAAGCAACTGTAACTGTTCAATCAACCGCAGGTGTTGTGACTGGACTTACAATTACCAACCCAGGTAGCGGTTACACATCCGCAACTATCACAATCACAGACCCAGACGGAACTGGCGCGACAGCTACAGCGACGGTAACTGTTGGCGGCATCAAGATCAACAATATCACTGACTATGAAGTCAACTATGAAAACGGCGGTGGCGTTGTTGGTGAGTTTGCAGCCAAGTATCCAGGCACTCTTGGTAACTCCGTTAAAGTCTCCATGGCAGACGCAGATACGTTTGACGGTTGGGACTTTGAAAACGAATTCGACGGAGCCCCTGCAGACGACGAAGTTCATATCATCGTTCTCGATGCCCTGGGCGTAATCACAGGAACCGTTAACGGTATCCTTGAGAAGTTTGCTTTCATGAGCAAGGCAAGCAATGGTCGTAGAGCAGACGGCACTAACACCTACTACAAGTTCGTACTGAACAACTCATCTAAGTGGGTTTACTGGATGGATCACCCAACTGGTATGGACTGGGGTAAGGAAACAGGTCCTGCTGTGACGTTCACTAGCTTGGCTGCTCCTTTGACAGTCACACTAACTGGTGGCGCTGATGACTTCAACGCAACTGAAGGTAACAAGCAGAATGGTTTTGCTCTTTTCGGTAACGCCGAAGCATATGACATTAGTCTGTTGTTCCTTGGTAAGGCTTCTGCAGCAACAGCAGCTTTCGTTATCAACAACGTGGCTGAAACCCGTAAGGACTGCTTGGTTTTTGTTTCCCCAGAGAACACATCTACTGGAGAGATTATTGTTGGTGTAGGACAGACTTTCGCAAGCCAAATTGTTGCTTACCGTAACCTACTTCCTTCGACTTCCTACGCGGCAATGGACTCTGGCTACAAGTACCAATATGACCGTTACAATGACGTCTATCGTTGGGTTCCTCTGAACGCAGACATTGCTGGTCTATGTGCCCGTACTGACTTCACTGATGATCCATGGTTCTCTCCTGGTGGTTATAACAGAGGTCAGATCAAGAACGTAGTCAAGCTGTCCTTCAACCCAGACCAAGTATCGAGAGACACTCTTTACAAGTCCGGCGTGAACCCAGTGGTTTCCTTCCCTGGACAAGGTACAGTTCTTTTCGGCGACAAGACTCTTTTGTCTAAGCCATCAGCTTTTGACCGTATCAACGTTCGTAGGCTGTTCATTGTTCTCGAGAAGGCTATTGCTATTGCAGCTAAGTTCCAATTGTTCGAGTTCAACGACCCGTTCACAAGAGCTCAGTTCAGATCTTTGGTTGAGCCATTCCTGCGTGATGTTCAGGGACGTAGAGGTATCACTGACTTCAGAGTTAAGTGCGACGAAACCAACAACACCGGCGACGTGATTGATGCCAACAGATTCGTGGCTGACATCTTCATCAAGCCTGCCCGTTCAATCAACTTCATTACACTGAACTTCATTGCAGCACGCACTAGCGTGAACTTTGAAGAAATCGGCGGCTAATTAAAAAGGGACCTAAACAGTCCCCGTCATAAGAGGAACAAAAATGTCAACAATCTCCGACTTCAAAGCACAGATGAGACAAGGTGGAGCTCGCTCCAACCAATTCTCTGTCGAACTTACTTTCCCCGCCGTAGCGGCAGCTGGCGGAGCATCTAGAGCGGCTTCTTTCCTGTGTAACGCAACAAGCCTGCCAGCAGTAACCGTTACAAACATTCCTGTAACATACAGAGGTCGCCCAGTGAACTTCGCAGGCGAAAGAACTTTTGCTCCATGGTCTATTACTGTAATCAACGACGGCGACTTCCTGATTAGGAACGCATTTGAGCGTTGGCAGGATGCCATTGCGAACTTTGGTTCCACAAACGGTCTTAAGAACCCAGCTGATTACCAAGTAGACCTGAGGGTTATTCAACTTGACCGTAACGGCGCTCAACTTAAGACTTACAAGTTCTTTGATGCGTACCCTACCGAAATTGGTGCTATCACCCTATCCTATGATAACGCAAACATCCAAACATTCGAAGTAACCTTCGACTACAACTTCTTCGAACCTGATCGTTAATCCCTAGGATTTCCGGCACTATAAATAGTCGTAACGGGTCAAACCTTTACGACTATTTTTTTGGTATTCAAACATGAACATCTTTGGCTTTCAGATAAACCTAAAGAAGAGGGAAGAGCAGATGACTTCAGTCATCACGCCTACTTCCGAAGACGGCTCTGTAGTTCTTTCTTCTTCCGCTGCTGCCTACTATTCCCAAGTAGTAGACATGGACACTTCCATCAAGAACGAAAATGACTTGATTAGAAGGTATAGGGAAATCTCCTTGTTCCCAGAAGTAGACAGCGCTGTTGAAGAGATAGCAAACGAAGCAATCTGTTATGATGACGAAGGCAACGTAGTAAAACTCAACTTGGAAGAGTTGAAGGTTTCTGCAGCTATCAAGAAGAAGATACAGGACGAGTTTGATGAAGTCCTGTCCTTGTTGAACTTCGAAGAAAAAGCCCATGACTATTTTAGGAACTGGTACATCGATGGTAGGCAATACCACGTCATTTACTTAGACCCCAAAAGCCCTGGCGAAGGTATCAGAAAGATTGACTTTGTGGATTCAAGAAAGATTCGCAAAATCAAGAAAGTTGAGAAAAAGAAAGACCCAACCACTAATGTCGACGTTATAGTCAAACAAGAAGAGTTCTTCATCTATAACGAAAAAGGCATAGACGCATCTAGTACTCAGGGCATAAAGCTAAGCACGGATTCTGTTGTTTATGTTCCTTCTGGTCTGTATGACCAGAACTCCAACCTAATGTTTAGCTACCTCCATAAAGCCATTAAGCTAGCTAACCAGCTGAAAATGCTTGAGGATGCGACTGTAATCTATAGGATAGCCAGAGCACCAGAGAGAAGGGTGTTCTACATTGATGTGGGTAACCTACCAAAGCTCAAGGCAGAGCAGTATGTTACGGACATCATGAACAAGTACAAGAACAAGATTGTATATGATGCTTCAACCGGCGAAGTTCGTGATGATAGAAAGTATATGTCAATGCTTGAGGATTTCTGGATGCCTAGACGCGAAGGCGGCAAGGGCACAGAAATTACAACTCTTCCTGGTGGCCAAACACTTGGGCAGCTTGAGGATGTAAATTACTTCCAGCAAAAGCTATATCAAAGCCTTAACGTACCTATCTCGAGGCTTCTGCCACAACAGAACTTCTCTCTTGGCAGATCAAACGAGATAACAAGAGATGAGCTTAGGTTCAACAAGTTTGTTGCTAGACTTAGGACAAAGTTCTCCAAGCTGCTCCTTGACATACTTAGAGTTCAACTCATAGCAAAGAACATCATCAAAGCGGATGAGTGGAATGATGTTTGCAATCACATCACAATCAACTATGTCAATGAAAACAACTTCGTTGAGTTGAAGGAAACAGAGCTATGGCAAAATAGAATTGCTCTTCTCGGACAAGTCGACGCATATGTTGGTAAGTACTTCAGTCCAGAGTGGGTCCAGTCCAAGGTCCTTAGATTGACTGAAGAAGAAATCGAAGAGCTTGAAGAACAAATCAAGACTATGGACGATAGGTTCAAACCTCCTGTTGAAGGACAACCAATGGGCGAGGCTCCTGCGGATGAAGAACCAACACCTGATAATCCTGCTCACCCTCCTTTCATCAGAGAGGAAGAACCAACTAGAGAATCGGTCATTAAAACCATAAGAGAAACACAACTCACAGAAGCCCTTATCAATTACCTAGAGAAGTGAAATGAGTCCACTAGATTATGGAATAATCATTACCTTCTTTGAAAAACTCAAGAAGGAAGTCTTTGACTATGTTTCTACTATCATGCCCAAAGATGGACGTGATGGTAAGGATGGAGCCGAAGGACTCATGGGAATTCAAGGACCAAAGGGCGACGAAGGTCCGCCAGGTAAGGACGGTCGAAATGGAATCGACGGAGCCCCTGGCAAAGACGGTAAAGATGGGCGCGACGGAATAGACGGGAAGGATGGAGCCGAAGGTCCGCCAGGTAAGGACGGTCGCGACGGAATTGACGGTAAAGATGGTCGTGATGGAATCGACGGAGCCCCTGGCAAAGATGGCGAAGCAGGCCCTATAGGACCTGAAGGTCCGCCAGGTAAGGACGGTCGCGACGGTAAGGATGGAATCGACGGTAAAGACGGGGCACCAGGGAAAGATGGTCGCGACGGCATCGATGGTAAAGACGGACGTGATGGTACTATTGGTCCTCCGGGCAAAGACGGGAAAGATGGACGCGACGGAGTTGATGGCAAGGACGGTCGTGATGGTAAAGATGGGCGCGATGGTGTTGATGGCGTAACACCGGACATAACGCCATTCATAGATAAGATAACAGACCAATACACCAAACTACACTCTGCGTTTGTAGCAAAGGTTAACCTTACGTTAATGAACCTAGCCCCTGGTGGTGGTTCTTCGGGAGGTGGCTCTGCTAAGATACTTGATAATGATGATGTTGAATTCAAGAGACTTTCGGAAGTAAGCGAAAACGCAATTCTCATATTCGACTCTTCCAAGAAGAAATTTGTAGTAAGAGACCTTCTGGAGTTTATCCAAGGCATTCAGACAGGAATAGAAGTGCAGTACAACAAACTCATAGACACTGACGGTTCTTTCACATACATAGGTGAAGCAGTACCTGGTTCCTTGCCTTCTGCGCCTGTTTGGAGGATAAAGAGAGTTGAGCAGGTTACTTCCGACATAAATATCGTATGGGCAGAAGGTTCTGCCGATTTTAATAAAACCTGGGATGACAGAACATCCTATACTTACTTCTGAGGTTAGTCATGGAAATAGTCTTTTGGGTCAACATTATCCTTTCAGTTTGTTTGTTCTTTGCAACACTGTCCATTCTGATAGAGATATCCTCTTCTCGAAAGCTAAGAAAGAAAATCAAAGAAGACGAAATCGACAATCAGATGCTTGCAGAAAAGATAAAAGAGCTGAGCTCACAATTCCTGATAATGAGTAATGACCTCAGAAGGCTGACAGATGAAAACAAACAGCTAAACAAGGCTGTGACTTCTCTATCTGTAGAAGTGGAAAAACTTCAACAGCAAATCAAAAGCACAGAATTTACAGAATGAACCTTAGGGGTTTGAACTAAATGGCAAACCAAACAGTCACAACATCAGTCAACCATGACTCGCCTTCTGTTCTCGGGCTTCTAAATGGCGAACAATACACCATCAACGGTGGTTCCTTAACAATTGATGGTGATGTTAGATGGGGCCAAAACGCAGCAGTTCTTGGCAACATATCAATTGGCGCATCCACAGGCGGAACAGTTCTTTTCGATGGTAGGAACGTCTGGGAGATACCATACACTTCGCCAACGGGAGTGGTGCCAACTCTCGGAAACCTGGGCACCAATACCATAACCGGTCTTACGTCAGGCGCTACGGGCGAACTTATAACGGCCCTGAACTCCGACTTCACCCTCAACAACATAGCTAGGAGCTTGCCTGGGGCGTCTTTCGCCCCCACCGGAATTCTTAAGTTAAGATCAAAGACTGGAGATTTCCTCCCTGGCGAAACACTTCAGTTCACAAACGGAGCTACTGTAGTTGCTACTAATGCAGGCAAAAGAAGCTGGATACAAATAGTAGGGGCAAGGACAACCACCGTAACAATCCCAAGACTAGGAAGTTTTTCCATAGAGGGAGACTGGTATGAAATAGGAGAAACCAACGGCTCCACAAACCAAAAAATCTATTTGCCGTTCATAGAAGAAATACCCGCCGTCCAAGTAGAAACATCACCAGGTAGTGGAGTTTATGAATGGTGGCTCAATGCAGGTTCAAGGTGGCAGACTGGGCACACCACCGCTTTGTCTTTTATCCCCACTGACGCCAGAGGTAAGTACTTTGGCCAAAATCTACAACTGACTGGTGGGTCTACAACAACCGGTTCAAACATAGTTACCGGTATATCCACTGTAGATATGGTAATTGGCGCTCCTGTTGTATTTGCCGGGGGTTTCGCAGATAACGATAACTTGTATGTGTCTTCTATAGACTCAGATACACAATTTAGAGTATCCACAAACAGTAACGCCACAGGCACTGGTAGGGTTATAACAACTATACCTAGGTTCATAGAATTCGCACACCGAGGAACTTATAACTGCGGAGCTCTTCCCGCAGCTGGGTGTAAGGTTAGAATACCAAACGTAATAGTAGGCACAACAACTCAAGGCCCTAACGACAGCAACGCTTGGGCTGGTCAAATCAGCGAAGGTGTTGGTGGTGATAGGTGGGATCTGACCACTACGGCGGCGGGCGCGGTCAACATAAGAAAAGGAACAATAGCAAACCACATTGGAACGGACGCTGCTTTCTCTGTCAACGTAGAAGATAGCGCTCTTTTCCAGATACTAGCCAACAACACCGCCACTGCTCCGAACATTAACAACTGCGCGGTAGGTATATCAAGAAACAACGCTGTTGCTCCCCTACAGTTTGCTAACCAGTTTACAGGTATTATTGTTTCCGACACTCGAGGATCTAGGTTTTCGGACGGTAACGGCGTCGCTACTCTGTCTGTTACCGACTGCGCCAACGTCAGTTTATCTAATTGCCAGTTTGAAATGTTTGGTAGTACCTCCGCACAGACTAGGTCAAACGCAAACTCAATACCAATGAACCTTTTGAGGTGTTTTGACGTTAGCTTAAACAACGTATCTGTGATAGGCGGAAGGATTACACTATCACAGGTTACTAGGGCTACGCTACAAAATATCAAGTACGCAGACCTATTGGGTTCTTTAACCACAGGAACTAACGGTACGCCAGCCATAAACATTGACAGCACAACGAACAACGTTTTGATAGACGGATTCAGCGCTTTTGCTGACTTGGTTAACGTTCACCCCTTCAACCAAATTCTATCCTGCACACTAGGAGCTCAAGGAATAGAAATGAGAAACGTGGGGTCCCCTTCTGCCCCATACAACGGAGGCACAGTTCCTGCTACATCAATGGCAAACATACTCCTATCTTCTGTGAGTCTCGACATCACAATGAGAAGAGTGTATGTTACTACCACTAGAACATCTGCACTGTCTTTGACAAACACCGTTCAAAACGTAGTTCTTGACAACGTCTGGGATCTTTCCTATAAACCTCAAGCCATAGCAGCTCTGAACATTACCCCAAAAGGATGTGCTTGGACAAACTCCGTTACTGGTCAAAACTCTGTTTATGGTAGACACTGGGAAGACGCATTCACAAGTAGCACCACAGGTAGAATATTGATTTCGTGTAACGAGCCTCTCCCATCCACAGCTTCACAAGTGTCTACTGTGTTCACTGGAAGCTCCGGCTGGACCTCCGCAGGCAACATAGCTATGGCGAACGTAGGAAACAGCGTAACCTGGGAAATGCCATACTATGCGTTGGGGTACACTAGGCTAGCAAACACCGCTCCTACAATAACAGCCACAAACGCAGGTAACCACTCCTTTGAATTCCAGTACGATCTAGGAACAGGGTTCAACGGAACTTGGCTTCCTCTTACAGGTGCTAACCTTTTCGGTATAGGACCTATAGATCCATCTGTTGGTTTCAAACTAAGAGTGAGAGCTACTGTGACTGTGGCAAACTCGTCCAACTCTCTCTCCTATATCAGGATAGACGGAACAACAGATGCAGTTTCCAAAGCCACACAATACCCACTTCCCGGCATACCGCTAACAGTGGAAAACTTGAGACCTGGGTCTGAGGTTCGATTCTACGTAGGAACAGACCCAGAGACGTCCATAGAGCTTGCAGGCGTAGAAACAAGCAGCGCTTCGTTCTCTACGTCACACAATAACACAGGTCAACAAGGTTACTTCATCGTCTTTGCGAACGGTTTCCAGCCCCTGAAGCAGTTCCTAACTTATTCGTCACAGCCCCAAACCTTCACGGTTCAACAAAACGTTGACAGGGTTTTTGAGAACTCATAAATACAATAAAAGGATAACGAAATGAGCCTTATAACAGACCCCTCCTTCCTCCTAGCCGGAAACAGCGACTTGGCGTCAACTCCTGGTGACGAGATGATTATCGACACCACAGCCAGGACCATTGCCCTTGTTCCCGGTCAAGGCGACCTTACCCTGACATCCTCTGGAGCAACAGGACAGGCTCTGTATTCTGCTCTAAAGATTCTTTGGAAGAACAACTCAACGTATATTCGCTTCCCATTCCCAATGGAAGCCATTACGCCTGAACAGTTTGAATTTATCAACGGCTGGGCGCCAGCAAACGACACAACTAGAAAAGCCATCAGAACGGCTGGATGGACTGAGAGAAACGCCCTAGGTACGGTTCTAAGACAATACGCCGGTATCATATCCCTAGGTAACCTGGGCGCTCTCGACCAGCCTTACTTCCAGCAAGAAGCACTGGGTGCACCAGTAGACTTTGCCTTCCCAGGTGCAGTAAACGAAGCTGTTCAAATCTTCGGTGATGCAGCCAACGGAAACTTTGACCGTAGAGGATTCTTCAGAATCTTCGCCAGGGAACAACAAAAGACCTACGCCGCAGCAAACTTGACTGACATTGGTGTGTCGCAGATGACAACCATTGTTTATCGTTTCCCTCTGGCTAACGGTACTGACCTTAAGGTTCTTACAGACGACGCAGGCATTGCCGCCGACCCAGCAACCTACGGAAACATTGACGTAACGTTCTTCGGTGTTGATCAACTCAGAAGCATTGGTGGTATCAACTACCCGTTCAGAGTCATCATCGACGGTGATGGTAAGACAGCAGAACAGATTTACACCAAGGTACAACAACTCCTTAGATCTACAGGCGACATCGACCAAGGCGCAGGAACCATTACTGGTAAGACAGCAGATGCTCTCCTTAGATTCGTTGGTGATACTCTTATCACATCCCAGGGCGTCTACATTGACAACTTCAACAGCAACGACACCAACAGGATTACGTTCACTGACCAGAACAACGTAGCAAGAAACTTCCCATTCGTTGCTGCGGGAACTATCACATTCAACCAAAACTTGGTTAACGACGGATCTGCTATCTACAGAATGTACTTCACCACATTGCCTGGCGCAGGTAATGACTTTGGCGAAGCGGGCGCTGTTCTAGTAAACGACTCTCTAGGTAACCCAATCTCAGGAAACATCACTGGTGGTTCAATCAACTTCAGCTTCAACTATGACAGCAACGTTCAAGGTGGAAGAACCTCTGGTACGGACGCAGCGGTTACTGTGGTTGCTATTGGGTTGACTACAGGCCAATACGTTTCAACACAGGCTACAATTACTAGAGCTACTGGTCAGAACATTAGCTTGGTTGCTCCTCTGGAAAGAAACTACGCGAACGCATAACCAATGAGCGTTTCCTTCGACCCAACAAACTTGAGAATCATACTAGATCCTGGTGTGGTTTCTATATCTGCCCAGGAGCTCTATTCCAGATGGAAAGACTGGGCAATAAATAACTCACAGTTCCTGCCGGCGTTCAGGGTTGTGGGTGGTGACCCCATTGGTGGCGGTTTGTTGGTGGCATCCTATTTCTTTCTCTCCAATGGTTGGAGAGTTAGGCCCTTTGAAGGAAACCATACATTGATAATCACCGGCAACCTATTTGTTGATGGTGGTGGAACTCCTGTAGTTCAAACTCTTGGCGCCTTTAACGTAAGTGTTCAATACACGGTGCCAGTACAAGCCCAGGCATTCTTTGCTGGCGGTGGTGCTCCTTCACTCACGCTCGCAGAAATTGAAAACTCGACGGTGTTGGCAAAGGAAGCCACCGTCGAGAAGGCACTAACAAAGACAGACTTCCTAGCTCTTCAATAAGGAAACATTATGGAAATGAAAGATCAGATTAGAGATATGGTGATTGCAATGGCAAACGGAGATGCAGACGCTTCCATGGAAGCCCTGAATACTGTTATGTCAGGTAAAGCCCTTGACGCCCTAGACGATATGAGAACAGTTGTCGCCAAGGGGATGTTTGTATCTGATGACGAGGTAACTGAGGAGTAATATGCCAAGAGTTAGCTTCCTTGACGGGGGTGTAGTTTATCGCTTTGATGATAGCGATGGTAGCCTCGTGGCTGGAAAAACCTTTGTTGGTGAATTCGAAGGAATCAAGGAAGCTAAAGAATATGTTGAGGGGCTGAAGATATCCAAGGAGATACAGGACCTACTCAAAGAGGATACCTCAGTATCCAAGGAAAAGATTGTTGTAGCTCTGCAGGAATCAGACAGATACAGAGTAACAGAATCTGTCGTTGATATGTTCTACTCCCTCGTAGAGAACAAGGTTTTCTTCCCTGACAGTGTTATCTTAACTGCAAGGATACACGAAGAGAGGGATATCCCAGGAAAGATCGACTTCATACTAAGAGACGGATCAAAAGTGATGCTGGACATCAAATCTTTTGAACAACTAAATAATCTGAAAGAGATCAGGGAAAACAAGGACTTCCTTCTTTTCATGACAGAAAACACAGAAACCTTTGTTTCATGTGTCAATAAAATACTAGGCGCATCAAATGGCAACTAAAAGAATTCTAAAGCTAACCAACACCGAAGCTGTTATCAAGGTAGACGGCACCGCTGGCTCAGTAACCTTCTCCTTGGCTACTGATCTCCTTGGCGCAAACGAAGTTATCTCCGGAACTCCTAAGGTAAACATCCTTGCTATGCAAGTAGCAGGCAAAGGCGGCGGTTCTGCCACTTTGTCTAGAGACGGCGTTGAACTATGGGACTTTCTAGCAAATGCGCCAGAAATGGTTGACCTACAAAACTTTGGAGGGGTTGCTGATTCTACTCTAAACACCGAGGACATCACAATCACTACATCGGGTTCCAACACCCAACTCATCGTAAAACTGAGAAAAGAGTCTGGCTACCTAACCAGAATTAGACCTGCAGAGACAGGTAGCGACATACCCGTAGTCTAAGGAAACAGAACATGAAGTTCATCATCGACTCATTGCTAACTGAGAGCACCGTTTCTGTACTTACGGAAGGCTCCACAGAAGGCGAAAAGAAGTATTACATCGAAGGTTGTTTTGCTCAAGCTGAGCTTAAAAATAGGAACGGTAGGATCTACCCCAAGAAGGTTCTAGAGAACGCCGTCAGGGATTACATGCCAATGATTGAAGCTCGTAGAGCTCTCGGGGAACTGAACCATCCACCTCATCCTAACGTAAACCCAGAGCGTGCTTCCCATCTCATTGAGAAGCTCGTATGGGAAGGCAACAACGTAATGGGTCGCGCAAAGATTCTCACTTCCCTCCCAATGGGTAAAATTGCCAAGGGACTCATCGACGAAGGCGTTAGCTTTGGTGTTTCCACAAGAGGCATGGGAAGCGTGTCTGAAAAGACGGGCGTAAAGATTGTCGAAGACGACTTCAAGCTAAACACAATTGACTTGGTTAGCGACCCTAGCGGCATAGATTGCTGGGTTGAAGGAATCATGGAAGGTAAAGAGTGGGTGTTTGATGCAGCCACCGGAAACTGGGCTTTGGCAGAACAGATGCAAAAGCAAGTAAGAAGAATGTCCGCAAGGGCATTGCAAGAGCAAAAGCTCAGACTGTTTGGGGAATTTTTGAGAACCATCAAGTAAAACTTGAAATCAAAAGTTGTATAAATAATCGGTATAAATTAAGGAGTCTAAAAATGACTGTTGAGGCAACTATCCAGAGCTTGCTGGAAGAATCTCGTAAGATGAAGTCCGTGGAAGAAAACCGCGTGACTAAAGACGCAGTGAGCGCTGAATCCATGCCTAAGCTGGACGGTGGTCAAAGCAGCTCTGATGAGCCTTCTAACAAGAAGAACATGAAGGTTGACCAGAAGGAAGCAGAAGGCGGTACTTCCAAGAAGCCAAACCGTGCTACTCAAGGTGCTACTGCTCCTGAAAGCGCAGACAAGCTGAAGGAAGATGAAGAAGTTTCCGACGAAGAAATCATCGCTGATGACTCTATTGATATGTCAGAAGACGTTGCTGCTCTGTTCAACGGAGAAGACGGCCTGACTGAAGAATTCCGCCAGAAGGCAGAAACAATTTTTGAAGCTGCTGTAACCAGCAGAGTCAAAGCTGAGGTTGCTCGTGTTACCGAGGCTCTTGAAGCCCAAAACGAGGCTATGGTAGCTGAGGCTATCGAAGCAAAAATTGAGGAGCTAGTTGAAAACGTAGATGGATATCTCACCCTTATGGTTGAGCAGTGGATTGAAAATAATGAAGTAGCCCTTGTGTCCGGAATGAAATCCGATATTCTTGAATCCTTTGTCGGCGGTCTCAAAGGTCTCTTCGAACAACATTACATTGATGTTCCAGAAGAGAAGTTTGATGTTGTTGGCTCCCTGGAAGATAAGATTGCAGACCTATCCAGCAAGCTAGATGAAGCTGTTGCCCTGAACGTAGAGCTTAACAAAGCCCTTACCGAAGGCACTAAGGCAGACATCATCGAAAGCGCTTGTGATGGACTAAGCGATGTTGAATCCGAGAAGCTGAAGGCATTGGCTGAAGAAATCGCATTTGAAGATGTTGAATCGTTTGCAGGCAAGATGCAGACTATTCGTGAGAACTACTTTAGCAACAAGACTGTAAAGAAGGAAGTTGCTTCCATCCTTACAGAAGAAACAATCCAAGAAGAGAAGGAAGTACCTGCAGAAATGAAGAAGTACGTCCAAGCTATCTCTACACTGGTTCGTTAATTTTAAGCAACCCAAAAGGAAAACAAAATGAGTCAAATCGACCGCAAAGCCCTAGTTAAAAAGTGGGCACCAGTTCTTGAACACGAAGGTCTTCCTTCCATTCAAGACCAATACCGTAAGGAAGTTACTGCTGTTCTTCTCGAGAACCAGCAACGCGAGATGTCCAAGGCATCCCAAATCCTTAACGAAGATGCACCAGCAAACAGCGTGGGTACTTTCCCTGACGCAGGCGGTGTAGCTAAGTTCGACCCAGTGATGATCTCCCTGGTACGTCGTTCTATGCCTAAGCTTATCGCTTATGACATCTGTGGCGTTCAGCCAATGACCCAGCCTACAGGCCTAATCTTCGCAATGAAGAGCCGTTACAGCGCCCAAAACGGACCTGAAGCTCTCTTCAACGAAGCTGACACTGACTTCTCTGGTGTTGGTACACACAGCGGCGCATTCGACTTTGCTGGCACATCCACTTCCGGTACTGGTATGACCACTCCAGAAGGCGAAGCTCTTGGCACAGGTGGTGCTAACCCTGACTTCGCACAGATGGCATTCAGCATCGAGAAAGTAGCTGTTGAAGCTAAGACTCGTAAGCTGAAGGCTGAATACTCTCTTGAGCTTGCTCAGGACATGAGAGCTATTCATGGCATCGACGCAGAAGCAGAACTGTCCAACATCCTCTCCGCTGAAATCCTCGCAGAAATCAACCGTGAAGTTGTTCGTACAGTTTACAGAACTGCTCGTCCTGGCGCCGTAGCTGGTACTACCGCTACCGCTGGTGTGTTTGACCTCGACGTGGACGCCAACGGTCGTTGGTCCGTTGAAAAGTTCAAGGGTCTGATGTTCCAGATCGAACGTGAAGCAAACGTGATCGGTCAATTGACCCGTCGTGGACGCGGCAACTTCATCATCTGCTCCGCAGACGTTGCTTCCGCTCTCCAAATGGCTGGTGTTCTTGACTACACTCCTGCACTAGCTGCAAACAACGGTCTGACTGTTGACGACACATCCACCACTTTCGCTGGTGTGTTGAATGGCAAGTACAAAGTGTACATCGACCCATACACCGCTAACGGCGGCGCTAACCCACAATTCTTTGTGATGGGTTACAAGGGCGCTTCTAGCACCGACGCAGGTCTGTTCTACGCTCCTTACGTTCCTCTGCAAATGATGAGAGCTGTTGATCCTAACAGCTTCCAGCCAAAGATCGCTTTCCAGACACGTTATGGCATGGTGGCAAACCCATTCAGCCAAGGTGCTGCAAACGTAACTGGCGCTCTCACTACAGATGCCAACGTGTATTACAGGAAGGTGCGCGTGAATAATATCATGTGATGCACTATACTCCCCGCGCGGGGAGTAATAAAACTAGCATAGACTAGTCTTCTACCTCGGTGGCAACACCGAGGTTTCTTGTCTTATACATACTTAGAAAGGATACCCTATGAGCAACCTAACCTGCCCAAGCGTAGATATAAACTTCCTAAACCCCAACGGCTTTGTTCTGCAGATAGAACGTATGCCCCTAGTGAGCTTCTTTACGCAGGAAGTCACTCTCCCAGACATTTCTCTGCCTCCTACAGAACAACCAACCCCTTTGGTTAACGTCCAAGTACCTACAGACAAAATCATCTTCTCGCCCTTAACAGTTGAGTTTGCTGTTGACGCCAAGCTGGAAAACTGGATGGAGTGTTTTAAATGGATGCAGGGCCTGGGGTTTCCCGAGACTTATGAACAATACACTAGAGAGAACCAAAGCAGGGGGTTCAAGGACTCTGCTGACCTCCCAAGGAACTATTCCGACGCCACATTGTTCCTACTAGGAAAGAACAATGAGGTCATAAAGAAGTTCAAGTTTGTTGATTGTTTTCCTTCATCTCTTGGTGGGATAAGATTCTCTACACAAGCCCAGGACGTTCTATACGCCAAGTCAAGCATCACACTTCACTATTCATACTTCTTTGTTGACAACTGATAGGTTTCAGTGTAACATACGTCTATGAATATAGAACAAATCAACGAAGAGTGGGCTGTTGACTGTAACATCAACAGAAACGACCTAACTCTTGAAACGCTAAGGACAGCAAACCTTCACCAGAAGTATCTGTCAATGCTCATGCAGGCAAAGGGTAAACTCATAAAGCTATCCTATGACTACAAGTCCCTGAGGGAGATTAAGAACAGATACTTCAGGGGAGAGATGACCAAGGCAGAGCTCGAAGAAAAAGGTTGGAACCAGTATCAGGGTATCAAACCCCTAAAGACAGAAATGGCAGAGAAGCTGGATGTTGACCCAGACCTTGTTAAGATAGCCACCAGAATAGAGTACATGGAGAATGTAGTCTTTATGCTTGAGTCTATTCTTACAGCAATCAAAGGAAGAGATTGGGCCATAAAGAACCACATACAGTGGGAACAGTTCAAAGCAGGAAATTGAACATATATACCTAGAGACCAAAAACTCTAGGTATTTTTATGACTATCACAATCGAGAAAAGAGACGAAGCGACGCTATTTGTCTCATCTGACGACTATGGTATCGAACAGGAACTGAATGAGTTCTTTACGTTTGATGTCCCTGGTGCCAGATTCATGCCAGCCTTCAAGAACAAAATCTGGGACGGCAAAGCAAGGATGTATGACATACGACGCAAGACTCTGCCGGTAGGTTTGGCTGACTATGTGAGACTATTCGCAGATAAGAACGAATACCCAGTCATAGATAAGACGTTTGACGAAAGAGACAATCTAACAACCGAAGAAGTCCAAAAGTTTGTTGATAGTCTAAACCTCCACACTGGCGGCAGAAAAATTGCTCTACGTGACTATCAGGTCGAAGCCATACGTCACGCCATAAACCATAACGGTGGTCTGCTACTATCACCCACATCCAGTGGTAAGTCTGCCATCATCTATTGTTATGTCCGTTGGCATCTAAGGTACAATAGAAGAATCATTCTTATGGTACCAACAACAAGCCTTGTTGAGCAGATGTTCAGTGACTTTGACGACTATTCTTCGGAAGACGAATGGGATGTCAACGAACACGTCCACAAACTCTATGGTGGGCAGGAAAAGTCATTCGACCTCCCAGTTCTGATTACTACATGGCAAAGCATCCACTCCATCACAAAGAAAGACGCCAAGTCAAAACTTCTTGACGCATGGGATGTCTACATCGGAGACGAAGCTCACTTGTTTGCCTCAAAGTCTATTCTGGAAATAGCAACAAAACTCCGTAGGGCAAAATACAGATTAGGCACTACAGGAACACTTCAAGACGCAAAGGTGTCAAAGCTAACCCTAGAAGGAAGCTTTGGACCCGTCCATGTAGTCACTACAACACGGGAACTGATGGATAGGGGTCAGGTTACGAACCTCAAAATCACAACTCTGGTTCTCGAATACCCAATTGAAGAGCGTAAGCTAGTCAAGAAAGTAGAGTACAGGCAAGAGTTGGACTTCATCATAGGCCACAAAAGAAGGCTTGCCTTCACCGCAAAACTAGCAAAGGCTTGCAAGGGAAACACCCTAGTGCTATTTGAGTTTGTGGAGAAGCACGGCAAGCCACTACATAAGTTGATAAGGGAAGTATGTGGAGAGGACAGACCTTTGTTCTACATCTCGGGCGAAGTTTCTGTAGACGAACGAGAACGCATAAGGCAAGTATTGAATACTCACAATGACGCCATTGTTGTGGCTAGCTTCAAGACATTATCCACGGGTGTGAACATACCAAGCATAGAAAACATCATATTTGCTAGTCCCGGAAAGAGCAAAATCAGGAACCTACAATCCATAGGTAGGGGCTTAAGACTCAAGGACGGGAAAGAGATGTGTCGTCTCTTCGATATAGCCGATGACTTGTCTACGAACTCAAAGGGTAACTTTAGTCTTAACCACATGAAGGCTCGCTTAGAGCAATACAGGGAAGAGCAACTAGAGTTCTCTATAAAGCACTATAAGATATAATCCCTGTTGATTATCATCCAGTACACGGTTAGTTTATGACATGTCAAGCGTTCTGTCAAATTCAAGAAGCAAACATTGACACAACGTCCTATGGTGTTATAATTTAGGTAACAGACAATAGGAGTACCATGTCAAAAAACCATTATGTGAACAACGCTGAGTTTGTAAAGGCCCTTGAGGAGTACAAACTCAGACTCAAAGATAATCCAGAGGAAAGAGTCCCTGAGTACATCGGTGTATGCATCTATGACATAGCCAACAGGTTTGCTTCAAAGCCCAACTTCTACAACTACTCATACCGAGAAGAGATGGTGTCCGACGGCATTGAAAACTGTCTTCAGTATCTCACGAACTTTGACTCCTCTAAATCCTCAAACGCATTTGCCTACTTCACGCAGATTTGTTACTATGCCTTCATAAGACGTATAGCAAGGGAAAAGAAGCAGAGCTACATCAAACACAAGCTGGTTATGGAGATGCCCTTTGAGGCTTTCGAACTTCAGGAGTTTGATGACAATGAAATGTCCCAGAACTTTGTTAGTTTCATCCAGTCAAACAGCTCCTTTGACTTCGAGGCTTATGAGAAGAGTATCGCCAAGAAGCCCAAGAAGAATGTGAAGTCTCCTCTTGACGAGTTCCTTGGTGAAGAAGATAACAACACAATATGAAAATAGCTTTTGTAACAGATACTCACTTTGGGTGCCGAGAAGGTAGAGTAATCTTTCATGACTTCTTTGAGAAGTTCTACAGGAACGTATTCTTCCCTAGACTAAAGGAAGAAGGCATCACAGAAGTCCTACACCTTGGTGACTGCTTTGACCGTAGGAAGTACATTGACTACTATTCCCTGAAACGTTGCAAGGAATACTTCTTTGATGCAGCAAAGGAAGCAGGCGTGAGAATTCATATGCTTGTAGGCAATCATGACATAGCGCTCAGGAACAGCCTAAGCATCAACTCTCCAGAACTTCTCCTGCAGGATTACGATAACATCATCCCTATAAGCAAGCCAACGGACATAACACTCGTAGACGGAACGAAGTTCCTGATGTTGCCTTGGGTATGTGCCGACAACTACCATGAGAGTATGTCTATGTTGGAGAACTCAAGAGCTGACCTATTGTGTGGGCACCTTGAGATATCTGGGTTTTCAATGTATAGGGGCATGGAGTCACACGATGGTTTCGAGGCTAATCTCTTTTCTAGATTCGATATGGTTTTTAGTGGGCATTATCATCATAGGTCTAGCCGGGGTAGGATTAACTATCTGGGTAATCCTTATGAGCTTACTCACATGGATAGCGGAGACCCTAGGGGATTTCATATCTTCGAAACGTCGACCCGGGAACTAACATTCATCGAAAACCCCTACACAATGTTTGAGCGCATCGTCTATGATGACACCAACACAGACTACAGAGGGATTGACGTCTCCCTCTTCTCGGAAAAGTTTGTTAAGGTAGTGGTTCAAAAGAAGAATGACTACTATGCCTTTGACAACTTCATGGATAGGCTTTACAATTGTGGAGCGCATGACATTAAAGTCATGGAGTCAGTCTCTGAAATGACATCCGATGAGATGGACGAAAGCCTTGATATTGAAGATACCCAATCAATACTTCAACACTACATTGAGTCGTCACAAGTAGATGTTGATAGGACAGAGTTGGCAAAGTACATGAAACAACTCTACGTCGAAGCCGTGAATATTAGCCTATGATAAAGTTTACCCGTCTGTTCTACAAAAACTTCCTCTCTACAGGCAACGCAGGCACTACTCTTTTTCTTGACAGAAACACAACCACCCTCATACAAGGCGTGTCTGGTGCTGGGAAGTCTACAATGATAGATGCCCTTTGTTTTGGCTTGTTTGGGCGCCCGTTCAGGAACATCAACAAACCTCAACTAATCAACTCCATCAATCAAAAGCAGTGTGAGGTTCAGGTAGATTTTGAACTAAACGGTAAGAAGTATCGTGTCCTCCGTAGCATGAAGCCCAACAAGTTTGACATCTTTGTTGATGACAAGCTCCTAACGCAAGATGCGGCAGTCAAGGATTATCAGAAGGTCCTGGAGCAACAAATACTGATGATGTCCTTCAAGACATTCTCCCAGATTGTTATCCTAGGTTCGACGGCATACACCCCATTTATGCAACTCAATGCAGGCAGTCGAAGGGAAGTCATTGAGGACATTCTCGACATTGGCATATTCAGTACCATGAACCTTTTGCTGAAGCAGCAAGTTCAGGAGACTAAGGATACTCAGGCTTTTGTTGACACTGAGATCAAAACCAAGGTGGAGAAGGCCGAAGGTTTGAAGAGGCTCATCAAGGCCCTCTCGGAAAAGAGAGACGAGACTCAACAAAAGATCCAGTCTTCTATCGCCGAACTTATAGAAGAACAAAAAGAGATTACAGCCGAGATTGAGAAGTCCAACGCCAGGGCAGAAGAATTAAGCCTTAAGACATCCAAGATTACTGAGATGAACAACTTCAGGAATACACTCCTGGAGAAAGTGGCTGCGGGCAGTGCTGAATGTGACGCCCTAAAGGATAGAGTTGAGTTCTTTAGAGAGAACGATGAATGCCCTGTGTGTAGCCAGTCTATCTCTGAAACCCATAAGCACTCCATGGTTTCCGACCTAACTCTTAAAATTGAGTCGTCGGAAGAGATACTCTCAAACCTTAAGGAGCGAAGAGATCTACTCAAGGACAAGATACTTTCCCTCAGTGAACTTGTCGAAGAGCATAAGAATCTTATCATAGCTATCAAGGAAAACGAAGCAAAGCTATCTATCATTGAGCGCAATGTAGGTAACCTAACACTCGAGCTTTCAGAACTGATGAGTAAGTCAAGCGATATTGACACACCAAAGAAGGAGCTCAAGGTTGTTGCTGAAGAAGTCCTAACCCTAATGAAGCAGAAGAAGGATTTGGCTGAACGCAGAAAGCTACAGGAAAACGCATCCACTCTGCTCAGGGATACCGGCATTAAGACGGCCATCATTCGTGAATACTTGCCGATCATAAACAAGCTACTAAACAAGTACCTCAATGACCTAGAACTGTTTGTGAACTTTGAACTCGACGAATCGTTCAATGAGGTCATAAAGTCCAGGCATCGTGATGAGTTCACCTATGGCAACTTCAGCGAAGGTGAGAAGCTCAGGATCGACCTTGCTCTGTTGTTCACGTGGCGCCATATCGCCAAGCTCAAGAACAGCGCATCGTGCAACTTGCTCATATTGGATGAGATACTTGTAGGTCGCTTGGACCAAACGAACCAGGACATCGTACTCAACATGATCAATACCCTCGCCCATGAAGGTACGAACGTCTTCGCTATAGCACACCACGATGGGCTACAGGACAAGTTCCGTGGTCTCGTTACCTTTGAGAAGTCCGGAGACTTTAGTGTCATGAAGGCTTGACATTTATTCATGAACTCGTTACAATACGAGTATGAAAAATGTTTTGTACCATATATCTGGCGTAGTAGCTTTCGGCGGTGCCGCTGCCGGAAGCGTTCTCATTGCAATGAACGTAGGCATGGCCGCTCTTGGCTATGTTGCGTTCCTGGCTAGTTCCATAGCCTCAGTCTACTTGCTCTACAAAACCAAGGACGCTCCTAAAGCCTTGATTTTGCAGAGCATTTTCTTTATTGTAGTGAACATCCTGGGTCTCATCCGACACTCTATCGCTTGATTTTTATTCAATCCGATGTTATACTGTAGGCTAGACAGTAGGAATTGAAATGCAAAAGTCACTAGAAATCATATCCAAGGTGCTCTCCGCAGAGAACCTCAAAGTAGAATACAGAAACACATCAACTGCCAGCTTCGATGTGGTTACCCGTACCTTGACTCTTCCAATCTGGGAAAAGTTCTCTCCTGACGTGCTCGAGATGTTTGTCCTGCACGAAGTTGGGCACGCTCTCTATACCCCAGCAGATGGTTTTCGTCTATTCGATAAAAACATCTTTAGTATCGTGAACGTCATCGAGGATGCTCGTATCGAGCGCCTGATGAAGGTCAAGTACCCTGGCTCTGCCAAACTGTTCAGTCGCGCATACACAGAACTCCACCAAACTCTGAACTACGATTCTGCAGATTTCTCTATGGCGTCGATGGTTGATCGTCTGAATGTCTTTTTCAAATTCTACCATACTACGTTCATTCGGCTGAATGAAGTTGAGCGTTCCTTTGCTACCCGCACAATGGCAGCAGAAACCTTCGAGGAAGTGGTCGCTATCGCCAAAGACATTTCGGAGTACTTGAAGAATCTCAAGAAGAAGGCTCCTCCCTTGCCTGATCTCACGACCCCCGAGATGGTGTCGAATCCAGACACACAGTTCGCAGATGACGGGGGTACTTCCATAGAAGAAGTCCCAGCTGGCGCGCCCGATTCTGAAGAGGAAGAGTCCACCGAAGAAACCCCTGGTGGTTCGGCTTCTTCTGAAAAAGTAGAGGAACAAGAAAAGGCAGACACTGAGTCTGAGTCTGGACAAAGCAAGACCTCTGAAGAGAGTGAAGACAAACCCGACGACAACCAACAAAGTGGGTCTAGCAGCGAAGACGCGAAACAACCCGAGGAAACAAGCTCTCCCGCTAATCTCGAGAAAGCTAAGGAAGATCCTGAAGAACCTGTAGAGAGCCAAACACAGAAGGAAATCGAACAGCTTCAAAAGGACGCCATCAACACCAAGGTGAAGAACACTTTCTACATCTCTTTTGATGAGAATTATGCGGAGGTTGAGAAGTACGTTATCCCATACAAAGCTATCATGGCTAATGTGTCCATGGGTCTGGATATGGGCGAGGTTAAGAAGCGCTCCCTTAGGTTCCGAAACCTGACAAAGAAGCAAGTTGATTTGATGGTTCAGAACTTCCAGCTGAAGAAGTCCGCAGAACGGTATGCCCTGCGTGAGCGCTCTGACTCTGGGCGTCTTGACGTTTCCAAGCTAGCTCAGTATCAAGTACGGGAAGATATCTTCCGAAAGTACACTACGGAGAAGAAAGGTAAGAGCCATGGTGTAATCGTTCTTCTTGACTGGTCTGGATCGATGGCCTCTGGTGGTGTTTTTGAGAACGCCCTAAACCAGTGCATCCAACTTGCTCAATTCTGCAGGGAGGTTAGCATCCCCTACCGAATCCTCGGGTTCCGTCAAGGCGGGTTTGATTACGAAACCATTCGTACAACCACTGGTGCGTTTGGAGGTCAGTTCTCTCTGCTGGAGATCCTTTCTTCGGAAATGTCTACTAAGGAACACCAGAACATGGTTGGCTTGTTGTCCTTTACTAGGCACTTTGCTAGAAACTATAGCCTGCAGTCGACTCCTTTGCTGCCTGCTCTGCTCTATATGAGGAAATTCATTCCTGAGTTTCAAGCAAAGACGGGAGTAGAAAAGACAGTTGTCATCACCTTCACTGATGGTGGAAATACATCCGAGGAACAAAACATCACAAGGAATGTCCACACATCTCAGAACCGTTTCACTATTCGAGACGAAAAGACTTCGAGAACTTATCCTCACCGTCGAATCGCTGTCGGAGACTATGACAAGGCAAACGGTCTCTATTCAAACGACCCCAATGGTTCGGTTGTGACTGCCATGAACATCCTGAGGGATCGGTATGGCGTTAAGGTTATCGGAATCTACATCGCCAAGAACACACCTTACTTCGGTGATCTGGTGAAGGAACATGGTTTCCCTGACGACGAATCCAAGTATAAAAAGTTCCTGGAAGAGTACAAGAAGAATGGGGTTGGTCGCGCCTACAACGTAGCAGGACGAGATGCTCTGTTTGCGGTAAGGTCCATCAACCTAGTCACTTCGGAATTTGACCCCGCTTCTGAAATCAAAGAGGATGGATCTGCTGCGGATATTGCACGCCAAATCCGAAAGTCTGCAGGGACTTCCCTGAAGTCCAAAGTCCTGATCGAGAGATTCATCGAATCTATCGCTTGAAATTTATTCAAGCCTGTGCTATAATAGTGAAACAGAAACAGTTTGTTATGGAGCAAATATGAACGACGACAAGCGCGATGGCGTTTTCTTTGAGGATGGTAAGTACAAGGTTTTCGTTGACGGCGTTTATGTCAAGGGCGCTCGTATGGAAATCCACGCCAACAACTTCTACAACAAAGCGAAGGGTGGTACGACTGTACCCACTCCCAGGGCTCCCCGAGCTCCCAAGGTTCAGGCTACAATGCCCGAGAACGTAGTTGAGGCAGTAGATGTGAACAACGTCTTTGTTCCTTCCGAGGACCCCAACTTCATCCCATTCGGTGAGTTCAAGGACATTGAGCGTATCGTAAAGAGTCGGTCCTTCTTCCCGGTCTACATCACAGGCCCTTCGGGCAATGGTAAGTCGTCTATGGTTGAGCAAGCATGCGCTAAACATGGTCGGAAGTTCATTCGACTTCAGATCAACCGAAAGACTGACGAAGACCAACTTATCGGAACCAAAACTCTGCGTGACGGAAACATCGAGATCACAGAGGGCCCTGTTCTGATTGCCATGCGAGAAGGCGCTGTTCTGCTGCTCGACGAAATCGACGCAGGCGACCCCAACGAAGTGATGTGTCTCCAATCCATCTTGGAAGGAAAGCCCTACTTCTTCAAACTGAAGAATGAGATGGTTTATCCTGCCCATGGGTTCACTGTATTTGCAACAGGAAACACCAAAGGTCGAGGCTCTGACAGTGGTAAGTACATCGGAACGGAGATGCTCAACGAAGCTTTCCTTGAGCGCTTCCCGGTGACCTTCTGCCAGGAGTATCCTACCCAGGCAATTGAGAAGAAGATCGTACTGTCTGCAATGTTGAAATATGATTGCACAGACGAAACTTTTGCTGAAGTCCTGGTCCGCTGGTCAGATGCTATCCGTCGATCCTACACTGATGGAGCAGTTGATGACCTAATCACTACTCGTCGAATTCTGCAGATTGTGCAAAGCTACTCCATCTTCAAGGACCCCCTGAAGAGCGTGACGCTGGCTTGCAACCGCTTCGACGACGAAACAGCCAAATCCTTTGTTAGCATCTTCGACAAGATTATGCCCAGCAAAGGACAAGCCCTTGCCCCAAATGCAGAGACTGCAACTCTGAAAACTGACGAAAACGTTCCTTTCTGAATCTAGGAGAGTATATTATGACAACCAAAACTTGGTCCTCTTTGAACAACAAGCGTAAGATTGCAATTCAATCTATTCTCGAACACAACCCCAAGCTCCGCGAGACGGGTGAAATCTCCCTGGAGGAATTGCGTTCATGGTGGGAAGTTTACCGCCAAACTGAGAATCGCCAAATCGGTTACCCCATCTGGTTGATTTCCGAGAAGGACTTCCGGGGCCGCGCCAAGGGCAAATACGCTCTGCCTATCCCCACAGAAGAAGAATTGACCGTTGTGACTTCAAACGTTAAGCCTGTCAAAGTTTCAAAGCGCAAAATCAAGGACTTGACAACCAAGTCTACTGAAACTACAATAACGGTAGGAGAGAAAACTAATGAGATCTCCGATGACGAATTTGCGGCACAATGTCGAGCCGCAGGTATCACTATCTAATGAAAGGTTGTTATGAACAAAACCAAACTTCTGGCTAGCTATCTTGAAACTGGCGCTACACTCGATGCATCTCAGATTGAGCGCTTGACTGGTCTGCGTAATCCCGGCGAAGCCGTTCGCCAGCTTCGCAACAAGGGTTATTGCATTTACACCAACCGCAATGGTTACCGCCTTGGTCGTCCCACCAAGCGTATGGTTGCCGTAGCAAACGCAGTCCTCGGCGCTCAAATCTTCAAGGGTGAGTGATATGTCGATTCCTCGGGAAGTAATCGCGGCATCCCAGAATGCCACAACCGGGGGTCGAAAATTTGACGGGGGCAAGACTCAATATGGTCTTCTGCCCCCTGAAGCTCTTGAATTGGTTTCACAAGTCCTAACACTTGGTGCTCAAAAGTACGAGCCAGATAATTGGCGCAGAGTGCCTGATGGCATTCGTCGTTACTTTGACGCAGCACAAAGACACTGTTGGGCTTGGAAACGAGGAGAGCAATATGACCCAGAAACAGGGATTCACCACATGGCTCATGCTGTATGTTGCCTGATGTTCATCATTGATTTGGAATCATCGGGGGAGCACTCAGCTCTGGCTAATGACATTAAAACACTACTAGGAAATCAAAATGAAACTCAGTAAGGAAACTATTTCGTTCCTGAAGAACTTCGCTACCATCAGTGGCAACCTTCTCATCAAGCCAGGTAGTGTAATCAACACGATCTCTGCAAGTAAGGCAATCTATGCCTCCATCAAAGTCCCTGAGACTTTTGGTACTCAGTTCGGCATTTATGACCTGAACGAGTTCCTCGGTGTACTCTCCCTGTTTGAGAACCCAGACATTGACTTCGAGTCCGAAAGACTGGCAACAATCAAAGAAGGCAGAAGCCGTATTCGTTACTACAGCGCAGATGAGTCTGTCCTGACTGTCCCATCGAAGGCAATCACTTTGCCTCCAGGCGATGTTGCCTTCACTATGACTGCAGAACAGATCAACCAAATCACAAAGACTGCAGGCGTTATCCGGGCACCCGATGTCATCTTCAAGAGCGTTGCTGGACAAGGACTTGTTGTTTCTGTTGGTGACAAGACAAACGATAGTAGCAACACCTATGATATTGAACTTGGCGACTCCGACGAGACCTTCCAGGCTTCTATCAAGGTTGAGAACTTGAAGCTGATTCCTGGCAACTACAACGTAGAAATCGTTGCCAAGAAGGCCCTAAAGTTTACTTCCGGTGACTTGATGTATGTCCTGTCCCTCGAGAAAGATAGCACCTTTGACTATTGAACTCTTGATAGTAACCTAGGATCGTGTTAGAATAAAGGGTGCCTAAATGGCGCCCTTTTTGTTATGGAGAGAAAAATGTTGACAGCAGACGCAAATGAGTTCATGTGGGCCCAGAAGTATCGCCCTAAGAAAGTCAATGACTGTATCCTGCCCGAAGCCACAAAGAGAATGGTTCTGGGGGCTATCGAAAGTGGTGAGATTCCCCACTTGCTATTTTATGGTCCTCCTGGCATGGGTAAGACAACACTTGGTTATGCCATCGCAAACGAGCTCAAAGCAGACGTTCTTTATGTGAACGCATCCATGGAGCGAGGTATTGACCTCATGAGGACTAGAGTCCAGCAGTTTGCTTCAACTATGTCCCTGGAAGACGGCCCTAAGATAATCATCATGGACGAAGCAGATGGTGTTACCCACGATGGTCAAAACGCCTTGAAAGGTGCCCTCGAGGCCTTCTCCTCAAACTGTCGATTCATATTCACTGCAAACAGGGTCCATAAGATTATCGACCCTATCAAGAGTCGCTGTACAGCCATCGACTTTAGGATTGACCCCAGCGAAAAGACTAGACTTGCTGCAACATTCTACAAGAGAATCGTAGAGATACTGAATGCCGAAAAGGTTACCTTTGAAGCTAAGGTAGTGGCAAAGTTGGTTGAGAGGAACTTCCCGGACTTTAGGAAAACTCTGAACGAGCTTCAAAGGTATTCAATGGGCGGAGCCATTGATTCTGGTATCCTAGTAAACTACAGCCAGGAAAACTTCAAGGACTTGATTAGGTCACTGAAGGAAAAGGACTTCAAGGCAATGAGGGAATGGGTTGGTAAGAACCAGGACATTGACTCGTCCACTATTTTCAGGACTGTATATGACATCGCAGATACAGCCATGAAGCCCCAGAGCTTGCCCAACCTCATCGTAATCCTAGCGGATTATGGATACAAGAGTGTCTTCTGTACTGATCAACAAATCAATACCACGGCGTGTATGTTGGAAATCATGCAGGGCTGTGAGTGGGAGTAAACATGGAATTTGTGATGTTTCTTTTGGGGGTTATCACTACCTTGGTTGGTGTAACCATTCTTGGTATGCACGTGAACGAAAAGGACATTGAGAGACAAGGCGTGCCAACAAGCGAGGATGTTCCTCCTATTTACCAAGTCTATGTAGAACTTCTGGAAGGACGTTGGGCAGTTTTCAAGGCTGAGAACAATCTCTTCATTGGCTACTTCAAGGACTCAGAAGAGTTCCTTGAGATTGTCGGAGCAAGAACAGAAGGAGGACTTGTTAACGTTCTCGAAAACGATTTCACAGAAAGATTTGTTCTGGAGATACTAGATGGCAACAGATAAACCCTCACCGTTTGACTACATCAATGTCATCAACAAGAAAGAGAATACAGACATAGACCCTCAGTTCTACGAACCATTTATGGTCAATCGGGGACTATCCTACTTTAAGGATACCGTACTTTGGTCCAATGAGATGAACCGACGTTGGTCTTCCTTGGATAAGGATATGCAGTTTCGCTTCCTACTAAATACCGTAAGGAAGGGGAACCGGTTCTCCAAATGGTACAAAGCAGACAAGTCAGAAGAGCTGTCCTCTGTTATGGAATACTATAATGTGAACCGTCAAAGAGCCCAGGAGTATCTTTCTATTCTTACCCCTTCCCAACTTGAAGTGATAAACGACAAATTGAGAAAAGGCGGTAGAAATAATGGTTTACGAGGTATCAAGGACTCTTGATGTTCTTTATGATTGGTCACCAGAAAAGATGGTGGAAGTCGCTCTGGAAAAACCAGATGACTTCCTGAAGGTTAGGGAAACTCTAACACGCATAGGCATTCTAAGCAAAAGACCAAACCTAAATGGAAAGTTTGTTCTAACGCAGAGCTGTCACCTCCTCCATAAGAAGGGTAAATACTATATCGTATCCTTCAAGGAGATGTTTTTGCTGGACGGGAGAGAGTCTGATCTTACAATATCAGACATAGAGAGAAGAAACCTCATCATCGGTCTACTCGAAGAATGGGGTTTAGTTAAGGTGGTGAGTGAGAAGATAGGAATGAAGGCTCCAATGTCTTCGATACGAATCATCCCTCACAAGGAAAAAGACAAATACCAGCTACAGGCAAAATACCAAGTAGGCCTGAAGCGTTGAAATGAAAAGGATTGATTATGGCAAAATTTACAAACCTAGTACCAGACACAGTTTTCTACACAAGGGAAAGAGACGACAGCATCGGCGGCCCTAATCCCTTCAAATGGGTTCTCAAAACCAGCAAGGACTTCTTCGTTGGTAAGAGAGTCGTAGTGTTCTCACTCCCGGGCGCCTTTACACCTACTTGCTCTACATACCAAGTTCCTGGCTACGAGAGTGCCTACAAGGAGTTTAAAGAACTTGGTATTGATGAGGTCTATGTTATCTCTGTCAACGATGCCTTTGTTATGAGGAAGTGGTTGATTGACCAATGCGTAGTGAATGTCAAGGCTCTACCAGATGGATCCGGTCACTTTACTGCAGGTATGGGTATGTTGGTTGACAAGGAGAACCTGGGCTTTGGGAAGAGAAGCTGGCGCTACTCCATGGTTGTTAACGACATGAACATCGAAAAGATGTTCGTAGAAGAAGGAATCATGGACAACTGCCCAGCGGACCCCTACGAGGTATCCGACCCAGACACCATGCTTGCTTATCTCCGCAACCCAAATGCGGGATAAATAGTAGTAGAACAGCGTAAACCTTCAGAGGAAACACTGGCGACACCCGGGGGCAGTGCCCGGCAGGTCCACCAAAAGCGTTCTAAAGGAATGTTTCTGATGGGCCTGACACAGTTTCGACCGACAGAAGAGTACAAAGATAGGCGCTCGTCAGGAGTAGACGTTAAAAGCAAACCAAAAGTAAGAGCAAACTCTGACCTTTTCCTCGCCGCAGCCTAAGAGCTAAAGCATGAGTTTTGATGGTTGAACTTGGAAACAGAATCAACCATTCTACATTTTAAGGATACATGATGGATAACCAACACCGCAAAATTTCTGGATACCGTGAGTTGACCCAAGAAGAGATTGACCTGATGAACCGCATCAAGGCATTCGGACCAGAGCTAGAGAAACTCTGCGAAGACGTTCTCGACCACATAGACAGACAATATCAGACTGCCCAGATGATGGAGCTTGACGATGGCATACAGCGTTTGTTTGATGCTGACCCCCACGAATGGCTGATGGATGGCAAGAAAGATCTTCAGAAGGGTCTAATGTTCCTTACTAGAGCAGTAGCACAGCCATCCTTCTTTTAAGAACCCACCTTAGGGCCGTTGTCGTCACCGGTTAGAGTCCTAGAGACTCAGGCGTCCCTGGACTACCCTAGAACCAGGATACACCCGAAAGGGCTGCGATGCTCGCCAAAGCGGAGCGGAAATCAAGGGCGTGCTAAAAACGGCTGAAACGAAATGTCAGCGCCGGGGGCGGAACCGGCTTTCATGGCGTGCCATTTTGGGCGCCAAAATCATTCTTGCTTTTTAAGGAGAAAACTATGACATGGCTTTACAACAACCTCGCCAAGGACTTTGAACGTTTCAATGTTGGCTTTGATCGTATCTTTAAGGATACCTTTGAAACTGCGAAACAAATCAAGCCCTCATTCCCATTCTACAACATCGCCAGGAAAGACGACGACCACACATATCTCATCGAGATGGCAGTGGCTGGTTTTTCGAAGCACGACATTGAAGTAGAGCTCGACGGAGATATCCTTAGAGTAAGGGGAAGCATCAAAGAAAAGAAGGACTTAGTTTACACCTTCAAGGGTCTTTCCCACAAGTCCTTTATAAAGGAATTCACCGTCTACCAGGGAGCAGACGTAGAAAGTGTTACCTTAGTAAACGGTATGCTAACTATCACACTCAAGTACATGATGGATAAGAAGAAACCCGTTCGCATAAATATATCTGATGAACCAGATACTGTGAGCGAGTTTGCGGCAAACAATCCTCAACTGCTCACAGAGGATGCCCTTAGCCATACTCAAGGAAAGTTGATGTGATATGAATGCCCATAGAGCAGGTAAGATAGTAAAGTTGACGACGTTCCAATCCGTAAGGAGAGGTAACTGGAGGCTACAGTTTTCCAGCACAAACTACGATTCGATAATGCTACTTGCAAGCTCTATGTCAGACAAGAACAATGTGTTTCTGAAGTACTTCAAGGACGAGGAATCTGCTGTCGCTTTTGTGGACTTTTTGGTTATGCACGATTCTTACACCCCAGAAGGCGATGTAAGTCATTGATTTTATTGACCCCAAGACGTACGATTTCAGCTAGATTCGGCTAAACGGGTACTGGCACACAAAACACCAACGCAACACCCCTGTCGTCTATCTGGACCAGGGGTGTTCTTATGACTTGATTTTTATTCAAGGTTGTGTTATACTAAGAATGACTATATACTTAGGTAAACAGATAGACTGTTTCCCTCAACTATACAAAGGAGCTTTGTATGCCAAAGAAATACGATACCCTAGTCTTCATCGGACGCTTCCAACCCCTACATGACGCTCACCTTGAGATCATTAAACGAGCCACTGCTCTAACCGATCGCTTGGTTATCGTGGTCGGTAGCGCCTACCAGCCCCGCACTTTCAAGAACCCCTTCACTAGCGCAGACCGGGATCGTATGTTGAGAGATGTCACGTTCAATCTCGATATTGATGTTAGGATTGAGCACAACATCGACAGCATATATAACGACCAGACTTGGGCAATGAGAGTTCAAGAAGCAGTGAACAAACATACCCTACCTGGTTCGCGTGTTGGAATCATCGGTCACAAGAAAGATGAATCCAGCTTCTACCTTGATATGTTCCCTCAATGGACTCTGGAAGATGTTCCCCTTATTCAACCCTTGGATGCTACTAGCGTTCGTGACCTCTACTTCCGAGATGACGTGAACATGAGGTTCATCCAGGGCGTGGTTCCGAGGCAAGTATTCAATTTCCTAGAGCAGTTCCGCCTAACCCCAGAATACGAGCAAGTGATTCGGGAGCGTAAGTTCGTGGAAACCTACAAGAAGCAGTTCGCCAGCTTACCTTACCCTCCGACTTTTGTGACTACGGATGCTGTGGTTATCCAAAGCGGTCACGTTCTAATGATCGAGCGTAAGGCAGAACCGGGCAAGGGATTGATGGCTTTGCCGGGGGGCTTCCTGAACGCAGGTACTGATCGTAGCCTTATTGATGCCATGTTGCGTGAGCTGAAGGAAGAGACCGGAATCAAAGTGCCTGGTCCTGTACTCAAGGGTAGCATTGTGGGGAACCAAGTATTTGACGCAATTGGTCGCAGTGCTCGAGGACGAACCATTACCCATGCCTATAAGATTGTCCTGCAAGACGGTCCATTACCGAAGGTTAAGGGTAGCGATGATGCCGCAAAGGCTTTCTGGGTCCCACTCGGTGAGCTTCACAGCGAATATTGCTTCGAGGACCACTATGAAATCATCCAACACTTCGTTGGAGCATAACATGAACCAGAAAATCAAAGAACTCTCTCGCCAAGCTGGCGCTCATATCAGTACAAGAAACTTGATGTCAATTCCACCGCAACAAGTTGAATCTGTGGAATTGTGGGATGACAGAATTGAAAAGTTCGCCGAACTGATTATCCAGGAATGTATTGAAACGAGTAAAGAAACCTGCACTGAGTTAAAGGCAGTAGACGACATACAATCACCTGGTTTTGTTACTAGCATGAATCTGTATAACATCATGCTCCGGAATAAACTTGAAGAAAAGTTTCTGGTCTAGGACTCATGTGGGTGAAGAAAAATGAACGAACACATCAAAGAATTGACGCTAAAAGCTGGTGCGGAAGATTGCCCAACTCAGGGCGTCCTCTCGCTGCATGGCGAAGAAAGTATCACCAAGTTCGCTGAACTGATTGTTCTCGAGTGTTATGCCCAGTGCAAAGAACAGCTACTGCCTAAAGGCATTGCAGAATCTGGCAACCTCACTTATAATGATGGCGTGATGGATTGTGCCATAGGAATATTGAGCCACTTCGGAGTTGAACAATGAAGACGAGAAAAGAGATCATCACCGATATGTGCTACACATGGCGCCACGATTATGGACTGGATCGTAATGAACACGACGGCCCTGGTGGGTATATTACCGCTGGTTTGACGCCAGACGAGAGAGAACGTCTCTGGAAGCAGATGGCGCAACTGTACGATAATTGCATTGCTCCATCTATGTCTTTCCATAGTGGGACTCCAGATGCCTACATGGCTCAATACTTCGATTCAAACAATCGTCCTAAAGTCTACGTTACCTCTATTCATGAGTTGGCAGTAGAGAACGATGTTAATGGCGCTCCAGCACCTCTATACAAGATCTGGAAATGATATGTTGAAACACGCGAGAGGAAACCTACTCGACATGGCGGAAGCCGGGGAGTTTGACATTGTTGTTCAGGGGTGTAACTGCTTCAACACAATGGGTGGAGGCATTGCTCGCGAAATTCGTGAAAGATACCCAGTGGTAGCGAACGTTGACGCTTGTACTAACAAGGGAGACATCAAGAAGCTAGGCACTTGGACAGCTGCCGGGGTACACCAGTTCAAGGAAAGTGCCTTTGTCATAGTCAACGCCTACACCCAATACCATATGAGCAATGGTGAAGATGTCTTTGAGTATGAAGCTTTCTATATCATTCTTAAGAAGCTGGCGCACCTCTATGGGAAATACAGATTTGGCTTCCCTTACATTGGTATGGGGCTGGCCCGGGGAGACCGTAATAGGATTATCCCCATGCTTGAGGAGTTTGCGGAGAAAGTCTCCTCCAGCGGAGGTTCGGTCACGTTAGTTGAATTCGGTTGACATTTACATGGGGTAGATGTTATACTGTAAACAAGTCCTGGGAATAGACCTAGGCAATTTTCGATAAGGAGCTTATCATGTCACTTAGCAAATCAATCATCCTTAACACGGACAGCTACAAGGCTAGCATGTGGAAACAGTACCCTCCTGGTACTACCAACGTGTTCAGCTACATCGAGAGCCGAGGCGGAATCTACGATAGAACCGTTTTCTTCGGACTCCAGGCATTCGTCAAAGAATACCTTCTTAAACCCATCACACAAGCAGAGATTGATCTCTCTGATGAGATCTGGACTGCACACGGTGAGCCTTTCAACAAGGCTGGCTGGCAATACATCCTCGACAAACACGGCGGGTACCTGCCTTTGGTAATCAAGGCAGCGCCAGAAGGTATGGTTATCCCTACGGGTAACGCCCTAGTTACTGTTGAGAACACCGACCCCGAATGTTTCTGGTTGACCACCTGGCTGGAAACTGCCCTGCTCCGAGCTATCTGGTACCCTACCACTGTGGCGACCCAGAGCTGGAAGATAAAGCAGGTAATCAAGGACTATTTGGAGAAAACCGGTGACCCCTCTGGAATTGATTTTAAGCTTCACGATTTTGGCGCTCGTGGTGTTAGTAGCCTCGAGTCTGCTGGTATTGGTGGTGCAGCTCACCTCGTCAACTTCATGGGTACGGACACTATCAGTGGTGTTCTTTTTGCTCGTGAATATTACAATGCTGGTGTTGCTGGATTCAGCATCCCTGCCGCAGAACACAGCACTATCACCAGTTGGGGTCGTGAAGGAGAAGTAAAAGCCTATGAAAACATGGTTCGTCAATTTGGTAGAGCAGGTAGCATCCTTGCCGTGGTTAGTGACAGCTACGATATTTTCAATGCCGCATCTAAGCTTTGGGGGGAAGATCTCCGCCAGCTTGTTATTGATAGTGGCGCTACCGTTGTTATTCGTCCTGACTCCGGTGATCCTGTTGAAGTTAACCGTAGACTGGTTGAAATCCTAGGGGAGAAGTTCGGATACACCGTCAACGCCAAGGGATTCAAAGTCCTGAACAACGTCAGACTGATCCAAGGTGACGGCATTAACGAACTCACTGTTCGGAGCATCCTCGGTAGCTTCATGGCTAACGGTTGGAGTGCAGACAACATTGCGTTTGGTATGGGTGGCGCTCTTCTCCAGCAAGTGAACAGAGATACTCAGAAGTTCGCTATGAAGGCTTCCGCTGCAAAGATAAACGGCGCGTGGGTTGACGTTCAGAAAGACCCAATCACCGACTCCGGCAAGCGCAGCAAGCCCGGCAGGCTTGATCTCTGGGAATTGGATGGTGAGTTTGCCACTATCTCTGAAAAAGAGGTGGGTAAGATGACTGGCGCTTTGGAACACTACGCTCAAAGAGTCCTGCAGGAAGTCTACAGAGACGGAAAGCTGGTTCGGGAAATGACGTTCGACGAAGTTCGTAAGAACGCCAATAAATAAGGAAGGGCCCTTCGGGGCTCTTCTTAATAATGGCTCCGGTGGTGGAATTGGTATTCACAACAGGCTTAAACCCTGTCGCCCTAACGGGATTGTCGGTTCGAGTCCGACCCGGAGCACCATGATCAAAGGAACTACATGAAAGTAGGCATTACGGGTACCCGCAATGGTGCTACCTACAACCAGAAGAAGTACATATTACAAGCCCTGAATTTCTTACAAAAGGAATACGGAGCGAACGAACTTCATCATGGCGACTGTGTGGGCGTAGATGAACAAGTGGCTGATATGGCTCTGATTCTGGATTACAAGGTCGTATGCCATCCTCCCTTGGATTCCGAACTTAGGGCTTTCCACCCCTCTCATGAAATACTCAAACCCTTAGGTTACCTTGAACGTGATCGAAAGATTGTGGACGCGGTTGATATTCTTCTGGTGGCTCCCAAGGAAAACTCCTGGAGAAATTCTGGCGGCACGTGGTACACTCATGACTACGCCATCAAGAGGAAGGTTAGAACTTGGGTGTTCTTTCCCGACCAGCACGGCCCTAGGAGTAATATCCCTAGGGGTTAAAGGGGTATTGAAATTTAATCCGGTTCATGTTACAATACATTATGAACTTAGGAAATTTCGATGAGCCTTTATAACTCCCTATTCGGGGCTGGCGACCCCTCAACCAACGAGCTTCTGTTCGGTCTTCTGAGTGCAGATCAAGACCAGCCAATCACTCCCGGCGAATTTGGCCGATTCCGAGCCATCTACGTTACCGAAACCCACATCGTCGTCCATACCCGCGCAGGCGGCAATAACCGAGATGACTACTTCCCAGACTGGGTAGTAGACCATCCCTTGTATGATTACGACGAGGATGGCAGCTTTGATGATACCTACGCTGATATCTACTTCCGCCACCCCGCTGGTTCTGAAGCTATGTTGAAGGAACTGGCTGGCGGCACTGTTACCCCCGCCGAAAAGTGGCAAGCACTGTTCAAGGCACTGGAATCAAAATGAAACGACTACTTCAAATTCTTCGTCACCCCTTTAACGAAATCCTTTTCCGTCAGCGTAAGTATGACAAGAGGTGTGATGCCTTGTTGAAATATATCATGGACAAAGGCTTGGAGCCTATCTATGTTGATGCCTATACAATGACTTTCCAGGTTGAAGACAAAACTCTTGAAATTTGGACAGCCAACTTCCCATACGCATATGGGTTTGTTAGGCGCCCGAAGGAACTCAACGAGGTCGGGCCGTCTATTTCCATGGCTTATGAGTTCCGTGATTACCTTAGAAACATCAACGTTAGGACTAAAGAAGCTGCTCGTGAAAAGTACTTCAAGGATCTTTTTGACGAATTGGGATTGAAATGAGAAAACTAGCAAGCATTCGTACTATTGACGCCATCAAACCTATTGAAGGCGCAGATGCCATCGAGCTCGCCATGGTTGGCGGCTGGCAGGTTGTTGTCAAGAAGGGCGAGTTCCAAGTAGGAGAACTCGCCGTGTACCTGGAAATTGACAGCTGGGTACCTACTGAACTGGCTCCGTTCCTAAGCAAAGGTAAGGAACCACGTGAGTTCAATGGTGTTAAGGGTGAACGGCTGCGTAGTATCAAACTGCGAGGAGCATTGAGCCAGGGTCTGCTGCTCAAGTTTGACACCGCGGTTGGAGCATTTGTTGATAGCAAATTTGACGACGGACAGGAACTTTCTGAGGTGTTTCACCCCGGCGCAGAGGTTACCGACATTTTAGGTATCCAGAAGTGGGAGAAAGCCATTCCTGCACAATTGGTCGGGGTGATGCGTGGAAACTTCCCTAGCGAAATCCCCAAGACTGACCAGGAGCGCGCGCAAAACCTTGTTGCAGAAATCAATGCAGCTATGGTATCGGGTATGAAGTTCGAAATTACCGAAAAGCTGGAAGGTAGCAGCATGACTTGCTACCGTATCCGCGGTGAGTTCGGAGTATGCAGTCGCAACATCGATCTACTTCGTGACGATAACAACACCTTCTGGAGCGTGGCTCTTCAAGAAGAGATTGATGCGACTATGATGTCAATTGATCCCTTCTGGGACTTTGCTATCCAGGGTGAGCTGATCGGTCCCGGTATCCAGGGCAACATCTACGGTCTGACCAAGCCTGAGTTCCACGTATTTGACGTTTTTGACATTCAGACTGGTAAGTACCTAGACCCAGAAGCCAGGCGTAACCTTGTCGATCGCATGGGTCTAATTCATGTTCCTATTGTATCATATAGTGCTGAACTGTACGACACTCTGGGTATCACTACCATGGAACAGCTTTTGAAATTTGCAGAAGGCAAGAGTGCCTTGAAGGAAGTTGAGCGTGAAGGCATTGTATTCAAGCAAGTGGACGGTGGGATGACCTTCAAGGCAGTTAGCAACAAATACCTAATGGAGGAGAAGTGATGGCTAAGAGAGCAAAAGGCACAACCAAACATCTGATTGCCAAGGGATCTCCATGGAACCTTCCACTTTTTGAAAAGCATTATGTCTACCTATCGTCAGGCAGGACGCTCACTGTAAAGATACGAGATCAGGTGGGACACTTTGTTTCTACTTTTGGGCTAGACGCTACTTGGGTTCCCGAAAAGTGAACACGGCCTGGCAAAAACATTTCTGCATCATCCCCCGGAAAGTTTCCGGGAGGGTGGTGTGGTTCGATCATGTCATGAAAAAGACAGACATGGACGGTACCCTAAAGTACCGACTCCCTATGAAAAAGAAAAACAGAGAGTTTCTATTCGTCGCATCACTTGTTCTATGGGTCCTCGGGATCATGGCTCTCGTGAATGTTATCTTTACCATCCTAACCAACTTCTAATCATGTCCCTCGTTCTAATCAAAAGCATCGAAACCAAAACACTCGAAACGTATGGTCTCTATGACATCCCCGACAATCCAGACGCCCATGCCAAATGTGTGAAACGCACTGCTCTTGAGTCTACTGATATTGAAACTTCTGCGATCTCCATCAGCGACGAGGACTCCACGACGTTTGTCGAAGGCAAGACTTTCTCCTACCCCTGGCACGCCATTGTCAGGAGCTTGCAGGAATGGCAACCCAACGTACCTGAGGTAGCCGTACAATGAGTAGGCAGTATGTCTTTGACGTTGAAACTGCCGCGGTCGAATCAACTGCCGTTGTCCTCTCTGCCGCCATCACATGGTTTGACCCCGAGGTCGATACTGACGTAACCTACGAAGTTCTGTGCCAACGCTGCCTGTTTGTTAAGTTCGATGGGCGCGAACAAATGGACGCCGGTCGAATTGTTGAAAGGTCCACCTTGGACTGGTGGAAGAAGCAGGGAGAGACTATCCGAAAGATGTCCTTCTTGAAGTCCGACAGGGATGTTGGGGCTGTTCAAGGTCTTAACCTTCTGAAGGAATACGTCAAGGAAGCAGATGAAGGCAGTTTTATCTGGGCTCGAGGTTCCCTGGATCAACTGGTTATAGAGTCCCTAGCTAGAACCTTTGAGCAGACTCCCTTCTTCAACTACAACAAATGGATGGACGTTAGGACATTCATTCGTTCAACAAAGGACTCGTCGACTGTGTCTGGGTACTGTGATTTCCCAGGCAAGGCTACTTTGGAAGTTGAAAAGCACAACCCGATTGCAGACGTCGCACTTGATGCAATTCAGCTCATCCATGGCGTTTGACATTGCTACTCTGGTCAGTTAAAATAGAGTAGTCCAAAGACAGGATCTATAGGGTCCTGTTTTGCTGGACGTAAAGGAAAGCAATGACAAGAAACACATACACCTACGTTTCCCGTCGCGGAAACAACATCCTGCATCGAGGCTATGGCCCGAACGGACGCTACAACCTCAAGGAACAATTCCAACCCACACTTTTCGTTCCCTCCAAGAAGAAGGGAGACTCCGAAGAACCCTGGCATACTGTAGATGGCCGTGAGGTCTATCCAGTACAGCCAGGTAGTCTTTCTGACTGTAAGGAGTTTCTCGAGAAATACAGCGATGTTCATGGGTTTGAGATCTACGGAATGAGGGACTGGGTTACTCAGTTCGTATCCGAAGAGTATCACTATGACATCGACTGGTCTATGAAGAATACTAGGATCAACTTCATAGACATTGAGACGACCGTGGAAAACGGGTTTCCTTCCGTCACAGCAGCAGACCAGGAAATCCTTCTGATTACCAACTATGATTCTATCTTTGACGCATACACTGTCTATGCGTCGAGAGAATTTGACCTGAACTCCAAGGTAGAACTTCTGAAGAGCAGGGGGATCGAAAAGCGACAGATCATGGTAAAGCTCTGCCAAGATGAGTACCATCTTCTCAAGACCTTTATCATTGATTGGGCTACCAACTATCCTGACGCAGTTACAGGATGGAACATTGAGTTCTTTGATATTCCCTACCTCATCAACCGAATGATGAAAGTCCTCGGGGAGGAACTCACCAAGACATTTAGCCCATGGGGAATGATCCGTGAGAAGTGGGTAACCAAGAATGACGAAAAGCAACTTTCCTATAGAGTCGAAGGTGTAAACATCCTTGACTACATGGCTCTCATGAGGAAGTTCACTTACGGTGAACGGGAAAGCTGGAAGCTCGGTAACGTTGCAGAAGATGAACTAGGGCAGACAAAGCTGGACTTTGATTGTTCATTCCAGGAGTCATACACCAAGCATTGGGATGACTTTGTGGTTTACAACATCATCGACGTTCATCTGGTTGTGATGCTTGATAACAAGTTCAAACTTCTTGAGTTGGCATTCATGGTTGCCTACATGGCTAGGATCAACCCCGATGAAGTTTTCAGCCCCATTAGAACCTGGGACTCCATCATTCACCATAGGCTGAAACAGCAGAAGATCACTATCCACAACCCTTCAATATCAAACAATAGACCAGATATTGCGGGTGGGTATGTGAAGGAGCCCATACCTGGAAAGTACAGATACCTCGCTTCCTTTGACTTGAAGTCCCTGTATCCCCACCTTATGATGTGGGCTAACATGAGCCCCGACACTCTGACTGATAGGTTCTATAGAGTAACTGTAGATGGGTTGCTACTTAAGAAGTATGACCTTTCGGAACTGAAGGAACTTGATATTTGTTTAGCAGCCAACGGGCATACCTTCGCCAAGGACAAACAAGGTTTCGTTCCGGCGCTTGTTTCTGAGTTCTATCAAACGCGTTCTGTTGTAAAGAAGCAGATGTTGAAGAAGGAACAGGAATATGAGAACACCAAGGAAGAATCTTTGCTGTCCGAGATATCTACTCTGAACGCCAAGCAGATGGCAGTCAAGATTCTGATGAACGCCCTTTATGGTGCGATGGCTTCCAAGTACTTCCGGTTCTTCGACACTAGGATTGCGGAAGGCATCACGTTGTCTGGACAGCTGGCTATTCGTTGGGTCGGTGGTAAGGTGAATAAGTTCCTGAATAAGGCTTGTTCAACGGAAGGCGTGGACTACATCATCTACACTGACACTGACTCCATCTATGTGAGCCTAGAGAAGATAGTCGAAATGTACTCCAAGACAGAAGTGGAGCAGGAGAGGATAGCATATATGCTCAAATTCTGTAACACCACTCTTCAGGCAGTCATCAACAAGGCATACGAAGAGCTTGCTGAATACATGAATGCCTATGACCAGAAGCTAATCATGAAAACAGAAAAGATCTGTGATTATGGTATCTGGTCTGCCAAGAAGAAGTATGCCCTTAGCGTGTGGAACTCCGAAGGTGTTCAATACAAGGAGCAGCATATATCTGCCACTGGTCTTGATGTGGTTAGAAGTTCAACGCCTGTAGCTGTTAGGGGATATCTGAAGGAGGGCATCAAGAAGATTCTTATCAACGACGAGGCAACTGTTCAGAAGTTTATCTCAGATGCTCGCAAGGAGTTCTTGAGTTTGCCAGTCAACGAGATTGCCAAGCCAACTGGCGTGAACGGTCTCTCTGCTTATTCAGGTTCGCCCATATACAAGAAGGGTTGCCCAATCAATGTTAGGGCTGCGTTACTCTACAACCACTACATCAAGAAGCTAGGGGTTGATGACAAGTACGAACCCATCAAAGAAGGCGGGAAGATGAAGTTTGTGTATCTCAAGATGCCCAACACATTCAAGGAAAACATCATCGGCTTTGTTGACAAGATTCCAACGGAGTTCAACATTGACAAGTACGTTGACTATGCCTTACAATTTGATAAGACGTTCATTAAGCCCATGGAAACTCTGATGGAACCCATAGGCTGGAAAACTGAGGAAGGTGGTTCTCTAGATGACTTCTTCTGATAGTATAGATATCATTACACGGCTCAGAACACGAGCAAACATCCGCCGGCAGATTCCT